TTTCCACTACCTTTTGTGAAGGCGTTGCGGACATTGGATGCAGTACGGTTCTTATTATCTGTCAGCGCTTTCACAATGATCGCTGAATGTACGTTTACATCATAATCAATATACTATTCTTTTTCTTAATACACTAATAGTATATCATCAAAGTAGTGTAATTTCAACATGATTATTTATACATCCACCATCTCTAAAAAATCTTTCTCGGAAATGATTGGAATCCCAAGTTCCCTCGCTTTTTTATTCTTTGAAGATGTTGATTCCACATCATTGTTGATCAACCAGTTCGTCTTTGATGTGACAGACCCGGTCACTTTTCCGCCTTTGCTCTCAATGAATTTCTGCAATTCTTTTCTATTTTTGAATTGTGTCACGTCTCCTGTAACAACAAAATTCTTGCCCGCAAGGTTTTGGTCTGTGTTATTATTTGTGTTTAGATTTACCGGAATAATGGTTTGTAATAATTTTCTAAAATCTTCTCTATTACCACTGTCATCAATCCATTCATTGATCTGTTGGCTAGTTTTCTCTCCGATCCCGTCAATAATACTCCAATTATATTTATCAATTAATCTCATTACAAATGTATCAAAGTCGTATCCACAGTGTTTAGAAATATCTTTGGCTGTGCTATCTCCTACTCCTGGAATAGATAAAGCAGCAATAAATCTGTTCAGTTCTACACTTCTACTCTTTTCAATGGAATCAAGTAATTTATCAATTGATTTTCTTCCAAACCCAGACATATTAATCATATGAATATAATAATCTTTTAGCTTATAAATATCTGAAAAGCACGTTAACCAACCTCTAGCAATAAATTTGGATAAAGTTTCTTCTGAAAGTCCGTCAATATTCATTTTATTACGACTTACAAACGCAGATAATTTACCTAGTAGCTTTCCTTTGCAATTAGGGTTAGAACACATAAGAACCTCTGTGTCATTATCTTTAATAATCTCTGTTTTCCCTCCACAAATTGGACATGTGCTAGGCGGAACACATAAATTGGTCAATGTACGGTCAAGATTATCTGATACCTGCGGGATAATTTGATTAGCCTTGAATACAGTAATTGTATCTCCATGCGATAATTCCAAATCCTTAAAAATACTCATATTATGTAATGAAGCACGTTCCACTATAGTTCCATCAATCTCCACTGGTTCAAATACAGCCGTTGGAGTTAAACAGCCACTTTTGCCCATTGTCCATTCGATATTATTTAATGTCGTTTCAAATTCTTCATCGTAAAATTTATAAGCAACAGAGTGTCTTGGATGATGTCCAGTAAGACCTAATGATTCCCCATACTGAATATCGTTATACGTCATCACCAAGCCATCGATAGGATAACCATGATCATGTGCTTTTATTTTTAACGACTCAATCATTTCTGGAAGATTTTCTTTATCACTACTTTTGCCTGAATATGTAAATAACGGCACAATTTCGAATCCAAGTTCTTTCGCATATTTTAATCTATTCAAAAATGAATTTGAGCAAACTTCTGTTGGCACTTTCCATGCAACAAATTTAATATGTCTTTGTGCTGCAATTCTATTATCTAATTGTCGTACAGATCCAGAAACTAAATTTCTCGGATTTTTATATTTCTTATCTTCAGGGAGAACTTTATTAATCTTTTCAAAATCGTCATATGTAATAATTGCTTCGCCCTCAATTTCGAAATAACCTTTATACTCAATTGTAAGAGGAATATTTTCAAATACGTTTGCATTATGTGTGATCAGTTCACCAATATCACCATTGCCACGAGTTTCTGCCTGTGCTAATACCCCGTTTTCGTATGTCAAAAGACAAGTCAATCCATCCATCTTTAAACTCAAAACACAATCTTTGTCACCTGCAAATTTCCTTAGATCATCTACTGACTTTGTTTTATCAAGAGAAAGCATTGGATGAGAATGTTTAATCTTTTCCAACTCAGATTTCACTTGAAATCCAACAGTTTTTGTCGGTGAATTTGCGAATGAAAGTCCAGTTTCACTCTCTAACTTTTCTAGTTCGTCATATAGTTTATCGTACTCATAATCGGATATAATTGACTCTGATTCATTATAATACGCATTTCTGTATTCATTTAGCATTTTTGTCAATTCTTTGATTCTTTCTGTTTTATTCAATCTATCACTCCTTATATATCATTTGCTATTTATACTATTTTCATCAGCCAATTACCTATGAATAGGGCATAAAACCCTATTAGAAATAGCGATATGAAAATGTCCGTGATCAGAAAATATATCATCTCATCTAATAGGATTTCTTTGCCACCTGTAAAGTAAAATAATAGGTATGTAATTACTGCTGATACTACCAAAATAAGTAATATCTCCATATGTATTTCTCCATTATTTCTTTTGCTTATATGTTACTTTGATTCCACATTCCACTTCTCCGGAATCAATGTTAATATGTGTTGTACCGTTGTAGCTGTGCAGATTCCTAAGTTGTGTTTGTTCGGATTCTGAGAGTGGGACGAATTTCTTATTATCTGTTTTATAGCATACATATGTGCCAGAATTTCTAATCCATTCTTGGAACGCTTTTATACTTTGGAATATCCCTTGTTTATTTTTAGCAGAGAAAACCATAGATTTATGAACGCATCCCATATAAAAATCTGTTTTACCGGATTGTGTGTATATAGTTTGTCCGCTAACATTTTCAAAAGTATTGCAATAACACACCGATTCATTCCAACTGCTAGTGATTTCTTCAAACGGTACTTGATATTGTATTGCTTTATCGTTGTCGGTATATAGCTTAAATACATCGCTTTCGAATGTTTTTATATCACTTCCATACAGCCATCCATACTGTCCGCCCTGTTCTACCAGTCTATCCCACTTTGTGAGAGGGCGGTCAGATGTGAGAGTGAGGGCTTGCGGTTCTTGATAGGGTTCGTACTCAGTTTGAGTCTGAGAAATTTCCACTTGTAATGTTTTGATGACATCCAAGAAAGTTTGGATTGCACTACGATTACACATTAAATACACATAATCCTCTTCCGCTGCGATCGTATATTTACTATTACTAATGGATAAATTTGTATCGTAATATAACCATGAGATAACACTACCTGTCTCTTTTTTTGCTATTCCAAGATAAAAACCTTTTCCTGCGGTCAACTTTTCGGTGTAAGAAAATGTAGCTTTATTCCCCTTTCCCACACGGATTGGAAATTTTGCATAACCGTCTCCATCTCTGATTATCCAGTTTGCAGTATCTCTTGCCTTTTCACGGTCAAACAAATTCTTCCCAGTTACTTTCACATCAATTTCATACTTCTGCTTTTCTTCATTCCACTTCCCAGAGTTTTTGATTTCCTGCGGATACTCTGGGCTTGGGGAGGGTTTACCGCCTGTATAGGGTTCGTAGGGCAGAACGGTAGAACCTTCATTTACCATGCAAACTTTTTTCAGTTCTTCCATATCGGATTCTGTAACATTGGTCATGTCTATTTTCCTGTATGCCTGTCTTATGTAAGCTGCACCTTCTGGCATTTCCGAAGACATATTTATCGGAGAATTGATTTTTGTCTTTTCTTTATCGTATGCAATTATTGTATGCGCCAAAAATTTGTTTCCGCAGCTAGTAGAATACCTTTTGCCAGGAATAACAGGGATATGACCAGTGGTAATGTATTGCTTTAGGTTTATGACATTTCCGGTGTCTCCTGCAAGAGTACCAATCACGAACTCACTCGGATTAGCAAGATTCTTTCCTATCGTAGTAAGTTGTTCCGTGCCACCAATCAATTCCAAATCAATATCACCTTTGATACTATTTTCAAGGGTAGCTTTGCCTGAATTAGACACAACATAATTCCAAATATACGATTTTAATAATGTTCTTCTATTATTCAAAGGGATTACCCCCCCCCCCGAAAATATGTTCGATTCTTTCAACCTATTCATTTTTATATACCTCCTCGTATCTATTTTCCTGTACTTCCGAAACCACCGTTTCTCACACTTGTCACATCATCGTCAACTGTGATTCCATATTCCACGAAGATTCCTTGAGCAATTTTATCACCTTCATTAATATTCACAACCATATTTCCATTGTTTTTAAATTTCATAAAAATATGCCCTTCATTATCCGAGAAGAAATAGTCACTATCGATAATACCCGCTTGATTTACTAAGTTAAGACAGTATTTGAATCCAAGGCTACTTCTTGGATAACATTTTAATACCCATCCATCAGTAATTTCACATCGAATTCCTGTTGGAATTTTTAACATTTCTCCTGGTTGTAAAGTTGCTGCAACAGTAGAACAGAAATCATATCCTGCCGATCCTGAAGTAGCACGCTTTGGAAGTTTGATATGATCGTAAATCGTCTTGATTTCCTCTACATTGGTATCACCAAAAGTATCGATCCATCCTTCTGTAAACTGCTCGTAACTTACTTTCTGAAATTTTGCAATTCGTTTCATATATTTATACCTCCCTAATAATTTCTAGTTTAATAAATTCTTTTAATTTCTTTTTTAAATTTCTTTTTACTTTTTTCAATACCAAATTATTCTTTTTATCTGCTTCTGTTGGGTTGTAAAATGACACATAAACATTCTCTGAATTATTGTCAACTACTTCGTATCCGAATGTATCCGGAAAACATGCCTGAAATTCAACCGATACAGTTGGATAATTTTTATATTCATACAAAGGAACATTCAGTCGATAAACTTGTTCATATTTTTTAAATCCATTCTTGATTAAGATTTCATGAGTGCAATTTTTATGTAATTCGTATTCTTTCATTCAATCCTCTCCTTTAAGAATTTAATATATTCACCCCATTTACCAATGTAATGTATATATTCTTTACTTTTAAGCATTTTCTTTTTCATATCAGCTTTTATATTTATTCGTCTATATTCTTTGTCTTTCGTAAGAATTTCGCCCAAAAATTTGCTTGTAATGTTCTTTATGATAAGAATGTTACCTTCGGGAATTCTACTGATTATATCCTTATATTTTTTCAAATCATCACTAGGTATTTCATACTTTCTTTTAGGTAAATTCTTAGTGCTGAATGGACTAATATTTGCGCCACTGGTTTGTGGTTTTAAATATTTTGCAATTAATTCAATGTCTTTTGCAGAAAACTTAAACTCAATTTCTTTATCATTTTCTACAATGTCCCAAACAGTACCCTGCTGCTCTAATAATAAATACAGTTCATCATATGGGATCCTTTCTTCATTTCCGCACAGCTCTTTACCTAACGCTAATAGGATATTATGCCCTCTTCCAGTAGAAGGAATGTATGCAACCAATGTGGAATGTCCATAATGATAAATTTGATTCCCATAAGCACATTTAATATAGATATCATCCGAATCAATATTGCCTTTATCGTCTCTTGGATAATCATTTGTATTTTGATCAATGTGAGCCATTAATCTATATGTACCTTTATATCTCGTGAGATACGCCATTTTACTACTCACCTCTTCCACTGTTATTAATATTTTCTGATTCTTTTGAATTATAATATAGATCATCTAAATCATCTCTGGTTCCTGCCGCAACACATAATGCCACAACAACAATCGCCAAAAGTGTACCTACAAACATTCCAATTAAAAATCCAATCAATGTATTCATGTTTTAATACTCCTCGTATAATATTTCTTTATATATTTTATTTTTATTATTCTTCTCTGCTGTAAGAACAACATCTAATGCCTGTTTTCTATTTGTAAAAACGGTTTTATTTAAATCATTAAAATGTAATAAATAAGCATGTTTGTCTGTTTTATCACATCCTACAAAATAATTATTCTCTACTGTTCTTATAACGAGTTGGCATACATCAAATATGCCAACCGTAGGAATTATCCTTGCATAGTAAACAGTATCTTTCAGTTTTACTGATTCTCCCACAAGATCACCTTTCCTTGTTTTAACGTTTCTTGCACGTCAATGACTCTTTGGTTTGTGCTGCCAGCCCAATGATATGTAACATCTCGTTTGTCTTCTTCATATCTTCCATCTACAAGTACATCACACTGTTTCACAATGTCTTGACGCATTTTTAAAAGCTGATCTCGTTTTATGTTAAAATCATCTGTAATAATTGGATGCATGATTTGTTCCCATGTATATCCGGAATATAACCAGATTGTTTTTTCTTGACATGAAAGACGGATTTCATCCGAGTTTTTAATCAATATATTGTGTTTGGAGTTACAATTTTCTCTATATATTGTATCTGTTTTTCTACTTATTGGATATTTTGAACGTAAATCTGTAATCAAATCCAAAACGTCTTTAAGATTTTGTGAATATAATGGATCGCCACCAGTAAATGTAATACCGGCAATATAGTCTTTTGATAATTCATCAAATATTTCCTTTTTTGCCGACTCATCAAATTGGACCCCGTCATTCGGATTCCAAGTAATAGGATTCTGACAGTTCTTACAGTGATGATCACAGCCAGAACACCATAGACAAACTCGTAATCCCGTTCCGTTCATCATGTCATCATGAGTTATATCGTGATATTTCAAATTTAATTAACATCCTTTCATTCAGTGGACTATCTTAAAATAGCCCACTTTATTTTTACATACTTTTTCTATCTGCAATTTCTGCCATTTTTGCGTCATTTAATCGCGTATCTCCGTGAACTCTTGAATAAGAAAGGTATCCATTCATTCTCTCGATTTTTGTTAAATCATTACTTCCACAATGAGGGCATACATCCATATTCAACTCTTCATGTCCACAGTTATTGCAATATGCAAGTGACAAGTTTACTCCCTCATAAAATCCCATTGACATTGCTCGTCTAACTAATATTTTAATTGCATCAATGTTGTATCCAATAGGATATTTGCAATACTGGATACGACCTCCTTCAATATAATTCCAGAATCTATGTTCTATATCTTGTTTTTGAATTGGAGTGATATCCTCCCAAACACCGCAATGAAAACTATTGCTTACATATTCTCTGTCTGATACTCCAGGAATGATTCCGTATTTCTTGCGGAACTGCTTTACCTGAAGCCCACAGAGATTTTCTGCCGGCGTACCATAAATTGCATACAGCCAACCATCTTCTTTTTTGAATTCTTTAACCTTTGCATCAATATATTTTAGTGTTTCTAATGCGAATTCACCATCTTCTACAAGTGATTTGCCATTGTATAATTGCTGCAGTTCGTTCAATGCAGTAATGCCAAATGATGCAGTCATGGGTTTTAATAAAGGCTTAATCTTGTCTGTCGGTTTCAAATGTCCACCCAGAAAACCACCTTCACAATAGCCGAGAGGATTGGTTGATGCTTTCATTTCGCCTAAATAATCATAAGTTCTCTGATGAAGTTTTCTGATCATTTCGAGATAATAATCAAGAACTTCATGAAAATCTTTGTTTTCTTGTCTTGCTTTTGCAAGAATCATAGGAAGATGCAATGATACTGCACCAATATTGAATCTTGATACAAAGATTGGCTCATCATTTTCATCTTTTGGTTCCATTCCTCCTCGTTCATACCAAGGAGAAAGAAATGCTCTACACATATTGATCGATTGTCACCAATCGTACTGACTAACTTTTCCCTCTGAAGCGCCCTAATCTTCGTCAACAGGCGGTATCTTTGGAAACAGTGCTTATCTCTGTTTCTACGACGTTACACTCATCACGTCTAGTCGATTGACCTTATTATAGAAGGCACAGCTTCATCTATAGTGCAAACGATCTCTCTCCTATAGACCTATCTGTTAGCAATTCAAATGAATCACACCCACTAAGCAAGTGGTTTAATACCGTTTTACATGGGCTGATTTGCACTTACCCATAGGACTAATAACTTTTCTGTACTTATGGTACATTTTAGACACTGTTGTATCTCCATCCAGACTTAACCAATCAGGGTACATTGTTTTTGCAGAAGTTTTAATTCCTTCTTCAAACAAATCTTCGTTTACCATTCCTTTCCCATGCAGATTGTCCGTGTAAAGGAATACAAGTTTTGGAAACAACACAGGCTTTTTATTACCCTCCTTTCCTTGTCCTTCTCTATGAACTCTGAGAAAAGTTTTTGAAGCCATCTTGGCGAATGGATCTGTTCCCAACCCAAATGTAATGGTGATAAATGGATAATCTCCTCGGCTGGAAGAGACTGTATTAAATTTATATTCAAGTCCCTGATAACCTTGTTCCATATCACGTTCTACTTTTTTTATAGCATAATTATGAGCGGTTTTTTCGTAGTCTGAATAGCTATAATCAATCAAATCATTCGCAATATCATAAAATTCTTTTTTATATTTCTCGTAACTTTTTTTTGCATATGGGACTAATACTTCATCAATTTGTGGCAATGTAAAACCCAAGTGTGTTTACACACACATGCACTATTTCTTCAATGATTGCTAATCATTGCCTTGCGCTTCGATGCAGGATTTTCACCTATACATCTACTCTACTCACTTCTTCATATTCATTCTCGCTATATCGAATGAATATTATGTTTTCGATAGTCTCTGAACCTTCACATAAAATCTTCTGTTGATATTTATTTAATTATTTATCCCTTCTATAAGAAAATAGAAATTTTTATTCTCGCATTCATTCTTTGCTATTCTTCTTATTTGCGTACAAGAAACATTTGTTCCTCTTGACGCAGCCTCAATACTTTCATATACTGTATGTACATTGGTTTGTTTATCAATGCTAATACACCGTCTTTTCATTAACTTTGGTCGGTTTATGGGGCGGTGTAATTTATCATAGGCATGTTTTTCGTTTTCTGAATATGTAGCCCATTCTAAATTGTCTACTCTGTTATTTTTTCTATTTCCATCTATATGATTTACGGTTGTTTTATTAGTTGGATCATCATTTTCTAAAAATGATTCTGCAACTAATCTATGAACCTTAAAACATTTTCTTTTGTTATTTTTCCTCAAATGTATCTCACATACTTCTACTCTTTTGTTGTAGCATATTGACAGAATTTTGCCTCTTATTAGTTGCATATTATCGTATCGACCTTTTACATATCTGTCTAAACTTCTGATTCTACCAAATGTACTTACTTGATACATCCCTTCATAATCTCTAATATCTTTCCAAATTTCTTCTATATATAACACTCTCCTTGTTTTATACAGAAGATTTATGTGCTTGGCACACCGTTCCGTTTCCGGTTCAGTGTTAGCAGTCTTTTAAATTTGTTGACCACACCGCTTATTTAAGCGTTCACAAGGTTTTTAAGTACGGCAGTCGGATTATTTTTACCGTACTGTTGACTCGCAGCACTTAACGTAATATCTCCGATCACATCAAATGCTGTATCTAATGTTTTTGGTTCGTTATACCATACATTACCCATTTCAAATCCACCACGCATTACCTCTGCAACATTGAAAAGACAACAGTTACCTGTTGGAATTCCTCCTTCCAAAATAAAACTATGATCATCTTCTACTTCAAGACACCAAACTTCTGCCTTTGGATTGAGACAGTCTGGAACGATATTTTTTACCTTCCATGTTCTATCTGACTGATTTGAATTGATTTGATAGTTTATTGTTGTTTTTTTTCTAACACCATAATTTGTTACTTCTCCAGTTTTGTTTTTTGTCGATGTAACATAATATCCAGCAATGTTTAATAAGTCATATATTTCATTATTTAAATCTCCGGTCACCTGAACACTTCTAAATTTTATATTTTCACAGTTTGTTAAAGCGCCATCAGCCGATAAAAAACCATCAATATAATATTTAATATTTTCACAATTTAACATCAACCATGGTATTTTTTTCTCATGAATGTTCACCATTCTGACAATCCCATCGCCATATAAACTCTGCGGGTATGTTACAGAATATCCAACATCTGAAAATCTATTTGCAAATTCATTTTTATGTCCACATAATCTTACGTGCATTGTTGGTATTTTATTGTCTTCTACAATAGACCCATCTCCCATAGAAAAGCCAAGACACCATAACAATTTTTCAGATTTTTTCAGTTCATCCCATGAATAATTTGTTATATCTGGAGCTGCGATTAATTTATCTCCAATTTTCAGATCTGTTGTCTCACTACCGTCTTTTAAAATCCATCTATGATTTGCAGTACAAAATACATCTTTCGTTTTGCTCGAACCTCTTTTAAAAGTTACTTTATTTATATTTTGCCATCCATACGACTTAACTGTTGCATTTTTCCATCTTCCTTTATGAGTTAAAACTTTTACATTGTCACCGTCTTTAAAATCATAAAAAGATCTAACTCCAAGTTCAGTAATGAAACGTGTGTCTCTTCTAAAGCAGTTCATCGTATCTCTTCTTGCAGACATGTCGTGAATGTAAATATAACCATCATTAATAGCTTGTCTTTCTTCTACTGTTAAGAAGAATTTCTTATATAACTGCTTGTTCAATTCATTAAGCACAAGACTACGTTTTGTGGAGACGAGCGCACTGTCTGTATTACTATTCTCCTTATCACCGATGTACATAATTTTTTGACTTTCTTCATATACCGTATCCATCATATGTACGAAATCAAGCTTGTAATTTCTATACTGTTGATACTGATAACCTACTTTTGGAAGCAATTCTAAAAGTGTTTTTTTTACAATATTATGGATAAAACTTACTGGCACTTCATCATTTTCAAAATCTTCTTCATCAATCTCATTTAGAACTCGATTGCAAATTATGCTATACTCATTTTGGGCAAACGCATAGTTCTCACGTTGAGCAGATTTGTTAATTGCATTAATAATCTTCTGTTCGCTGTATTCTTCCAATGTTCCATCCTTCTTAATTACTTTCAATAAAGTTCCTCCTTTTACATGTGTAATATTATATTTTTAGTTGGACTGCCAACTTTTATTTTTCAGCCACATATTCTAAAATCTTATTTACCACCTCATCAAGTGAGTCATTCCCATTGTTATAAACAATCTTATGAACCAAACCTTGAACGCCTTTAAAGTCTTTATTATCTGAATCCAATCTTCTTTTTGCCTCTTTAGGATCATCTCCTCGTTTAATAAGTCTATTCTCAAGAGTTTTATTATTGGAATATAGGTAAATTGATGTGTGATCCATATTAGGATATTCTCTTAAAAAATCTCGATATCCATCTGGAGTCAAAATAATCACAGTTTTTTCATCGGATTTTTCATAATCTTCTTTTGCAGAACCGTAATACCATGTTCCATGTGCGGAACGATATTCTTTATATTCCAAAAAGAATCCAGATTCTATTTTTTCTTTAAATTCATCTTCACCAATAAAATGATATGTTACATCTTGAATTCCCCTTTCCCGTTTAGGTCTTGTCGTATAGGTCACAATTTTTTTATACCCATGTTCTTTTACAAGTCTATTCAAAACTGTATCCTTCCCGCTTGCCGTCTTACCAAGTAATATGATCATAGACATTCCTCCTATATTTAAATTCCAAGCTCAAATTTGATCTGTGGTTTAATTGGTTCATAGTCAATCATTTCAAAATCATCAATCGTCATAGTGTAAAAATCTTTGGCATCATCCTTTAATATGAGTGTAGGAGTTTTATGTTCATATTCATGATAAAATTCATCCATAGTCATATTTATAAATCTCTGTTGCATTTTTTTCGCTTGCTCAATATGTCTATCATAAATTTGTTCATTCTGAACAAAATGAACAAATACGCCTGGAAGTAAATCACAATGTCTTGCAATCATCATAAGTAACGCAGCATACTGTACCTCGTTCACCCCACCTCCGCCACTTGCGGCTAACATATCTCCTGAACGTTGTATTAATGTCATATCGAGAAAATTCTTTCCTGCTAAATTTTTCCTAACACTCCACATAGTTAAAAATGCACATGGCAATAAACCATCAGTTTCTTTCAAATCTGTTTCCTGCCAAAGGTTCATAATTTTGTGTCTACCAAACGGATCTTCATTAATGCTTTTTATGAGGTTTTTTACTAAATCATATCTTTTTACAGTTGCACCATATCTTTGACCAATTGTATTTGGCATATCTTTTGATTGCCAGTCATTCCAATATTTAATGTTGTATTTATTGTTTAGTATTTCTAAGTCGTTACTTGCATTTTGATAAATCCAAAAGATTTCTTTAATAGCACTTTTCCAGGGGATGGGTCTAAGCGTATTAATAGGAAATTCCCCTCTTTCCAAATCATACCTACGTATATTCTGATTTACCGAAATTGTATATGCTGGTGTTCCATCTTTATATTTTGGTCTGGGGTTTTCATCTTTATATCCATGATTTAAAATATACTCAACATCATGCATAAAATAGTTAGTCGCCATATTGATCATTTTTCTGTTTCTCCTTCAATTTTTCTTCTATATGCTTCAAATGTGTTTTGCAACAAAGCTACTCTAGTGAGTAAACCAACTCCGCCCGGAACAGGTGTCACATATGTATTCCCCCATCTACGAACATCATCATAATCAATGTCCCCACACAGCTTCCCATTTTCATCTCTATTAATTCCCACGTCCACAATTACTTGATTTGTGTAAAAATATGAACTTGAAAAATATTTAGGTTTTCCGATAGCTGAAATAATTAAATCTGCATTACCTGTGTAAACTTTTAAATCTTTAGTCATACTGTTACAACTTGTAACCGTAGCTCCTTTTTCGATAAGCATATTAACGAGTGGTTTTCCTACGATATTACTTCTCCCAATTACAATTGCTTTTTTGCCTTCATAATCATATTTGTTATCGTCCAACCATCCAATAATTCCCTTTGGAGTACATGGATCAAACATACTATCTTTTCTAAACCCATCCACATCTTTTTCTGATGAGATACAATTTTGTAAAACAGGTAAGTCAAATTTATCAGGAATAGGAAGTTGAAGAATAATCCCGTCATAATCAACATCTTCACTTAACTCTAATAAAATCTTCGAGACACTATATGTATCATTTTCATTTTCTTCTAAATGAATGTGTTTACAAACCATTCCAACATCTTCACAATCTTTAAGTTTTCCTTTTATATAAGAAGAACTCGCCGCATCATTCCCAATCTGTACGACCGCCAAGACAGGTTGTCTGTATATCAATCTCTTCTTTGTTTCAATTTCTTTTTTTAATTGCTCTTTGCATTCACTAGCATATTCTTTGCATGACTTCATATTAAACACCTCTTTTAATACAACCCATATGGTTTCCTTTAATTTTTAGAGCATGGCAAAAATCATATGGATTATCAGAATGTAAATTATGTCTTTTAAGATATTCAATCTGATACTCATTGTCATAATCATCTACTACTACTAAAAATTTTTCTCCACTTTCTTTTTCAATTTTCTGTAAAGCTGCAATAGCTTGTCTCGTAGTTGTAATCAACTAAAATTGCACCGCCTTTCCGCATACACAAATGCATTGTTTAATTTCATCAAGATTTTCTTCCATCCAATTCATAATATTTAAAATATTTTTAATCATATGTAAATTTAAAGCATACTGTAATTCCTCACATTGATCATCGACATCTAAAAATGGCGATTCAGACATACCGGAATATACTACAGAAAATGCATTCTCTTCCCACATTTCCCTTGAAATATTAACCCGGAAATCAACCGGATTAATATCTACTGTAAAATCACAATCGCTACTAACAATTTTTCTTAATTCATCAAGCATTTTCTTCATTTTTCTCTTCCTCCTCATAAGTGTCATTTTCTTTTTTATCTTCACCCATCTTATTTAAAAGTAATTCTAAAATCTTATTGCTTACATTTATATCTTCTATAAGTAGTGAATTTTGATTCCGAATAGTTTCTACATATTCTTGATAAGTTTGATTTCTTTTTGCTGTAGTAATGGAGTCCAAAATTACTCCTACAACATACAAAACAATAAGAATTAAAACCCCAACAAATAGATATATTTGAAATTTATACATAGTTGTTAACTCCTCTTCTTAACATTTTTTGCATAAACGTATTTCTTGATAAATTAGCCTTTTTCTTAATAGCTCTATTCACAGTTGTTGTATCTCCAAAATGAAAACATCTTTCTTTCATTCTTGTTAAACCTACATAAATTAGATTTGAATTTAACATATATGTATGTGCTGCAGGAGTGATCAGCAATACGACTTTAATACTGCTTCCTTGAGATTTGTGAATGGTAATACAATAGCCTAATCCACACATTTGCATTGCGCTTCTATCGTATTCTACTAACACATCATCAAATTCGATAATAACTTTATTTTGATCAATTTTTTTAATTTTCCCTGTCTCGCCATTCGCAATAAACGTTTCCTTCGGCATATCATCTGCGATAAAATCATCTTCATAGAAAATTCGAGCATGATAATTATTAGTATTTTGTATGATGATGTCGTCTTTGTAATAAGTAATATCTCCAACCTTCATAAAATCTTGACTGCCATAATTTCTATTCGCTATTTTTTGTAATTGGTTATTAATTACAATCTGTCCATAATCGCCTTTCTTATAGGAAGTAAGAACTTGAATATCATCTACATTATATTTCCCACTCGAAAGCAATTTTTGATATAGAGCAATTAGATTTTTGACAATTGTGCTTGAACCAACATTTATAAAAGCATAATCTTTGTTGTCTCCAAAATATGTACATTGTTGATTAATATTATTAAGATATTGTTTACATTGTCTTACGTCTGTAGCTACCTTCATTAAACCACCTTCGCCGTATCTAAATACTTTCGTAAGAGTAACAGTCGGAATCATTTTGGACTGCATAAAGTCATGAAGTAAATTCCCGCATGAAACAGACGGAAGCTGTGCGTTGTCTCCTATCATTAGAAGTTTTGTGCGCTCGAAATCAATCGCATCTATAATATGTTTAAATAATCGCAAATCAACCATAGAAAACTCATCCACAATTAATACATCACACATCATCTTTTCTGTTTCGTTATATCCCCATTTGTCGGGTGGCATATATCCAAGACCTCTATGAATTGTACTTGCTTGTTCACCAGTATTTTCAGACAAGACTTTTGCTGCTTTACCTGTTGGTGAAAATAACTCATATGACTTATTATTGTCTTTAAGCATTTGAATAACAGATTGTGTCGAAAATGTTTTACCAGTTCCTCCTGATCCATTTAGTATACAAATGTTATATTTGCAAATATAATCCAGTATTTTTATCTGCTCATTTGATAATTCGCATCCGTCATTTACAACTTTGTATTTTTCTACATCAAAACTCCATTTTATATTACATTTCAGTCCTGTAATAATTGCATTTGCAATACATTGTTCTGTATCATATGTAGACTTCAAAGCTACGTTCATCGTATCCCTGTCATAAATGATACTTTCATGTTTGATGCAATCCACAAACAAATCTGAACATGCAGGGGTTAATTTCATACATTGATTTCTCAAATCAACAATATTCATCATGGTATGTCCGTTATTTTCATTCTCTTCTAACAAATACAACACACACGATAAACATCTTTGTTTGCTAGTTTTTAAATTATATGAAAATTCAATAATAGACTTCTTTCCGTTTTTTACATTTTCTACAGACTCTCTTTCCAATTCAAGTAAAATTGAGTCCGCAGTTTTAAAACCAACTCTTGCCAATCCACATAGGCATTTATATGGATCTTCTCTCATTTTTTGTTTTATCATTTGAACAGATGAATATTTTTCATGCAATTTTTTTACCATAGAAAGTGTCAACATTCCTTGAAACTCCGTAACAATTTCTGCCAGACAAAAATTTTCGACAATCTTATTTTTAATCACCTCAAACGTATACTCTTTAATTCCCGGTGTTTTGCTTAAATCAATATCATTTAATCTATTATTAATTACCCTGTCTACAATATCTGGATAAGCATTGCATAATACATTTGCCTGATTTTCTGTGAGGATTTCTCTCAAAAAAACATAAGTCTCTTCTACACTGGTTGGTCTATCTCTTTTAATGTTTGTAACTTTGTAACCATATCCATATTTAGACAATTGTTCAATAGCAGAAACTTCATAATTAGAACCTACACCGAGTTCATGCAACTCTCCTGTTAATGTCACATTTCCGTATTTTGTGAACTTTATATCTGGATATTTATTTTGATCAACATCGACAGCATAGATTTTAAAATCTCCACCATCATATGTTTTTCTAACAACAGAACATTTAAATTTAACTTGTTTTTTATCCATAATTTTTCATCACCTAATCACCTCATATTCTGTAAGGATATCTTCTAATTCATCTGTTGCCTCCCACTTGCCTTCAGCATTCGGTCGTTTCTTAAACTCTTGTGAGAATTTATTTATTTTTAGAACAGACCATTGACCAAATGGATTTTCTTTGAAAATTTTACCTTGTTTAATTCTGGTTTTAACTTCCTTCCCTGTTCTAATCTGTCTTGCTGTAATATATGGTTTTGTTGTATCTTTGTAAGTTTTGAAATCTGTAACCATATAATAAAGTGGAGAAACATTTTCATTGGTATATACGATATACTCAAGATATTCCTTCTCAAATTTCATAGATTCAATAATACCCATTTTTTTATTCTCTACGTGACTACAAAGTTCTTCTATTAAACCTACATTATCTATATCCTTATATAATGAAGCCGTTTCTTTACCAGAGTATTTTTTCATCAAAAACTCTGTTAGTCCCAATGAATCTAGTTTCTTTTTACTGATTTGTTTACATTTTGAAAACTTTTCATAGATATAAATAACATTTAGTAGATATTTATTACCACCAAATTCACCAAAGAAATTTAGACCAGTAAGAATTGTAAGTTGCCTTGAATCCACTGATGTATTTTCTTTTATTTCTTTTAATAATTCTGGAAACGACGAATACTTCTTTTTGTTCGCAACCGTCATTAGTTCATCTGCAATTTTTGCATTGCAGTATTTTATTGACTCTATTCCTTTATAAATAGAGTTCGTATCTTTATCTATTGTATATTTCGCCAATGACTTTCCAAATTGAATAGGATTAATTGATATCCCATATTGTCTTGCCAATGCAATACCATTATTAGTATCTTCTTTGTTTTCTGCCCTATTTAGATAAGCAGCTATAAACTCCGTAATGTAATAAGTTCTCAACATAACACATTCGTATCCATTCATGGAATACGCAGTAGAATGATTATATCCAAATTGGTATTCTGATGAATCTTGTACAATTTGAACGAACTGTTTCGCCTCATTTTCTGCAATACTTCTCTCTTTAGATGAATGTTTGCAGTATCCTTCAAGGATTTTAGGCAACTGCTGTTTAAGTAGTTCTTCATCCTTTTTTCCGATTGCACGACGAGTTGTATCGGCTGCGGATCCCGTGAAATCACATATGTTCGTAAGAAACTTGATTGTGTCTTCCTGAAATATCAAATATCCTCTATTGCTTTCCAAGAGTTTATCGATTTCTTCAGACGGATTTTTATTATATTCACCTGCAATTAATCTATTTCTATATGATTTACCGGATGGTCTTAATGCCGCATTAATCATAGACATATGGTTGATTGTTGTAGGTTTAAAATCTTTCAACAATGAAAATGCATAGTCTCCTTCGAATTGGAACACACCTTGTTGGGAAGTGATCATATTCTCCCAGACATTTTTATCATTCCAATTGACCAAATGTGCTTTAGGGTATTTTATTCCTGCATATTTACACGCATCTTTAATTATCCCTACTGTTTTTAATCCTAATATATCGAATTTTACATAATTTAGTGAATCCACGGCTTTCATTCCACATGTTGATACCGGCATATTTACGTCACCATCTTTATAAAATAGTCCAACATTATCAGCCAATGTTACTGGCGATCCAATAATTCCACTTGGATGCGTACCCTTCGCAACAATCGTCCCCTTCAATCCATCAAGATAATAAAATAAATCCTGATTGCTCTTTATAAGATTGTCATATGAATCTTTTAATTTTTCGCATTTTTTTCTTGCAGATTCATTTGAAATTCTCTTTATGTATATATCATGATTATCAAATGCAACAGATCCAGACTCAAGTACACCTTCTTCTACTAACTCTTCGCTATTTACTTCCTCTTGAATAATTTTAGAATATGAAGAAAAATACTCTTCAAATTTATCCTTAATTTCTTTTACCTTATCCAAGTCTGCATACCCTAGCCCGCCTGCTAATACATCTATACATCCTCTATCTTGTAATGTAGAAAACGCAGCAATATATGCAGTTTTTTCTGTTGTAAATCGTTTAATAATGTATTTGTATACTTTTTCTCTATCTTCCGGTGCAAAATCTATATCAATATCACCAAGACTAATTCTGTCTTCGTTACAAAACCTAGAAAATACAGTATGCCATACCATAGGATCTACATCTGTTATTCCTGTAATATATGCAATCTGACTTCCGCACACACTTCCTCTACCGGTTCCATGTGGTATATCATTCCCTTCACACCAATCAGTCAATTCTGACATAAACATCATGAAGCTTTCCATACCAAGCTTACACATTACTTTAAACTCTTCAGCGATTTTTATTTGATACTCTTTTATTCTGTCGTCGTCTGTAGTATTTAAAGCATTTTTATACACATCTTCTGGATATGGCTTATATTCATCTGGCAAACCAGACTTAACATATTCTTCATATTTTTTTATAATTACACTTGGTAATTCCAAAGAATTTGTTGCCAATTTATCTTTGAATTTTGTATAAATTAGATTTTTCCATTTTTCTCGTACGTTATCACCGTAAAGTGTTGGATACTTAAATGTTTTATCCAATGTAAAATCTTCTACCATATCAGCAAATTTATTTGTATTTTCAATTGCTTCTAAATAAATATCTCTCGAAAATGCCCCTTGATTATCAAAAGCATTTACAAGCTCGTCATAAGATTTCCATGTTAAATCAAATTCATCCTCTTCTCCATAATAACTTTTTTTATATTTCTGCAAGATTTTACGGCACTCTGCTTTGTAACTACTTGAAGAGTGTGTATCCGTTCCCGCTATCAAAGGAATCCCTGTTTTCATACTCACGAATTGCAATTTTTTGTTATAGTTAATTTGATGAGGTGAATTGTGATACTGTATTTCAAGAAAACATCTATGACGATTTTCTTTTAGCCATGACAATAATGTATTAAAAGCTTCTTTATCCTCATTTGATTCACTAGCCCACCTATTTAACGGAGACGCAAGACACGCTGTTGTAACAATTATGTTATTTGACGTATGCATTAATTCATCTAAAGAAATTCTTGGATTGTAATACATATGCCTGTCAGTATTATCCTTTTTAACCCCTTTAGAAGTAGAAATTGATACTAATTTATTTAGTTCCAATACCCCATCCCAGTTTTTAGCATAAAGACCTATATGTCCGCCTCTATCATCATCTTCTAAATGATGACAAAGATACAATTCTATTCCATGTATATATTTAATTCCGGCTTTATCGCACTCCTGTTTCTTTTTAATCCAATCATATATTCCGCCATGATTTGAAAATGCTATAGCCTTCATATTATTTTTCTTCGCTAGTTTTATGTATTCTTTGAAATTAGAACATGAATCTGCAAAACCATTAACATTACTTGTATCATCGTGTAAATGATAGACCACATAATTCTTCTCCACTTACTCACCTCAATTCTATAAATCATTTAACCAAGACATATCGTCTTCATCCAGTATTTCTCCTTTCGCATTAGATGTAATATCCGCTCCTACACCTGCAAAAATATTATCCTGCTGCTCCTTCTTAGCATTTAGCTTGTCCAAATATTTTTTATATGGCAAATGCACATTCGGAGAGTAAGCGCATAATGTAGAGAAATAATAGCTTTGTTTTTCTACTTGGTCGTCTGAGTCCCAAAACTCTTTCTCAGCCTCCATTGAGTTTCTGTCTTTCAAGTTCTTATATCTCTCTTCCTTTTTTTCAATCTCAGAAATTGTTTCAATAATATCTGTTGTCCATTTATTCAAAAGGTCATTTGTAATCGGAACTGTTACAATACAGTCGTTCACCTTATATTTTTCTTGTACATCTTCCGGTAAGCATTTGATATCATTTGTCTGCATTAGAAGGTCGAGATACTCCAACTGCTTATCTTCGTATCCACATTTTTTTAGCCACATTTTTACGCTAGTCTGTAATTTCACACCGATCTGGTTCCTCTCAATTTCTCTCGTTGTCCATTTGCCATTTGCTTGCTGACAATCAATGGAAACATATTTTAAGAAATCCCATGAAATACGAATTTTATCCATTGGAATCCCAATCTGATTTAATGCAATTGCATACACAATTAGCTGTCCACACTCATTTTCTGCTTTCTTGCCTTTATAGATTGAACTTGTCTTCCAATCAAGAATATGGAAATTGCCATCTTTATCTCTGTATACAGCATCTATATATCCCTGAAATACGTTATCACCAATTTTTGCTGTTACAAATCTTTCAATTTCCATATGCTGTTCAAACATCTTGTGATGATTAAAGAAATGTTTGAGGCAGTCATAATATTTTTGTTTTACGCTTTCATTTTTCTTTTCATCATTTCTATCAAATTTCAAATCTGCTACTTCAGCCGTTATCCAAGCATCTTCAAATTTTTCATCCATTTCTTCATATTTGATATGTCCTAGATATAAATCCTCCATAATCTCATGTGCCATTCCGCCAGTTACCACATAAATACAATCATCTCTATCTTCTGGTACATGTTTTAGATATTTGAGATAATACTCATATGGAGATGTGTGATATGTATTAAATTTAGACCAGCTCCATAATCGATCTGTTTTGTAATATGACATAATTTCATTGAGTTCTTCTTTCGTTTTTCTTGCTATAATAAACACCTACTTTCGTAATGCTTTTAAATATTCTTTATGTTCGTGTTCGTCGTACGCCACTCTATATTTGATCATAAATTCATATATCTGATTTCGTGCATCTACTGGCGAGTCCTTTTCACCTATGATTCCCCACCTGTCATATATATAACTTACTTTTCTAATGTGATAAAATTTCTCACAACAATGTCTTACATGGTTTATATCCACATCCTTATCAAAACAGATAATTATTTCCTTATTCAGACCAATTAAGATTCTTGCTTGTTCGTCCGATATCTCATGTCCAGAAACAGCCACACATGTCGAGTCACAAAGACTGTCTCTCTTTAATACAGACTTTTCACTTTCTACAACCACAACATAATCCGATTTTTCAATTGACTCTCTATTTTCATATAGTCCATACAAGTTAATCTGTTTTGGGTATCCTGGTGTAATGTAATATTTTTTAATATCAAACAAATCATAGTTTTCAACTGTTGTTCGCATGTTATACCCCATTAGTTCGCCAGTAAGCCAGTAGCGCAACGGCACGACATTTCTTTTATATTTATAACTGTATCCAAGTTTGAATTTTTTTACTGTCCACGGCATAATACCTTCTTTATACCAACCAATATGTACATAAGGAACAAATGTATCTAGTTCTTTTTCGTCACGAACCTCAAAATCTAATACATTTAATTTTCTTTTCCTTATTTTGACTTTTTTAAATATCTGCAACGGATCTATTTTTTCTTGTTTTTTCTCTTCTTTTTTGAACGATAATTTTAATCCTAAAATCTTATGTAAACTTTTTATCGCTTCCCATGTAGTGAACTCTTTGTGTTTCGCGTATAAGTTATACTGAACCAAAGTAATAATGTCAGATTTGTCATCAAAAAACTTTTCTCTTGTATAATCTGTAACATTTAAATATTCAGTATTCCGCACGATAACACAGGACTTGTTATCACCATCTATATTCCCGCACGAATAATATTCTTTATTTGGATGGTAAACAATGTGGTGACAGCCTATTTCTTGAAGTACAAACTCAATTTTATTTTCCTTATATATGTAAGTTTTCAATTCACTAATCGTCACAACTCTGTTTACCACCCTTCTTAAAAATCTACCGGAACATTTGTTATTCCGATTTCTTTGATAATATTTCTTGACATATCGTGTTCAATCACAACTTGGTATCTATTAGCAGAACCTTCTCGATTCTTAATAATAAATAGAATCTGATAGTGTTTGTCCTTATCTAGCCTGATAGGGATTTTTGTTTTCCCATTCTTTCCCTCAAGTTTGTATACCTTTAATTCTCTTTTCTCTCCTGTATATTCATCATCATATAAATCACGAATCATAATACATGTTGACGCGACATCGATGATATTCTTCGACATTCCAATATTGTCTTGGGTATAATATCTTTGTTTTACACTTCCTTTTGCTAACTGAAATGTAATAAGAATATGAAGGTTTTTTGCTTCCGGTTTGATAACATCGTTGATCTTAACCATATTTTGCTGCATTTCAAGCCATGCTCTATCACTTACGTTGCCGGCATCAAGTTTAAATGTGTCCAACAGAAAGTATTTAACTCCCATACTTGAGTATTTTTTTATAGTTTTTATTGCATTCTCCGTCTTATATTGTTGGAACGGAAGAACTGTAATAATATGATTATCTGTCTGTTCCTTTAACCATTCCGCCGCTTTATATAGTGTCTCTCTTGTTCTTTCCTCAAAATGACCATCTCTTACTACATGCTTCTGTAAATCATCTTTGATAATATTGTTTGCAACAAACACAAGCAGTTCCCTCTGCCACTTTTTGATACCATCCTCATTTACAATGATTACAATTCTTTCTTTCTCCTTTATTGCGGTTGGGATAACTGCATTTCTTGCAAATGTAGATTTACCAACATTACTCAAACCTCCAACCAAAGTAATGCTTCCCAAATATTGACCGCCTGTCTCTTTTGTAATAATGTCCATATTGTTATAAGGCAACCCTACCGCATACCCTTTATCCAGTTCCTCAATCAATTCATCTATTCCATCACAAATGTCATAACTTTTCACGTCATAATCTATATTGGAAAAAATATCGTTTAATTGTGCTTCCCACTCGTTATATATTTCTTCTGCACTCATATCGCAATAATCACTGAGTCTATCTTTTACACCGCAACGCATTTTTGCCAACTTAATCACGCTATTCCATTTACGTAACTCATCTATATAACCATATAGATTTTCTGTATTAACATATCCACCAGCAGTTTCTATTGTTTCATAACCGCCGTATTCGTCATACTTCTCGCGTAATTTTAGATGTTTTTCGAGATATAAACCAACTGTGATTTCATCTAATGTCTTTTTCTTTTCTAATTTGATGATATCATCTGCAATTGTCCAATATACTCTCCAAACATTGTTTCCAAACTCATCTAAATGTAAGTTCGTCTCATAAATCAAATCTGGATTCTTATATAAAATAGCTACAATATTTGCCTCATCCGCTTCTTTGTATTGATTCACCTGTTTAATTGTTTCAATCAGTTCCTTTTCGAATGGTGATAATTTCTTTGCGTTATTTTTATCTGCCATTATTTTATCAACTGCTCCCTACCATAAGTTTTTTAATTTATCGTTTTTTAATTCTTTTGTTTTTGTCCGGTAATGAGCTGCTTTATGCGTCAAAATTCCTATATCCATATTAGCTACTTTTTGATCATGTTTTTCTTTTCTTCTAACCATTTCATATACATCGTTAATATTGTCCTTGATAATAGCGCAAATATAATTTATTTTATGCTTTTCTGACTCAAATGTTTTCCCAGATAATGCAGCCAAAATTTTTGGTCTGCATATCTGAAATGTATATAAAATGATTTTGTATGGATACTCAGCCTGATCTTTTATATTTCTATTTTCAATAAATTTCCCAGTTCTGATTCCTTTTAATTTGGTGCAAATATAACTTGATAAATTTTGATTATCATCATAAAATAGAATTTGCTTTTTTACGTATTCATACAGCTCGTCCCATTCTTTTTTCTCAGCCTCCGTCATCTTTACTGGTTCAGGCTTCACTCTCATTACATCACCACCCCATTAAGCAATAATTTTTAATGCCTGTTCTGCAATCGATAAGTTATCAATTAACGTCGGATTCGCATAGCCGTTTTCTTTTGAAAATTCAAGCAATGGTTTAATTGCTCCCATATTTCCTTTATTGTCTTTAATAAAATCTTTAATCTGATCAATTACAGATTCGATTTTTTTCTCTTCTTTTTTTTCGGCTTCTCTTTTAGCAAGTTCTTTCATTTCCTCAGCTTCTTTTTCAGCTTGTTCTTTTTCTGACTGTTCAAACGTTTTCCCTGATTTAGCCTGTTCTGCTTTAATAGCGTCTGTAATCGCCTGAATAAACTGATGCGGATCAAGATCAATTTCACTTACAATCTCTGGGAATCTACACTTACTATCAAGATTATAATTATCTGATCTGAACGCAATTTTACGTGCTTCTTTTGAAACAATATTTCTCGTGATTTCTTTTCCTTTAATATCTTTTCTTCCGAGTTTTTCAGTCACAATATCTCTATCAATATAGGCAACACCCAAAATATCTAGTTTTGTTTTGATTGCATTAAAATATCTCTGTGGCATATTGGCTGTAATAACTTGATATGTTTGTCCTGTAATCGGATCTTCTACATCCTTTGTTTTTGTATGTACAATTACAATGAAGGAAATCCCGACTTCTTTTAAAGACCAAATTCTGTCTAATACCATTTCAATGCAAGCATCAAGTCCTTTTCCAAATCCGCCATTTACGCTGTTAATTGTTTTGGTTCGTTTGTCTGGATTTGCTCGGTTCCATCTATCAATTGTTTCTTCTTCCCCGATGGTAAATAATTCATCTAATGTGTCAAGAACAACTACTTTCAAATCTCTATAATCAGTTGTTCTGTTATCGATAATGTCATCAAAAACTTCATCTACTTTTTCCCAGTCTGCACATTCTTCACTCACAATTCCATCAATACAATCATGTCCACTTTCTTTTCCGATATCTAACATTAAATATCCGTCTTCTCCAACAAGTTCTTCGCAAACTTTTTTAATAAGTGTTGTTTTCCCAATACCAGAAAGTCCTGCCAATCCAATGTTGTAAGCTAATGGATCAATCTTCACTTCTTTTTTCTTCCCAAATTTTCTTCCCATATATTTTATCCTCCAAATTAAATGTATTTGTGTTTTATTTTTTCCTATGCAGCACATTAGCTACATAGGGCTTTCGGTCATTTATTTTGTTTTAGCCAAGAGCATCAAGCCAAGACATATCGTTTGGATTTGTTGCGCTAACATCGGACTCTTCAACAGAAGTCTCTTCTTCTGTATCTTCTGATTCATCTTCATACATAAAATCAAGAATTAGATCATCTTCGTCATATTTCTGTTCAAACTTCTGAAGAACTGGGGTTTTTGTCCCATCTTTTCCCTCAACATTTTTAATCTGTGGTCTTCTAATAACCATCCTTTTTTCTCTTCCTGAATTCACTGTGCATTTCTGTAGTGCTTCTTCTAAAGTAAATACTCCAATTTCAATGAGTGTTTTGATATCATCCGGAATATCATCTTCCGTTGCTGTTACAACTGCACCACCTTCTACTAAATCTCCTTCAAAAGTAATCTCTGTAACGCCTCTTTTTACTTTGAAAAGTTTTTCAATTACTTTCTGTGAAATTTCTGGTTTGGTTAAATCAAGTTCATATTCAAATGCTTTATCATATGGAATATTACATCTAACTTCTTTACCTTTATATTCCTTTACATAGTCAAGGATCTTGGCATAAATAGGTAAAACTCCTGTTGATTTATCTGGTTTTCCAACACTGTCTCTCGTGAGCAGCATCGTCTGTGTAAAATTCGCATGATACTTGCTTCTGTCATCTACTTTAGAAAGTACAAGACTTGCGATTTCTTTTTTTACCTGCACATTACCTTCATATGAAGAATATTTAAGCTGTCCTTTTACATTAACAACCATTCCATCCTCAAGATTTTCGTTAATATATGCGATCATATCGTATGGTGTTAAGAATTTTTTATAAAACACCTTTCCATTCTTGTCCTTTTCAAGACCAACAGTCATGAAGCACAAATCACCTACGGATTCTAAGATTTTCTCATCAAACCTATCTTCCCAATCGATTGTGAATCTATTTTCAAAATCATCCTTACCGTCTACATCTTTGCCATGCACATAAACAACATTGTCACGTTCTGCACCGTATCCACCCATGAGTTCTGCATAAACCGTTCCACATACATCACCACAATCAACACCAAGATTTAATGAGTTATAAACCCAATCTGATTTTTCAGAATGTTCGTCCAATTTATATGTATAGTCAGCACTAATCTTCGCCTCACCGACTAACACAAATGAATTTGCCCATCCTTTTTTTTCTAAAATTGCCTTTTCTTTTCTTGCCATAAAATAAAATCTCCTTCTGTACATTAAATTTTTGTATATATGAACGACTGAATTTCAGCCGGAATATAGAGTTGCTCTATGTAAAATCTATATAAACCCTCGATTTTGGGTGCACTTAAGAAACTACTGAACTTGCTCAGTAAATTTTTCACTATAAATATTAAATTTCTACTTTGAATTTTTCTAAACTATAAAGATTTGATATGCTATTTGTTTTAGAGTAATTAGAACAAGATGATCAAAAAATTTTACATTACTACAGAATAATCATTTGCAACTGATTCATATAATGTAGGAATCCAAAGCTCTGTCGCTTTATCTTTAGAATCTTTTAGATAACCTTCTTTGATATTGTTCTCTCTAAATAATTCTCTCGCTACCCTCCTTCTACTTTTTGAATTTAGATAATAGGCGTATTCTTTTTCTTCCCATTCAGGTTTTTTGATTTTCACTCCAGAATATTTCATCAAATCACAAGCTTGTCCAAATGTAATTTGCTTTTCATGCTGCTTAAACTCCCATGATTCAATATAAATATCAAGACAATTTGTATGAACCAATTCATCAGTATAAGTTTTCTCTACATATTTCATTTTCTCTACTACGTTTGGATTTGTAATAGTTTCTATTTCTCCTGTCGGCATATGAATCCATAATGTTAACGCAATACAATTTTCCTTCAATGCCTCGTAATCTCTGATTAATTCTTCTTTCTTCGTCATATGATTCTCCTCATTATTTATTTGCCTTTATAAATTGATAGCATGATTCTTTTACTTCATAACAAGTACCACCATTCATTACATTCCACCTACATTCAGAACACTCATTATATTTATTCTTTTTTAATTTATACCTGTTATCATATAGGAGTGCTAATGTGAATCCCGCCACAAACCCTACGATGTGAGCTACGGCGTGAATAATATGAGAAATAATAAATTCCATTTAATGTAATTCCCTCCTATCAATCCGTTGTCCGCATTTCGGACAAAAATCATATTCATCGTAATCAATTTCATAATACTCATTACAGTTTGGACATATCCATGTATCATAAATCAAATTTCCTTCTTGATCGCATCCATCACCCATCACCCTCAATATCAGGTTGCTTTGCTGTGTTACGTTCCTTTAACTGCAATACCTGCCCAGGAGATAACTCTGTATCTTCATATTCTGCAAGTCTTTCTAATGCATCATATATGTATGGACATTCTTTTACTGGAACATTACAATTCCAACAAATACTACACGTAGGACATTCACTATCTTTGTCTAAACAAGCACCTAATTCTGTTATATAGGTAAGTCTGTCCTCGCTATTTACTTCTTTCTCTTGTATACCGGCAATCTCTCTTGCTAATTTTGCTTGCCGTTTCCAATTATTCTTCACCTCACAACATAAGGAATATAACCCCCTATCGTCGTCTTCTTCGTATTTTTGTTCGCACATGTATTCCGCAAGATTGCTATCCCAGTTTAGTGGGCAATAGTAACAATTCCCATTTGCAAATTCACAGCAAAAGCATTCGTTCCTGATTGTAATATTATTCTTTTTACAATATTCTTCTTTTAAAATACCAATATACTGAAATTCTTTTTCTTCTTCAATTCTATCTGCAATCCAATTCCACATTTTTCTGTGCCATGAGATTGCTTCTTCTCTTGTTAATTCCACACTTCTTATTCTCCTACTTCTTTGAAAATATTAGTAATAAACTGTGTAACTATATGATTATGAAAATCTGATCCTGCGGCTTTTTGGTGTCCTCCACCGCCATATCTCTTAGCGACCTGACCAACATCAATATTCTCTTTAATCGTCCTATAAGAGATTGAGTATGTACCAACATTTACCATCGCAACATAATCTAAATTCGGATTCCTATTGCATAACTCATTTCCTAGCTCACTAAAGTATTTTTCTGCAAAGACGACTCCATATTTATATTCTCCATCGCAGCTAATAATCATTTCTTTTTCTTTTGAATCAATGTATTTATCAATTTCTTTTTGGTTGAACTGTAATAATAATTCATCTTCTTTGTCAAACCTTAAGAATGATTTTCTACTTTTGAATTTATCTAAACACCATTTTACGAATTCATCTCTTCCATATAAGTAGAGTAAGTCATTCATTTTCTTAGAAATAAGACCCATATTCCCAATTTCTGTCCATCTCCAAGTATCATAATTGGTTACAAGTTTTACAAAGTCTTTTACATCTTCTTTTAGATATTTGTGTGCAATCAAGTATTCATAAAATAACTCTGTGCCACATGTTTGCAATCCTTTTTTGTTATTCATTGTTTCGACAACACACCAGTCATACTTATTAAGATCTAATGCTGTTTTGTGATGATCAAATAATTTGAAATTATTTTTATATCCTCTATCAATCTCAGAAGCCAAATCATCCTTAATACTGATGTCTGTATTGAACCTCTCATGGCTAAAGCCACGAGATTCTTGGGAACTTCTTACTACTGCAAGAATATTTACCAAGCTATCCCGATAATTCCTACCGTTATTATTTATTTCGTTACGCTACTCCTAATATCCTTAATCCTTCATTTAGAATATTGATCGCAGCATTTATATCTCTATCATGGTGGGTATGGCAACAAGGACAATCCCATTCCCTAACATTAAGATTTTTAGTGTCCTTATTTATATACCCACATACATTACAAGTTTGGGAACTTGCATAGAATTTATCTACTTTAATAACTTCTCTCCCATACCAATTAGATTTATATTCCAACTCTCTAACAAATTCAAACCATGATACGTCCGTAATAGATTGAGCAAGTTTATGGTTTTTAATCATATTTTTTACTTGTAAATCTTCAATGCAAATGACATCATTGTTTTGAATGATCTTAGTAGATAATTTCTGTAAGAAGTTCTTTCTTTGATTTGCGATATGTTCCTGAAGTCTTGCAACCTTGATTCTTGCTTTATTACGATTTGAACTACCTTTTGATTTTCGAGATAATTCTCGTTGTAATTTTGCAAGTTTGTCTAAAGACTTCTTTAGATACTTTGGGTTTGGAATCATTTCACCATCAGAAGTAATTGCAAACTCCTTAATTCCAAGATCGAGACCAACTGCATTTTCTGTTTTAGGTAATGGTTGAATTTCAACATCAGTACAACAAAGTGACACAAAATATTTTCCACTTGGTTCTTGTGATATAGTGGCATTAAGTATTCTACCTTGTGGTATTAGCTTATTTTTCGTTTTTACCATTCCAAGTTTAGGCAACTTAATACACCTACCACTATATTGGATATTATTATTTACACATTTTGACTTATAGGAATATCTATGTGTTTTCTTTGATTTGAACTTAGGATAACCAGTATGTTCTTTAAAAAATTTTTTATATGCTATATCCAAATTTCTAAGTGATGATTGAAGAGCAGTAGAATCAACTTCTTTAAGCCATTCAAGTTCTGTTTTTAACTTCTTCATATCGTTTGCACATTGAACATATGAGAAAGTTTCTTTTGATTCTTCATACGCATTAATTCTTTTTGCGAGATATGTATTATATACGAATCTACAACAACCAAAAGTTTTTGCAATTATTTCTTTTTGATTCTTATTTGGATATATCCTGTACTTGTAAGCCTTTTCCACTACTTTCACCTCACTTTCTTTTCTGATTTTGAATATATTTTCTAATTTGTTTTTCTGTATTTTCTGATACAGTTGCTACGAAATAGCTTGAATTCCAAAAATGTCCATCTCATAATTTTCTTTTTAATTCTTCTTCAAATTCTTTCATTAGTAATCTTGCAGATACGCCTTTTAACACTTTTATCATATCAGATATATATTATAATATCTATCGTATAATTGAAGCCTCTCTGTGAAATATGGTTCTTTGTATAATCGCAATGGAATATTACAATCTTTACAGAAACGTTCTTTTAATTTTTCAGAAACTTCCATTAAATATCTCCTTTCACAATTCGTTCATTTACATACATTTTGAACTCTTCAATTCTTTTGTAGTCCGGCACATCTGGCAACGAAGTATTTTCTTTGGCATAATCAAAACGTTTTTCATACTCATTTAGCAAATCATAAAATTCAGAAGTTGGCTGCCTATTGCTATCTAAGTATTCTCCGTTTCGTATGCTCATAAGTAAATCATGTTCTTTATCTCGATAAGTTATAATTTCTTCTTTTTCAAGAATGTCAATGCACATCATGTATAACCTGATTAAATGAGCCATATGTTTTCCAAGTTTATCTTTGTTCATTGCCTTTTCATTTCGTTTACCAATTTTCTTATAACTACTTACAATGGCTTTCATCTCGTTCCACATACCAGTCCAATCTCTTAATGGATAATGTTTTAAATCAATATCCATAAAAATTTCAGTGTCATAACCTTCCTGCACTGCTTTATCTGTATAAAGATTGAGTGACCCATCATTCATTGGGAAGTAACGGTTTTTAAAGTCATAGCTTGCATTATTGATTGATTTTAAAATGTACTCTTCGTTTTGTGCCTGTCCAACTAATCTAGCAGCTTTGTTCTCCATACGCCTTAATTGACTTGAAGCGTATCCTGCAAAAGAATTAATACAAATCTTGGATAAGAACATTTTTCTATTATTTAACAATTCTCTTCCAACATCAGACAAATATAAATAATGTTCAGGTTTACATCCTAAAATTTCAATAGTGTTAGGATTATTTGATTTTAGTAATTGTAAAATTTTATTGAATGAATAAACTGTCGTATCTGTATCAATCTCTACAACCTGTTCAAAGTCTTTTCCAAGAAGAATTTCCTCTTTGCTATTTAGCGCAACTCCTCTTACGTCTAAATCACTGTCTTCTTTATCCATTCCATATGCGTGGCTGCCGCCAAGCGTAAGTAAAATAATATTGTTACCTAAGTGCTCATTCTCTTTTAAGAAATCATATTCTTGTTTCTCTATCGTTTCTTTAATTTGTTTCAAATTCATACTCTTTACCTATTATTATATTTCTCTACTAATTCTTTTTTTATAAATATCACAACAACTACAATTACATGGCATAGGTATATATTCCCATTCTTTAGATTGCAACATTATATTATTTATATAAACAGGCTTATGTTTTTGATTTTCATTATAAATAAATGAACCATCTCTATAGTCCGCTTCAACAAATTTTTCACACATATGCGAATATCTAATAGCTCCTTTTCTTCGACCGTCAATCATCCGAATATATCCACCATTTTTGTAAGCTTTATTTAATAATTTTCCTATTTTCATATTATCCCTTCTCTTTTATAATAAAACTAAATTTTCAAGCCTATTCCCATCTAAGCCCAGCCAAATATTCAATGATTTGAAATGCTCTGCATACTACAAATGTCGTAACTGTTAATTCTAAATTGAAATCTATAGAGAAAATCATCATCAATAATTTCATTGCTCCACATACGATTAAACATTGAATTAAATAGATAATGGCTATTGTAACCAATGCCGGAAAGTCCTTAATTTTAAATTCATTTTTCTTATGCATTTCTTTTACTCCGTTTTCTTTTTGCTCTTTAAAATACTTTTCGAATTCAAAAATAAATAGCTTCGATCTTTCAAATTTACAATGTAATTGTCTTCAATAATATATCTATCACAGATTTTTCCCACGTTGCGAGATGTGATATATAAAATATTTTCATCATTCTCATCAATACGCACATCGACATTCTCCTGCACATATAAGTCATTGATTTTGTATTCTTTATTATCTTTATAGATATATGTACATATTTCTTCATTAATAGATATCCATCCATCATCGTCAATTGATATTTGTGGACAAAATACTATTACATCTTCTGTTTTTGTATGTAGTAGCATTTGCTTCAATAAAGCGATTTCTTTCTTTAGTGCGTCGATTCTCTTTTTTAGCTCACTTAGTTCTTTATTCCCATCATCAATTTTTTTCTTACTAATCCACATAATCAATCCTCAATTCCTAAATAATATTTCTTTAAGCGTTCCTCTCCAATATAGTCAACTGCCCGTTTTGCAATCTTTTTTGATGAAAAATAAACATCGTTACGCATAGTTATATATGTTTGATAGAGACAAATTTTATCGCAATAATAAATAAACCATTTTTCTTGAGCATCATTTTCCCAATCAATTTCATACTCATTATTTTCTTCGGCAAATCGACGTAATTCTGTTTCTACTTTTAATTTCTCTAAAGCAAACTTTGCTTCTTCTTCAGTTTTAAAGCAATTACCAATTTCATAATAACCATTATCTATATAATCATTTATCCATACATTACTCCCGACAATACCGTATCCAGATACACAGAAATACCATTCATCATATTCTGGCTTCCAAATATTTCTTTTTGATCCATTTGACTTCTTGATAATTTTCATCAACTGTTCTCTTTCTTCCTCTGAAAGATTTTCCATATTTACAGTAATATTATTCTCCATAAGCGCCTATTCCTCATCATTCACATCAATTTTTACATTCTGCCATTTTTTATAAGCGTCTAAATACAATTCATTTTTATCACCGTTATATGTAAGTTCGTAATACATACCGTCAGAAATATTTGTGCTTAATAATGCTTTATGATTCTGCAAGGTCTTACAGTACCAAACCACGTATACATCTTCTTGTGTGATAAGTACATTATCTGTTTTATCTGAATGTTCATTAAAATACTCCACTACATTTTCTTTACACAAACTAATAAATTTTTCGCTGCTCATAATTTTATTCTCCTTCTTCTTTTCTAGTTTTTTTACAATTTCTATGGTATCTTCTAATATCTTTTTTAATTCTAAATATGATTGGTTTGGCTTAGATTATTCATCATGGTCTCTTGTAAACGATACGCACTTACCATTGGACTTATCCTCTACAATTAAGAATTCACCTTTATTTTTAATAGCTTCAAACTGTTCATGCCAAACTTTTACATGTCTTACATTACTAAAATCTAACCCTGATGGTACTGACATATTATTTACCTCCTACGAAACGAAAGTTTTATCTTATTATTTTTCTAAATACTGCATATAGCTGTGACACCATATGCAGCTAAATTTATTTACGTTTTCTTCCAAAAAAGAATCCAAAGCAAGTTGACATTACGATACATACAATAAATACCCATATATTTAATACAATCATTTATTACCTCTTTTTCTTTTCATTTCTTCTATTGTTTGTCTTGCATTTCGTTCTCTCTCGCTTGCTTCAAGCCTCATGTCTTGAGCTTGTACACTAGAGTCAAAAGCAATTCTACTCCCTTCTGCTCTTCGCCTCGTTTTCTTGGCTCCTTCTCTGACTCTCTCTAGCATTCTTTCACTCTCATTATTCATGTTCATACTGTCCATACTTTGATGGAGTTCAATAATCTGACTATCTGCTTCCATCTGGAATAAAACCTGTTCTTTTTCCTCTTTTAATTTCTGAAGATCTGAACTTGCCTGATTTCTAATTTCTTCCTGATGCATTTTAGCTTGTTTCATTTCTTCTATCGTATCTTTTAATACCTTGATTTTGTTCTCTACTGTTTCTTTTTTCATAGCATATTGCATTGCAGAATTTTCATCATTATTATCTAAACATGCGTTAATTTCTTTTGTGATACGCATAATTTCTTTATTTGCATTGTATAAATCCTTTTCTGCGCTGTCTAATCTTCCAGAAATCTCCGCATATGTTGTAGATGCTTTATTATAAAATTCTTCTTTATCACGAATAGCTGCATTGTAATAATCTTTTGCCCCTTCTGGAGTAGACGCATCTTGTCTCATTACTTCGTCTGTTCTTCCTTTTAATTTCACTCTTAATTGTTTCCCAAACGAAGAGTTTAAGAAAATAACGACTAAAATAACGACGATTGCAATCAATACAATAAACATAAAATTTGTCATATACTTATTCTCCTATTCAACATCAATTCCGTATGTGCGACATAATGCTTCAAGTCCACCGTTATAACCACTTCCAACTGCTTTAAACTTCCATTCATTGTTGCGTCTATAAATTTCTCCAACAACAATTGCTGTCTCAGTAGAAAAATCCTCGCTCAAATCATATCTTAATAACTGTTCTCCTGTTTCTTCGTCTAATACTCTAATATACGCATTTTCTACCATTCCAAAATTTTGTAACCTATTGTTTGCATCATAAATTGTTACCGCAACGGATATTTTTTCACTATTATTCGGCAAATTCTGAAGATTTACTTTAATTACCTCATCATCACCTTCTCCATCACCAGTTCTGTTGTCACCTGTATGGATGACGCTCTTGGTTGAGTTTGAAAGGTTCCCATAAAACACAAAATCCTTGTCATTACCCACTTTTCCGTTTGCGCCTGTAATAAATACAGACGCATCTAAATCGAAATCAGATTCTCCATCATAATGATTTGTATCCCATCCAAGTCCAATAAGAAGTTTATGTAATGATGGTCTACCTTTTGTTAGATCTACTCTTTGTCCCTTCTCAAGATTAACAGACATTTCTCACACCTCATTTCTTATCTGTAATTTTCTGTTAATTCGCTAATACTTTTATCTGTAGTTCCTGTTCCAATGGCATTGAATTTCCACTCATTATTTTTCTTATACAATTCCCCAAAAATCATTGCAGTTTTACCAGCGTAATTATCGGACAAATTGTATCTACAAATTTCATTTTTGCTAGACTGATTTACAATTCTAATAAAAGCATTTTTAATCATCCCAAAATCCTGTTTTCTTGCATTACATGCATAGATGTTAACTACAAATACAATTTTACCAACATTTTCTGGTATATTTTTTAAGTCAACTGTAATCTGTTCATCATCTCCGTCACCATTTCCTGTCAAGTTGTCTCCATGATGTAAAATGCAACCATCACTTGACCGGCGTGATCCGTAATAAACAACATCCATATATTTATCTTCGTTGCTTAAAACAATTGCTGAAGCATCACAATCAATTTCATGTGTTCTACCAAACAATCCTTTTTTCGCCGCATCCCAACCAAGACCCACAACTACTTTCTCAAGACCATTTACTTCTTTTGATAAACTGATTTTCTGACCTTTTACTAAATTTACTGACATATTCTTATTCTCCTTTTTCTTTTATACATTCAATCCAAAGTTCTTTGCAATAGCTACAAATCCATCATTATATCCGCATCCAATTGCGTTAAATTTCCACTCTCCATTCTTACGATATAGCTCCCCAGCAACGATACCTGTTTCAAGAGAAAAATCTTCATCTAATTCATACTTAAATAGTTCTTCATTTGTATCAGCATCATATGCTCTAATATATGAATTGGACACCATCCCAAAATTCTGAAGCCTATCTTCGGCATTATAAATTGCTGCAGCAAAACTGATTTTTTCAATATTCGATGGAATCTTATTCAACTCTACTTTCATCGTTTCATCATCACCAGCTCCTTCGCCTGTTCTGTTGTCGCCAGAATATACAATTGCTCCACTTGGATGACATGGCTGGTTATAGAAAATAAAGTCCTGTTCACCAGTTACTTTACCGTTTGCATCTGTTAAAAATGCAGATACGTCAAGATCAAATGGTGCATTCCCATCATATTTGTTCGTATCCCATCCTAAACCAAATACAACCTTCTTCAATCCGTCATTTCCTTTTGTTAAATCAACTTTCTGACCCTTTACTAAACTAATTGACATATTTATGTTCTCCTTTTTAATTATTTATTTTTGTAACTGCTTTTCTTACTAAATCAACTGGTATTGCCATAAACGCAAGAACTACAATAACTAACCAATGATTGAAATCTAACGGTGTTACCTTAATCAATTCACCTGCAAAATTGCAAAGCACTACTGTAATCATAAAAATGCTAATTGCGATATATCCAAATAATTTATTTTTTCTAATTCCTTTTAAAAGGTTGAAACTATCTGTTCTAATATTAAATCCGTTAAACACTGCCATAAAACATAACAAAGCGAATCTCGCAGTCATTGCCTCTACATCTGTTGAAAACATTTTAGAAATAGGACTAAGAATGATTACTCCATATAATGCAATAAAAGATATTGTGCTAACTGCAATTCGTGTTTTGGCTCCCCTTATAAATAATCCGGAACCTTTTTTGATTGGGTCTTCATACATATATTCTTCTTTTGGTGGCTCTCCTCCAAAAGAAAGTGAATTCAACGAATCCATAATAATATTTACAATAAGAATCTGTACCGATGCTAGTAATGATCCAGCTGCTACAATCGGATACAACACACTCAAAATAAGTAAAGAAATGTTGATTGGCAACTGGAATTCTAAAAACATCATAATATTATGCATAAATGTTCTTCCTAGTTCTACCGCTTTTACAACTGAAGCAAAATTATCGTCTGTAAGCACAATGTCTGACGCTTCTTTTGCAACATCGCTTCCTGTTTGCATTCCAAATCCAACATCAGAACGTTTTAATGCTGGCGAGTCATTTACACCATCTCCTGTCATCGCAACAGATCTACCAATCTCTTGAGCTAAAGTAACAAGTCTCAATTTTGTATTCGGTGAGCATCTTGAAATTACTCTCAATGATGGAATAATTTCTTTGACATCTTCATCGCTCATATTTTCGAATTCATCATTTGTGAGAGCAACATCACCATCTTTGTAAATTCCGCATTCTTTTGCTACAGCAATTGCAGTTTCAATACAATCTCCTGTAATCTCAATAACTTGAATACCAGCCTTGCGTGCAATATTCACTGCGTCTGGAACTTCATCCCTAACAGGATCAACGACTCCAATAATACCTAACAATGACATATCTTCCGGTAGTTTATTCTCTTCTAACTTTTCATTTTTAGAAGATAATGCAATACATCTCATAGATTTCGTTGTCATTTCTCTAAGCTTATTCTGAATTACCTCTTTGTCCTTAGAGGTAAAAGATTTTCTGTTTCCTTCCTCATCAATCATAAATGAACACTTTTCAATAATTCTCTCAGGAGCACCTTTGTAATATGTAAGATTATCCTTTGTAGTAAATGCTGAATATTTATTGCTACTGCTAAACACCTGCTTGTCCAACATTTGAATATTCTCATGAATATTTTTATATTCATCTGAATTAACTAAGGACATCATCGCTCTATCAATTGAATTTCCACCAGTGATCATTCCATCTTTATCAAATGTAGAACTATTGTTCAAAACAATATTGTTTTTCATCTCGTTCCACAATTTTGAATTCATGTCAATTTCTTTTGTATCTGAAGCAATAATTGTGTTTGGAGTCATAACACCTGTTGTTAATGTCCCTGTTTTATCTGTACAAATAATGTCAACATATGCTAATTCAGGAATTTTACCTGGATTCTTGGCAAGAATATTGAACCTCTCCATTGTTTTTACGTTCTGCTTGGTAACAAGCTTTACAATTAACGGAAGCCCCTCCGGAACTGCTGCTACAACAATAGTTAATGCAACTGAAAAATTTTGTGCAAATTTCTGAATTAAATTAAAAATATCATTTGAAAAATATTTTGAAACACCAGCTTCCATAATTCCAGAAACAGTAAGAACAATAAACGTAATTGATGCCGCAATCGTTCCCCACTTAGAAATAAAGCCACTTAAATTATCTAACGCAATATCAAGAGCTGTTTTAGGAGCCTCTAGTGTTTGCATTTTTACCAATGTATCTCCATTGACTGTATTTACACCAACATCTGTAACAATCATTTTTCCTTCGCCGGACATCACAGTTGTTCCTGCAAACAAACAATTCTGATTTGTATAAGCATCTGTCGATGTTGTTTTCTTATGAACATATCCATCAATCGGTGTTTTCTTACACTCTTTTGTTTCTCCATTAATTGCAGCATTGTTAACTGAAATTTTGCCTTCCATAAGATATCCATCTGCAAAAATCTCTTGCCCCATTCCTACACAAACAACATCTCCCACAACCAATTCGTCTTTATTGATTGTTTGTAATTGACCATTTCGTATTACATCACAATACCTGATAGATGTTTTCGCTCTTAATTCTGCCGCAGACTTTTGTACACCCAATCCTGTCTTAACTGCAATGCAAGTTACAATTGCAAGGACAAACATGATCATTAGTGGTTCAGATAATTCCATTACACCTAAAAATCCCAACATCATTTGCAACATAGCAATTGCAATTAAAACCATAGTAATCTTTTCACATAAAGCATCTTTTGCAAAATGATACCATTTTTTTAATTTCGGTTCTGGTAATTTATTAGAACCGTACTTTTCTCTGTTTTCAGCAACTTGTTCATTTGTTAATCCGTACATTTTACTCTCCTTTTTCTCTTTCTTTATGTAAATCGCCAATTTCTTTCATGGCGCGTAAATACGCTTCTTTTTGAATGTTAATCATCCTCTCACGCTTCTTTTTATCGCGTTTTACTTTTCTCTCATAAGCTAATCTCTTCTGTAACGCTTCTTCATGTTTCTTATTCTTTTCTTCGACAAGTTTTCTGTTATGATCTTTAATTGCTTTATCGACCATCTTTACATATTTCTTCTGATAAGATAATTCAGTTGCCATATGCTCGATTCCTTCTAATGTATATTTCTCTTTATACATCTTTTTTGATAAAGCAACGAACAAACCTCTCCGTAAATCAAACTCATCTTTGTCGTCACAAATGACTTTCTCCTGTGTACCATCACTAAAAAAGATTCGGATTACTTTATTTCTTGCTAAAATTTCGTAACTGGAAATTTCAATGTTATTATTATCTTCGTATACAGATGATTTAACAATTTCTACTCCAATTCCACTGCACATCTCTTTACATAGTTCATAAGCCGTCTTTGCTTTATAAAAATCTTCCTTCATTCTTCTATTCCTCCTATTCTATTTGTTTTATAATCACTATAACAACGTGAGTCAAAAATAATAAAGCCTTCAAAGACTCAAATATTTATTCTCTTACATATCCCACTAATTTGTCACAACACCATGTTTCAATATTATCTATGTCGTTTAAACTAAGCGGTTCGTCAATTAATCCCACTTCGTATCTACAACCTTTTAAATGTCTATCTCTATATTCTACTACAATTGCTTTTGGTTTTCTCTTTTTAAAATATTGAGGTAGATATTTCGGCACGTCCTCTTCTATAAACCTCTTACACATGTTATTTTTGACAAATACAGGAATATCATATTTTGCTGATAGTCTAGCCACTGAAACAGTTTTACCAATTCCACGATTATATCTCGTTGTGTAATTCACCCAACTATTTTTTTTATTTTTCAGCACCTGATCTAAGTAGTATTTTAATTCCAAATATGTAGATTCATATTTTAACCGATATGATAAATAGCTGCATATCTTATATAATTTCATCTCTATCTGATCCATCCTCTTCTTTTTTATTCGATTTTTTCTTCACACCAATGTTTGCAATTTTGTAAAGGACGTCATACAACCATTCATAAATATTATTCTTTTTACTGTTCAGGTTGCTAGAAATATATTCTATAAAAACAATTATCGGCGCAAAATAACCCATCGCAATGATAAATAACCAATCTATAGCATTAAAAAATTTTTTAAATGCTTTTTTATTGTATTCGCTTTTTCTTAAATAATTAATAATTAAAAACAACAAAGTAAGAAATCCAACTAAAATCCATAATAATATAAATATAAAAAATATTTTAGAATACCCGTCTTGTAATATAATCAACTCGATTTACTCCCTTTCTTAATACAATATAAAACCAAGAATTTATTTTGTAATAATTTCCAAAATCATATTTGACATAGGATTACTATCCATTTTTTTACTCTTGATCAAATTCAAAATATAAGCAACTTCTTTTTCACATTTAAGGCATAAATCTTTTTGCTTAGAATTAGTTGTTACACTTTGAAAAGATCCAACGGATAGTTCCGGCAATACATAATCCGGTGTATGCTCACACTCTTTGCCACATAGATCACAATAGTATTTTTCTTCAACTTTTTTCATAATTTAATTCTCCATTTCTTCAAGTATTTCTCTTATCTCTTTATTTTGTTCTTGTCTTAATTTTGATTTAAACATTCTTCGGTTTTTCTTTTTCATTTTAGACCATCCATTGTGATTATTCGCCCAACATGCATACCGTTTGCTAAACCACGACTGACCATATTCTGAAAACTGTCTTCGAGAGACTTCATTCGACTTCTTCATTTATTCACCTAAGATCTCAATATAATTCCATCTTTTCTTATCTTCATATTTCCATTGAATATGTCCCTGATAAACTCTAGTCTCAATATTCTCTACATTGTCCATACATAGAATAAATTCTCTATAAGCATCAATATCTCTTTCGTCTAAATTATGAATGGCTTTAAAAATATCTAAATTCTTACAAATATGCTCTACTGACCATTCATAATCCGTTAGAGATAATTGTCTTTCAAACTCTTTTACATTTTCGTCTACTTCGGATTTTGCTTCTTCATATGTAAAATAGACTTTATCAGGACGAATTGAAACATGATCAATATGATGCTGCCACATAGGATATTTCTTTACAATTCTATATCCTTCTTTTGTAATATCTGCTTCGATTTCCCCATGAAAGATTGTACAGTCTTTTACCAAGTATCCAAGTTCATAAGCTTTTTTTATTGTTTCCGGGTTCTTAATATCAATCTGATAATTTACTTCTTCTTCTGTTAAATCAGAATATGTAATTTCAAACAACCTTGTATTATATGTCCATCCTTTGGGTAGTTTCTTGTACTTAGTTTGGCTATCAAATTCGTCAATCGGAATTCCATTCACAAGTCTTCTTTCTCTTAATGCTAAATAATCGATTACAACAGCATCTGAAAATTGTTCATCAACCATTCCATTTCTTACAGAATATCTTCCATTGCCATCACTATGACACCAATAAACAATATCTCCCTTTTCAAATCTTTTCTCAAAACCTTTTTTCATATATTGCCTCTATCCATTAATCTTTTTACTTGAATGCTTTCCATTTCTTCATTAGAAACTTCAATCACTTCAACTTCATATCCTAGTTGTCTTAGTAGCATTGACCAATCCCAATTACTTAATCTATAACCACTTGTCTCAAATTCATCACCATATCGCAAAATACTCCAGTCACCGGATTCATTTGTTGTTATTGTGATTCTCTTAGGGTTATTATTTTTCGTATCTAACTCAAAATAATCTTCTTTGGTCAAATAACCTAATACTCCGTTAAGTCCGGAAGCTTTTACGATTTTTACAGCCATAGAAACCGGAATATAGTTTTCACACTTACCATTTTCATTTTTAAGGATTCCTTTGTATTTTCCGTAATCTTCTAGTTGATCAATGACCATATCCATGTCGAATGATACCGGTTGTTTATCAATCAAATCATCGATATATCCAACTCCAATTGACAGTTGACCTGGAGAAAATCCTGTTTCTTTTACAAACTGCTCCGCCAATTTTTGTTTATCAATAAATTGCTTGCTCATACTTTTATTCTCCCAATGAAAGTTCTCTTTTAAATTATTTTTGCACATCTGTTTTCGATTTTATCCTCTAATTGAATAATTTTAGCTGCTTGATGACAAATAATATCTTTTAATATATCCATCTCTTTACAGATTTTATGTTCATATGCTGTCATATCCATATTACCTTTTAACAAACAACAAATGCATTCCATACACTCTGTAATATCATCAAATGTAATATCTGACTGACAACCGTTTTCTACTGTCAGATATAATTCATATATATTTTCATTGTGTTGTCTAATTGTGTTTAAATCTTTTTCGGATAATTTACTCATTATTCACACCTCATTCTATTCTATAATTACTACACTGAAAATCTCTCCCTCCGTCAGAATTTTCTAATTCATAAGAACTAATTAATTTACTTACAAACTCTTTTAATTCCTTCTTTTTACTTTCGGGAATATAACATACGACTTCTGTATACATATCCAAATCTTCCGTATATCTATTAATTTCATTTTCTTCTTCACAAAAATCAATATTATGTTCATGACATACATCGACAAGCACATCTTTTAAATGATATCCATCACAGCAATTAAGTCCTGTTTTTTGCATACCAATATTGTCACTAATTACATTATTAATTTCAATGTACGCATAACAATCCTGATCTCTGCCATCTAAGTCAGTTATACAGACCATTTTATTAACCAAGTTATTATGGATCTTTTTATATGTTTCCAACTTGACAAGCCTATTTTCCTCATATGAAGCGAAACTGTAGTATCCTTTTGCTCTTACTCTCAAATTCACTAATTCCATAACTACCATATCTCTCCTTTATATTCTTTCATATTCTCCCGTAAAACTATTCTTTTATCTCTAATTTCTTTCCGCAATACGGACAATAATTATAATTGCTGTAATAGCCTTCTATTCCATCTTTAAAAACATCTAAGTAGCTACACTTGTGCTCTTTCCCATTTAGAGTTTTACACCAAATAAATACCATCCCATGTTTATTTTTATATTTATAACACATAAAATTAACCTTTCATTAAATCCTTTTTACTTACCCCAAGAACTGTTGCAATCTCCTTTAATCCATATGGACAAATCATTAATTCTCCTGATAAAATTCTTTCAATGTCATTCCTTGAAAAAGATGTGTTTAATACAATATCCATAACCGTTACACGTTTCTCTTCCATATATCTCATTATGTTATTTGTAATTACCATAATCATTAGTCCATTACTTTCAATTCACCTTAGTAGCCGCGCAGCTTTACTCACAAGTGAACATTTATCCTTTCTTCTGTTTTTATAATTACTATTTATATATTCTCTTTTACAAAATTCATTATTTTAAATTCATTCTAATCGGCAATAACACTGTTGTCCTTTCACACAAAAAAGGTTTATCTTTTGAGCAAAATTTATTATGATTCATATCATATTCATTCAATACGACCAGATTCCCAACGGTATAATGAACTGTATCATTACTCTTTGGTTCACCTATATTTTTGTTATATGTTTTGCCTAAAATTACATTATATATACAATCATTAATAAGTTCTAATTCAAACAGAAGTGTTCCGTCATGTACACAACTAGCTGATGTGAAATAATCAAATTCTGCCTCCGGATTAATTGTTAAATTGATTGTAATATCGATATTCTGTCCATCTTCAAGTTCTTTTCGAATAAGCCAGCTCCTACGATTTTTTAATACATTTGTAAAAAATTTTTCTGAATCAATTTCAATTGCATCCGTCCAATTTCTATCGGCAAAAGATGATCTGAATTTATCGGACGCAATTCTTTTACAAAACTTTAATGATTTACTCATAATCTTAAATACTCCATAAAACCATCTATTCTTTTTCTGCATTTATGATTTCTAATTCTAGCATAAGTTTAGTCTCTTTATCATTCAGTCTTCTTCCTCTGACACTCCGTTTAGTTTTCTTATACGGCACACTTTCAATACTGTTTCCATTTTTAAATTTCATTTCCATATACTTATATATCTTTTTTTATAATACAATTCCTTCCATAACTGCCCTCGCTTCAAGCACAGCAATATATTCTGTCATTGCTTTAATCTGCATATTATATGTACTTCTTGGACAAGTTGGTTTAAAATCTAACTCTCCACTATCCCATTTATCCAACATATTTCTTAATCCTTTATATCTAATTACAAGCTGCTTATATTCAGCAATAAATCTCTCTCTATAATCTTCACTGTTCATCAACTCTATTGTATCTTTTAATGATTTAATCAAACTTATCCCTCCAAATAAAAAACAAATTTTTCTTTATACTGTTACAAATTAAAAAGTTTATAATCTTCCCATTGATATCCATCTCCATACGGAACAATATACAAATACAATTGAGAAACTGTCGTATTACTAGCATCAACCCACGCTTTTCTCCATCTATACCCTCTTGCTCCGTTATTAGGATTAACTATGATCCACTCTTCACCGTCACTAAATCTTATTTCTGAACGGATATAAGCTGATTTCGAAATACGTTTAAATACAGTTTCAATTCCAGATTCGTTTTTCTCGTTTTCAATTTCTAATAATTTATTTATTCCAATTTCTATATCACTCGTATAGATAATACATTTTACGATTTGATTACTACATGCTCCTTGCACTTAATTCATTCTCCACTTCTTCCCATGTAAATTGACTTGTAATAAACTCATGGGTATATTTTTCCCAAGTTGTTTTATAATCAGTACGCATAAATTTGCTCATTTCGATTAAAGCATCGACAACTTTATTGATCTTAATTTCTATCATTTTCTTCTCCATTTGAAACGTGAGTTTTATCGCACTATATACAAATAGCTATAACCGCCTGCATTACCTACTGGTTGTGCCAATAAACACATTGCTATATGACCAGAATCGTATACTCGATTACCTTGTCGGAATTGTTTTCCAAAATTAATTTCTCCAATTCCACCTACTAATACTGGTTCATCTCCACAAACAGATTTTACTCTGTCTGTGGATTGATAAAATTTCCGGAATTGATATCTTTATATAATTTATCAAGCGCAATCTCAAAAGCGCCAATTCCTGAAAAGAAACTACTTAATTTCAGATCATCAAACAAATAAGGCATAGCTTTATATAACTCTACATATATGTAATAAAGAACATCTACTACAATTGAATTACCAGCCTGCTTGTATAATTGACTGTTTGAAATCCCTACTTTCTGTGCTGCATCAAAATTTTCATCAGAAAATCCCATAAGCCTAAAACACTCCTTTGGAGTTAGCTTACGAATTCTGATTGGAGATTCAATCCTACAAATACCTGTTTCTGTTGCAGTAATAGTCGGACTAATATTCCCATTATCCTGAACTCTACCTCTTCTAGTTTTACTATCAGGATAAGACAAATCTGCAACGCCACCAACTTCACATTCGATATACCCCTGTTTAGTTGCTTGCTTGATTGCAACTTTATTTCCTTCGCCTTTGTTTGTAGTTAGTGTTGGTGATAATCCTTCCTCTGAATAAACAGACCCGTTCATACCATTACCTGATGGGTTGATATTTCCAATTTTTAAAACTGCTGTACCTTCAGACTTCCTATTTGAAATACCACGATCCTCTCGTGAGGTAATACAATTATCTATTTCAATGAATTTTGGATTGTTATACGACTTATCAATCCCTGTAATAACTTTTGGTTCATGTCCACCGCCACTACATGTATTCAATGTTGGACTGCAACCACTTACATCATATACTCTCCCTACTTGCGGATTGTTCCAGTTGCCATTACAATCAGAAATATTCCCAACCTGTTTTACAATATTAGTTTCTTCATTTTTATGTACAACGACGCAGCGTGGATCTTTATAGTCTCTTGCGGTAAGAGTGCTACAATCATCTGTAAAACCAGTTCTAACAAACTCCTGAGATCTAATTGCATAACAAGACTTCCACAGTTCAGGAGTAAAGTTTGCTTTTTTATTGCAATACTTATTTTCTTTTGCATTTGTGATAAATCTTTCAACTTTTTCGTCAGAAATATAAAATTTCTCATCCACTTCATCTTCTAATAAATCTTTTAATCTCAGACCATTATCAAAAGGTTCTGGAAATTTAAACTTCCCATTATCTAAATCTTTACGAATTGAAATGATAAATACACGCTCTCTGTTCTGTGGAACCCCATAATTCTTCGCATTCAAAACTTGATAATACGTATTATAACCTGCATCGTCTAAATCGCTTAACACCATTTCAAATTCATTTTTGAATCTTTTTCCTGTAAAATTTTTTACGTTTTCAATAATTGACAACGCGGGCTTTTTTTCTCTTAAAATCCTAATCCCCTCATAATACATACCACTACGCGTTTTTTCTCCATCTTCGTCTATAAAACCTTTTTGTTTTCCCGCTACAGAAATATCGGTACAAGGAAAACCCCATGTCATCATATTAAAATCATCTAAGTCAGTTTCATCAACCTTTGTAATATCACCAAGATTCAAACTTTCATCTACATTGTGAATCGCACAGTAGCTCTTTGTTGCATACTTATCAAATTCACAAAAATTTACCAGTTCCCACTGTTTATCTGAATTATATTTTTTATCCTTATTTTCTACCATCTACCTCTATATAAGAGGTGTGTACACACATTCTACCTAGGATTACTCATTTATCCTTTCTTAAATATCTATGTAATAAGACCATTTGCAACTGATCTGATTCAAATGAAAAATATATTTTATCTTGTAGATCTACAATTTATTATTCTCTCTTCTACTCTCCAATTGTAATAACTGTATGTTCAGGAATTACAACTTCTGGAATTACTTTTTCAATAATTCGTTCTACTCTTAATTCTGTTTCATAATAGTATTCACTAAAATACGATCCGCTTCTAGTAATATCATTTACAATGCAAACATCGTATTTATCAATTACTACACCTTTAGTATCTACTTTACAAAGTAAACCATACTCTTCTTTGTACTGATATTTACCGCCATCTTCCCAGTTTGATTCCTCTAAAAGCATTGTTGTGTAACTTTCGCCATTAAACACACAGCCAGTATCTTCTAGCCATGTGACTTCATCAAACTGTTTTACAATTTCTTTTGCTTCTTCTAAATCCATATGTTTTAATTCTTCGTAATTTACATTTTTAAATTCAAGCATTGTTTTACTCCTTATCTACAATTTTTAAAATGCTCTTTAATAATTCTGTTATTTCGTGGTAATCTCCACTTAACGCTTCACCAGTTGTCTTAACTTGATAATTCCACTCATATTTATCCGCCAATTCAACAGGTCTTTCATAATACAATACAGTTCCTTTAGGTACTGTTATATCATCGTACTGTTTATGATAATCTTCTTTTAGAATTTTTAATCGTTTCTGACATCCTTTGTTATACGATTTAACTTTTGGATCATACAGCGAAACATACTTGTCTTCCCCATAATCAATCGGTTTAAATTTATTTACAACAAGCAGCACACCATCTGTAATCCTATATAAGTCCTGATATTCTGTTTCTGCTAATACCTGCACAATATCACATCCTTCCATTTTATCCGGTTCATGGTTAGGTGGACTGGATTAGACATATTACCAACTATTTCATATGAACACAATCTCACAATTTAATTCCCACTTATTTAATCCAAATTCTATTGTCTTTGGAACCATGAAACTACAACTTTTAAAATCCTGCCTGTCTTGTTTCAAAATTGATATTCCCTCTTCCAACAACGATTATAGAATCATCTTCCCACTTTTCACCCTTACTGTGGAACTCTGTATCGTCTTCATAGACACCCTCTGTATGAACAATTTTAAAATCAATTTCTCCATCAAAATCTTTAATTAATGTCGTTGTCCACGGACGTTCAATATGATAGTTAAAATCTGGATTATACTTTAAAACTTCATCAAGTAAAAACACTCCAACCATTCCGGCATCAGCACAGAACTCTCCAAGCTCTTCATGGGTATCTGCATCGCAAGTAGTGCAAGACCAGTCTCCATACAATGTGTCTCTACAAATATAATTTTTGATTCCTAACACTTCCATATCTTCCCCATAATTACATAATTCCCAATCACTGATATTATTGTCTCGATATTCTGATAACGCAGTGAAATATCTTTTCCACTCTTCCCGGTATTGTTTTGATTCACACGAACTATTTTTATAATCTGGATAATCTTTCTCTCTATCATAAGAAATATAATCTTCAACTTTTGGATACACACCAACTTCTTCCTTTTCTTTACAGATATAACACGGATCTGTAATAATAATATCTCCTTTAAATCTCATTTTCTCTCCTTTTCACACCAGTCAAAAAAATCATATATGCCATGATTTCTAATACCACCTGATTTTCTTTTCAAAAACGGTATTAACTCATACATAAAACTATTAACTCCACCAATATTCAGTTCATAAATATAGTTTGAGAGCGCATAGAAGATATACTCTGCGACATCTTTTCTACCGGCTGCTCTTGATTCTGATTTTATTTTTTTAAGTTCTTTCTCTGATAATTCGTAAAACACTTCAGAACTAACAATATTTTTTTCTATCCTTTTCAAAACAAAAATTACCTCAACCCACTATTTGAAAATTGTATTTTATTTCGGAACAATAATCTTATGTTTCCCAGATGAGTTCCTTAACACTTTTAAACCGCAACTCTTAATACTGTCTAGTTGCTTATTGTAATTAACTAACTGTGCAACCATACCTTTGCTATAATTGAGCCACATATCATCTAAGTTCTTTTCGAATTCCTGACGGCGAAACATAATTTCCATTTTAGAACTATCTTTATATTGTGATGTGGTCTTATAGGCTTCAAAATAGTCTCCAAAAATATCTTCAAAACTTCCCATATATACTCTCCTTCAAAATACCTTTAAGAAATCGTCGGAATTATTATCAATTTTTTCCTTCAAAACGAATTCATAAGTTCCGCCCATTGTTGCGTAATGTTGAATATAATCTTCTGCTTTAATCTCTAATACATCCGCATTAATCGCTCTTTCAGCAATCACAAAATAATTACCATGTGCGTCCATTGGTGTAATTAAAATATCGCCATTATCCTCTACACTTATGTGGTGAGGAAAATTTGAAATACCACGTTCACATTCCACAACTTCAATTGAATCCAATATTATTCCTTTTATTCCATTTATTTTTAATTTATTAGAAAATCTTGGACTTTTCCAAAATACTTTTACAAGTTTATTCTCTTCTATCTTCATATTTTCACCTCGCATGAAACAGACATTTCATTACTAACAATCAAAATCCTTACAATCCGATGTATCATTAATTTCTATTTCTCTGTCATTAATATCTTCCCCAAGAATACTCCTTCCTAAATCGCATTTTGTATATGATAAATGTTTGCATTTTTTACATTTTTTATTACGACCATTTAAGATACAAAACTCTTCTTGAAAACATCTATCATACACGGTTCCATGTCGTGTAAAAATTAATCTATTTTCTTCAGCGTCATAATAAACCCCTTCCATCTCTATTTCATAACATTCCCGTTCACTATAACTTTGCAATTGAACGCCATGTGGAATATTATTCTCTTCTATAATTTGCGATAATTTTTTAAAGGTCATGTCTATCTATTCTTTTTATCCTTTCTGATTTAATTTTTATTAACTATAATTTTCTTTATCGATATATTTGAACATTTCTGTTTTACCATCAAAAACAATTTTCACTAAATAATTTGTGCCGTCTGCATATATATATTTATGAGAAAGAAGATCATCATTTTCTATTCTATATTCAATCCCAAAAGATTCTACCCATAGTTCCCATTTCCTTAAATCTGTCATATTTTCAATATCCGTCAATGTTTCAAAATTTCTACAAAGTTTCATAACATTCCATCCGTCACTAAACTTTCTTAGTGTGTATTTTTCAGACAAGCCATGGTAGTCGAGCCAATTTGAAACTGATTCTCTTAAGTCTTCTTCATTAATTTCGTATGCACCTCCGCTGTCAGATCCATGTATAATTGCTTCTCGTATAATACTGTTAATTAATTCAATCTCTTTTTCTTCATTAAATTCAACGCTCATTTCTTATTCTCCTTCATATCTATCCGGTAATTCCATCCAAGCAATCACTTTACTAATTACTTTCATTTTTCTTCCGCCTGTTCCATATATAAACCAATAAACTTCATCTTTCCATTTTTTATTCGCGTACATTTCTTTTCTACAATATGCCACAAATCGCTCGCCTCGTTTGGTTTGAATTAAAACTTCTTTGCTTTTATATACAGAACTGAAATTTGTTGTTAAAACTTCTTCTAATTCAGGCAACCCCGTTTTTTTAACTGAATTCCAATCTTTATTCATTTTCTATACCTCGTTCTCCCATATTAACAAAACTCAAGTGCATACCAATCATCTGCAATTTTTACTATTTTTAATTTGTTTTCATATTTATCTTTATACATATCAATTAGTTTCTTTTTAGCTTTAGACAAACTTGTGAACCATTTTTCACCATATAAATCATAATCCCATTCCCAGCTATCTGATTCTTTACAAACCCCATAACTATCAACTATAAAGCTATCTTTTCCTACATAACCAACATAATCAACCATGATTCCTGTACCATAAATACAATATACTTTTCTACCGATTTTAGGTTTCATTTATATCTCCTTTTAAAACATAATTTGAAATCCAGTTTTTATTTGATAACTTATCCATTATTCGTTTTATTCCTCTTTCAATTTCTTTCCGCACATAGGACAATATTTAATTTTTCCTGCTGCTACCTTTTTATCGTAAGCATAAGAAATCAATTCATTTTGATGTCTGATAGAAATCTCTTGCGAATTTGTTCTGCCAAATGCCAAAGGGCGTGAACCATCACAATATTCGCATCCATATGCATCTATATCTTGGTTACAAAATCCATCTACAAAAATTTTGAAGTTTGTATATAATTCTCCGATACTATCGGCTCTCATATTTATATAAAGGTCATTCATAAAAAGTCGATATGGCTCATTCTTTTTCGATCTGTTATCATCCATGTATTTTGTAAAAGCATTCAAACAATCCACAAGATAATTACATTCTGCTTCAAAACTATCAAACAAATATGCAGTTTCAACTCCAAGCATATATTCACTATTTTTCTTGTCATACACAATATCAATATCATTCATGGTGTATAAATTTGCGTCAGAACCAGATAAATCGTCCCCTGATTTTACACCCCAAATAAACTTGATATCATCATTTTCTAATGCACAATCTCCGTATTTTTTGTCCATTTCTTTATTATATTTTTCTTCTTTTTTATAAGACATATATGTGCGAATATTATAAATCTGCTGCAAAATACAATTATACTTTTCAATAAAATTCATTTTAACATTTCCTTTTTTTACAACTCATCAAATTCTTTCTGATATTCTTCTGCTTTTTGTTCCAACCACTCAATTAATTCTCTTTGGAATCTTGAAGAAAGAACTTTATCTTTTCTAAATGGTGTTGAAATTGTAATCCATGTTTTGTCTTCTTTTGCTTCGCTTGAGTGATAATTAATCAACCAAATATCATCGTTTAGTCGAGTTGCTTTTTTATACGCTTCTTTATTCACCTTCACACCATCTTTCTTTTAACCATTCATATATCTCATCAAATGTTTTCGTGTTCTTGTACACCTCTACTAACCAATCAGCTAATTCCTCGTCTGACATAGATCGAACCAATTCGCCATTTGTCATTGCGTCTTCAAACATCTCGTCCGTCCATAAGAAATCCCCATGATCTTCTTCCATAAGATAATATTTATTCTCTGTGCATACTTCTCTGATTTTCATAATCTGTCCTTGCAGGGTACACATTTCGTCTACGGCTTCGACACAACCATACTCGATATTAGATTTTAAATCAGGACGAATCCTAACTTTATCTCCAACTTTGTGCTTCATCTTATTCCACCTCTTATTCTTCAAATTCTGTTTCTTCGGTCACAGTTGAATTATCATAAATTGTTACCATTGTATTTTTGTTTGGAATAATGGTTACTTCTTCATCGTCTAATTTCCAATATGAAATTTGTTTACCTTTTCCGTGTAATAATTCACCATCCCATTCAAGAACATCTGTCGATAATTTAACTTCTCCAGGAAGAAGAGTAATCAATTTTGCTCTCTTTCCTATATAATCAATATTCTCCACTATCTGTTCAATTTCCGGATAGATTTCACATACTTTTCTATATATGTCAGGCATAAATCTTTTTAGTTGATCACAAAACTTTGGAATATATTCTTTCTGATAAGAAGAAATTACTCCACCCATGAGCGCATATGGTTTATATTTAATAAGCTCTACAACGAATTCAGGTGTAAAATCATCTTTTTTAATCATGTCATCATCTACAAAGAAATCACTATTTCGAATCGGATTATTATATCCATTAAGATGTGGCAATCCAAGATAAACATAATCTCCAATTTCACATACAAAATTTAATGGTTTTAACTCATATTTAACATATCCGTATTTCCCCTCATATTCACTTAATAAATATCCACATTTGCGTGCTGCTTTTGTAAAACCTTCTTTCTTTTCAATTGTGCCGTAAGGACACTTATGCCGCCATAATAACCTACTCAGCATCACACAACATTTACGCTTATAAGCATCGCAATTTTCGCAATTATTACACTTATAAACAGAAATACTTTCTCTGTCACTTTTCCCAGATTTAAAAATGCTGGTTCTCGGATCATAATATGTAAAATTAATTGGCTTGTACTCTCCTATAATAGTCACTCCTATCTATATTCAATTTTTTTATTTGGAAATCAATGCTTGACTAAGCACAAAAAGATATGTAATATAGTAGTTGCATTGAATTCCAAATCATTCAATGTATTTGTGTTTACAGACGCACATCAAAGTTTGGTCGCAGAGATGTGTGTCTTTTTTATTCATTTATTTTTTATGTTTCATTATGTATCTTCTTCTGGTTGTTTCTCTTAATGCATGTCCACCGTGTAACCTTCTGTAGTTATTTGTGGTTCCATATAATGCCTGAAAGAGTTCCTTCCTATTTAAATATGTAAGTTCACATGTAAAATGTGCTGTTTTAGAAATATCCAGCTTACCAGTAGCTTCCTGCTCATTAACATCCTTGCTTTCGCTCAATACCGATACTTCTGCATTTTCTATATTTATCTTCTTTCCAGTTTTAAGATCTACAAAGCTTACATTTTGAATTCCACGTATTTCAAAACCACTCATGAATTTTACTCCTCGTAGATAATATCTAGTCCGTAAGCAACTGCTGCATCATGTTCAATACGACAGCCTCTGGCATTTTCCCAACCCTTGCAAAAATATACCGCATGGCACAAACTCATATTTTCTAAAGATTTTCCGAGAAAACACAATGGAATTTGTACAACTTCTCTCTTTTCCATTTTATCTTTCGAATACCATTCGTCTGTAAACAAAGTATTCACAACTTCATATCCTCTATCTCTTAGATATTCAATTGCCTTTTCTCTTGTATTTACAATTTCTTCATCTGTTTTCCCTGCCATTGGTTGACTTAACATTGCTCTCATAAGTTTATTCTCCTTCATTATTTAAAATTTCTTTCAATGTTACTGGTGTATAATTCCAAAACATACACTCTACATTTTTTGCTACACACTTAATTTCATATTCACTGTTTAGTTTTTTGATATACTCTTGATAATAATCTTCTTCCATAGAATTATGTACGTGTCCATATAAGTGAACAGACCACACTCTATGCTCTTTCCCATCTCTTCTGTAATGGTGCTGATGATTCCAAAAAGCCAATGGAAAGTGAGACATTACGACATGATACTCTTTTCCGTCAATCATATCTTTTGCTTCTTTATAATTTGCTATTTCTACAAATAACTGTTTAAACCTTTGATCTGTAGCTTTATCATGATTCCCAAGAATAAGATGTTTATTACCTCGTAATGTACTCACTAATTCAATCGCATCTTCATTTTCTTTCCATGCCAAATCTCCTAAAATATAGACATGATCTGCATTTGTAATTTTCGAATTCCAATTTTCCTTAATCACTTTATGCATTTCTTCCAATGTATCAAATGGTCTATTGTCAAAATTAGAACCTTCATTCGTCACATTCTTATGAAATAAATGTAAGTCACTAATATAATAATTCAATTCTTTACCTCTATTCTTCTTGAAATTTCAATGTTCTACCAACAAACCGTTTCAGACGTTCATTAATATCTTCAGAAAAACATCTACTCTTAGATATTACGTCATCATAGATACGACATTCTTTGATTATATTTTCATCACCAAACTTAATACACCCAATTGTTGATCCAGGCATACGAATAGCAAAACAATCGTTGTGCCAACTTCTACAATCATATATATAACATCTGAAATATGAATTGAACTCGCCATAATTATTTCGAATATCATCATCTAAGAATTTTGTAATCCCACATAAATATTCATTGTCAATAAAATCTGGATACTTTTTTCTTAAAATAATTTCTTCTATATTAGTTCACCTCCATAGACTTCATAGCATCTTCATAAGTCTTAAATAAGTTTTCTTCTCTGCGACTATTTACATTATTAGAACACGAATCTAACATTTTTAATTTGTAAGTAATCATATTCTGTTCGCCTTGTCTCGATACTCTAATCAATTTAACTTTCACCCTGCAAATAGCGATCTCGTATTCTTTATTGTGGTGAATACTTCCGGTTCCATTACAGTTATTACATTTTAGGTCAAATCCATTATATTGATATCTGCCTTTGCCATTGCAAACCGGACATGTGTGATGAATAGCTTTTCTATATGTCGCATAACACTCTTCTCCAATTTCGAATTTATTTTCGACTAAAAACATATTTCTCTCCTTTTGAAATCACGGTTTTAAATCCATATAATATCTTCATATTTACCACTGTAATATGGTAAAACAACACATTTCAAAAACTCTTGATCTATATTTTTATCGCACCACATTTTTTCACACCTAGCCCCTTTACATCTTTTTTCAGGAAACCATCTTAATATTGTACCATCAGTAAATTCTGTTCTCATTTTACAATTTCCAATAAATTTTCTAATTATAGTTTTGCCGCACTACTGTTCAATTTCTCCTAAAATATCTTTAGCTGCATAGAAATCAAATCCAACAACAGCCCAACTATGACTATTTCGATTATCCATACCATACCCTCATTACTTTTTTATATTCCTCTACAACATCCGTATATCCTAAATCTTGTAAGAGTTCCAATAGTGTATCATCCGCATATTCATGATTACGCTCTGTAGTATATTGCTTTAAAATTTTTACATACTTATCCGAAAGCTCTTGGTTAAATACAGAATTAACGTATTTTACAAACTTTTCTTTGTCTTGATCAAATATCCATGTTCCAACACTTTTAATATCATAATATCCGCTAAACCCTGTGTAATCAGCAGCGCAGTATAAATCTATTAGTTCTTCTTCTGAATGAATGATAATTTTTGTAAAATTAAAATATGTTTCATCATCCAAAAGATTGGTTAATTTTTTACCATGTCTATCGTACAACTCAATTGTTTTTAAATGTGGATGTGAAATACCAAATTCGTAATTACAACATTCATACTCATTTTCAAATTTTTTTCCGTCATCTGCAATATATACTGTTTTCATATGTCACACACTCCATTATTTTATTTCTTGCTTTTATCAAAGCTAAATGATGGCATCATTTGTAATTTAAACAAATTCTTTTCATGCATCTGGTCAATTTTATTCTTTAATTGTACGTCTTCAATTACACCTGTTCTAATATATTTATCAAGAACTTCATATGTAAATCCTAAGTTGTCTTCATCTGTTTTATCACAAAGACCATCAGAGGGAATTTTTTCAATAAATTCTTTTGGAATACCAAGTGCATATCCGACTTCTTTAACTTCTGTAACAGTCAGATTAGACAATGGGCTGAAATCACCAACACTATCTCCCCATCTCGTGCTATATCCAATCCAATCTTCAGATAAATTACATGTATTCGCGACTCTTCCATTTACAGTCTGCGATACAGCATATAATGTAGCCATTCTGATTCTAGCTGGAAGATTAATAGAAGATTGCTTACTCCAACGATCATCTAATTGCGATTTCACTTCATGCTTGATGCACCTTACTGCATTAAAAATATTTACTTCAATGCTTTCAATTTCAAGATAATCAATTACTTTCTTTGCAACATCGATATCTTTTTGTTCTCCATTCGGCATCAAGACTCCTAGAACCTTTTCTTTTCCTAAAGCCTCAATACACAAAGCGGCAACAATCGTAGAATCCTTTCCTCCTGAAATACCAACAACTGCTTTACAACCACACCCGTTCTCTTTAAAAAACTTCTGGATCCATTCAATAATTTTAGTTTTAATTTCATTTGCATTAAACATTAAAATTCTCCTCCATGTAGTCTATCTCTAATTTCTTTTAATGACTGTTCTTTTAATAACTCTCCGTCTTTAAATACCGGAATTAACATATTCCCGCGTTTTTCATAATCAGTAGCCTGTTCCCATGTAAGCTCATCCTCATAATAAATGCTTCCATCACATCGGATATATACTCTACAACATCCTTTCTGGGATTTCTTAAATCCGCCATCTTTTGGATTTTTAAAAATTGGGAATGGCTTGCCGTCAATTTCACAATACGTTGCTTTAATACATGAACTGAAAGTATCTCTTGTAAATGGTTTTAAAAATCCGTCTTCTTCAATACACTGAAACGAAAACGAACCAACCCCCAATGCTACATTAGAGCATGAAAATCCGTTTTCCATAAGAATTTTGTAAATTTCTTCGCACCTCTGTACTGTAATTGAATCGCCGTAAATTGCTTTTACATGATGATCTAATACTTTGTAGCCTTTGCTATTGATTGTTCCTCCGAATTCATCCCATAATTTAAATACCGTTTTTGTTACAACTTCTACGCAATCTCCAGAATCTCCGCGCATTAACATACAACCATTATGATTCATAATCTCAGTTTTTAATTGTGGAAGAATATTATTGATAACATTCCAATAATCATATGAATCAAGAACAGCAGAGAAACTTGTGTTTGGATAAATTTCTGTAAGTAATCTTCTAAGTAATGTAATTTCATCTCCATCAATTGCATAATTACTACACATAACCGAATGTTCTGTACTTGGACTTCCATATGCTACATCTTCTTTTGTACATAACCAACCTCTATGCAATAGTCTCCAAAATTTCCACATATATATTTCTTGCACTTTACAATATCATTCTCTCAGATTTTCTTGTCGTACTTGTCGGTAAGTCCTGTGTACTGGCATAGCGTGTCAGGATCAATCAAGTCATTAAATATATTAGTTCCATTACAAATCAGATGTTTTATCGGTTTACCATCTTCTGTTAGCGGATTGGTAATATATGCATACTGACCTTCCACACATTCTCCATTATCTATTCTCTTTGCTTTAAAAAGGATTTCTCTGTCATCTTTATTTTTCACCTCATAAAATCAATTTAAAAATTCAATTCCAATCCCATCCGTAATATAATAAGCTGTATCAATATCCATGTGTTCACTATATCCCGTAATTGTTCCGTTATCATACGCTTTTTCTACGATTAAGGTATCTAAATAACGTCCTGCTGGGGTTGTGATCTTAATACGACATCCATCTTTAGTCTTGCGTTTGCTTGCAATTTTAATTAAAACTTCAACCATCTCCTCTGTCATTCTTCCACTCTCCTATTCCACATTCCCCTAGCCGTAGCTTCTAAAGCACAATTTCGTGTTGCAACTCCGCATTCCTCGCAGTACACGAAAGCTGATATAACTTCTTCTCCGAACCCATGATTAACTTTAAGACTTGCTTCTCCATCGCAAAATGGGCATTTCTTTAATTCTTCCATGTCATTCACTCCAATCTAATCTCTGTCCACAATCCAACAACAGCTTGTGTTCTGTCTTTCATTCATCATTTCTGCCAATAGACAATTGCCACAAGTCGGGCAAGTGTAATGTTTTTGTTTCCCAAGCCAACCACCACGAATTTTATTTTCTCTAGGTTTCTTTGGCAACTGCTTTTCCAGTGCTTCGATTGCAATTTTGCATGGTTCTTCACCTATCCACACTATTCCTTCTATTTTTCCCATCAAATTTATATTTGATTGAATATACCCACTCAAATACTCTATCGCTTCTTTAACTTTCTTCTCTTCCATATTTATAATCACTCCAATAATTCTTCTCCAAATCTATCACCAACAATCCCAATCATTTCATCTAGTGAAATTTCATGGATATCACGGAATATCATATATGCATGCTTATTTGTATGATAATTGCTCAATCTTACCTCAAATTCGTCATTGTATGGATAATATCGTATTGAAGCTATCACTGACGGATTATTTTTTAAAAATTGTTTAACTGTTCCGTCCATCTTTAATTACCAAAATCCCTTCGTCGATTAACATATTTACTGTTCTCAACAACTCTTCCTGTGTTTTAAAATCATTTTCACAATCAATATCTTCTTGATGATAAAATTTATCAAATTTATAAAAACACATTCCTCCATAGCAACTACAACGTACATGAATTCTTCTGTTATAATATGGTTTATCATAAATGCCAATCCAAATATCGTTATCTGTTCCATATTTTACATCATCATCTGTCCCGATAATTCTATTTATACACCATGCATTGATAACATTATTTCTCCAAAACAGTGGTTCCTTAATTTGGGACTCATCACCAACTTTGAGTTTTCTAATTTTCTTCATTGTTAAGTTGTATTTATTTTCTACTTTAGGCTTTCGCATTTCCTATCTCCTTTCAAGTAATTAATCATCAAAATTTGCTGGATTCATAGAGCAATTTTCACATGCATCAATCCACTCTCCATTTTCATCTACGTAATAATCATCACCATAAATTCTACATTCGTCACAATGATCATATAAATCATCTAAATAATCGTAATTACACATTTTTCTCCATTTCGTTTATAAACAAATTTTAACCTTTTTATCTATATGCTTTTTTAATTTCTTCTAAAATTTCTTCATCTGTTTTTCCATTATTAAAAGCATCAATTACAGTATCGGGCAAAGATTTGTCGGCATCATAAAGTTTCATTTGAATACGTTCGTTTGTTTGACAACTGCATATCCCCAGAATAAATTCATTCTTATCAGAATCATAATTTGTGTAATATTTTAGTGATGATGCATTTTTTATAATTCGTTTAGCCTTCTCTCCATCTTTTTCAGACAAGCTTCCTTTATTAACTGATTCATTTATAATTTTAAGTACATTTTCTTTTTCATTTAAGCTCATATTTAACCCCTTTCTACTATTCATACAATTTTCCGTATCCTCCAAAAACGTAAAACTATGTGGGAACTCATGATGTATAATATGTTTCTTATTCCTAAAACACTTCATATTTTTGCAATCTGACATACAAAAAGTAATATCTTCGCTTGCCATAACCAATTACCTCCATAAAATTACTCATTTCTATTTACCGGTTTTCCACTTAACAAGTTTCCATCTTTATCTCTGTCGTATTTCCACATCAAATAACTACACCAATTATCATTATCGAAGTCACTCATGTTGAAAAACGGATCTGGATTATCTATAACATATTGCTTGTCAAATCCTTTGATTTTCACATTCACATCATTTACAAAGACTCTTTTTGATAGTCTACAAAACCACTTCATAAATTCTTGAAATGTATCTTCAAATTCTCTGTCACGTAATGCAGCATCAACAACAAGAATATAATCATCTTGTGTATGTAACCAACCGCGCTTATAACTTCTTCTTCCTCTTGAATCTCTTAAATTATTTGTTCTCTCGAAAAATTCATCACTACCGCTTGAACTATTATGTCCTCTTTTTTGAATCACATATACTTCCATATCTCTTTCTGATCCAGTTACAACCGGAAGATGATCAAGAACAGTCTCAATCTCGTGTTGTGTCCTTCCTGGAGGAGAAGCTACAATTGTTCCATGTACATAAGTCCAGCTACTCATTTTTTACACCTCTTTCATTTATATATTTTGGGATTGTAGATAAAGGATTCGAACCTTTACTTATGTGTCACGCTGCATCGTGCTACCATTTACACTAATCTACAACTTTTAGGATGAAAAATAGGTCATCACCACTTAAGAAACATGTTTACATATTAAAACTTACAAGAAACAATTTTTCATCTTTTTCAAAAATAAAAAGCGAATTAAATTATGTAACCAAAAACAATTTTTTATTTGAAATTTAGGATGAAATAAAAATGAATAAAACAAAAAAGAAAATTACAAATTAATTGCAAGTTATATTTCTCTTAAAGTAGTGATAACCTAAATGGATCATCCGGGACTCGAACCCGAAACCGATCGGTTATGAGCCGATTGCGCTCACCATTGCGCCAATGATCCTTATTTTGTGCTACCATAGCAGCACATTTTTTTAATTGAAACTTCTATAAAAACCTCCAGTTTTATCAATGCTCCTACAAACCATAGATTCAATTTCTCGTTTCATTTCTTCTCCACATTCCTGACACATATGTCCTTCTCCAACGTATTCCTTCATAGACATGGTAATAATTTCTTTGTGTCCGCACTTAGGACAATAAAATGGATAATTCATATTGTTTATTTCTCCTTTTCTAACTTTTTCTTCCCGCTAATCTCTTTTACAAGATTCACCAAATCTAATAATTCATCAAGTTTCTTATCAATCAAACGATTAAGTTCTTCTATTTTATTAACTCGTTCTTCTTCCTCTACCCTATTCATGTACGCATCCATATTTGCAACACCAACCACCTGCGCTGTAGATCTTTTACCGTATTCTTCCAGCAGCAAAATCTCTTTTACTTTTCCCAATATTCGTCTATCTTTACTTCTTGCATTAACAACTACAAGCGCATTGTCCAAGTTTGCGGTTCTAAGTAATTCATATTCTTCCTTATACAATGCAAAACCATAATCTTTATCGTTCCAATCTTCTAACAAGTTTACAATCGCTACTAAATCATATCCTGTCATTGTTTATTTCTCCTTTTAATTTAATAATGCTTTATCAATAATTTGGAAATTAGCTCTATGTATATATAACGCTTTTCCATCAATCATTAACTTTGTCATTTTAGGCAAATCATCTGGGATTTCCCAATATACTTCTTCTCCAGAATATGCTGTAATAGGTTGTCCGAGCTGTGACTTAATAACGACTACTCGCGACTTTCCAAACATATTCTTATATTTATTTACAAATTCAGCTACGATTGTATTATCAGACAATGATCCATCTGTCATACTTTTAATTCTCTCTTCGGTAAAATCAACTTCGCTATTTAGTCCATCCTGTACAAAAATACATGTATCTCCACAACTTTCAATTTCCTTACCATCAATTGTAATTGTTATAACAGACGATAAATCATAATTTGTAGTTTCTGATCCATCTTCATTGTAACTTTTTGATTTAATTTTATTACCAGAAATATTAATCTTGTCTCCTGACGCTTCTAATACTTTTGAACCGTAATTATCATATGTATTAACTTGGTAACTATTTCCTACCAAAGCACCTTTAATATTGTTGATCTCAGATTCCAACATAGAACAACCTGTGCTTGCACATAGCACCCCAACTAAAAATAACATTACAAAGTTTTTCTTAATTTTTTTCATGATTCATTTCTCCTTTTAATTTTTATTACCTATACACAAAGTTCTATATATGTTGAGTTATAAATTACAACAACACACAAATTCTTATTTTTATAAAAAATCTAAAACCTTTTTTGTCGGAGTCCAATTATCGAATTCCATTTCTCGCAGTTCTTCCAAAGAAAAAGAAATTATCTCTCCGTTCTTTGCTTGTTCAAAACTCTCATCTAATTTTTCCAAATATTCTTTATTTGCTTCTAATTTCATAATTCTTCCTTTCATTATGTGACATAATTAATCTATCTCGTTCGCCAAAACTTCTACCATTTCTTTTTCTTAGGTTTTCAATCCTCATATTCATATAAATTACATCGAAATTGTTTTTGATGAGGTATCTCGTATGAGCAATTTCAATCCTCATATTCATATAAATTACATCGAGTGGAGCGCGGACAAAAGCATATAAAACGGGAATTTCAATCCTCATATTCATATAAATTACATCAGCAAAAATACACAAATATGACGCATCTCTTTTATGTAACTTACATAATTTTAAGGTTATAAAAGCAATATCTGTTTTCATATATGTAAATAAATAATTACTACTCACTGATTTCTTTTATCTACTTTAGTACGAATACTCCATATAATTTATGTTCACTTCCTATTCGCACTCGGCGGCGTTGAACCTGTAACCATTAAATATATGTATTTAAGCTATCTGCTTTTTATATTCTTTTTCTTTAGCCATATTCAAAATATTAATCGCTGCATTAACATCTCTATCATGAATTGCTCCACATTCGGGACAAACCCAGCCTCTAATTTTTGTGTCCTTTGTTTTTACATTTACAAAACCACACTTACTACATGTCTGTGTAGATTTCTGATATTTTCCAATTGCAACGACCGACACACCATATTCTTCCCCTTTTCTTTTTAATAAAGTAAGAATTTCTCCCATTGCTGCATCAGATAAATTATCATTTCTTATTCTTGCTTTTTTTGACATACACATCCTTTACCGACAATGTTTCTATTCCAATAAAATTCGATCTTCTTATAACTTCCAATACCATATTCTCCATATGATATTTTCTTTGCCGGGTTACCTTTCTTTCTAATTTTGCTTTCTTAATTTTTGTTTCTATGTATCTTTTAGACGGCTCTAAATTAATATCCTCTTTTCTTAATTCTCTCAATTTTTCTCGAAATTCTATATTGCTATACCCTTGCCGTCTGGATAACTGTCTATTCAAAATTTCTCGATGTTGTCGAACACTTCCATCTTTACCATTTTTAAATCTAGGATTATCATATTTTGTACCATCTGATAAAGTCATTAACGTTGAAATACCAACGTCAATTCCTATTTCTTTTTTCTCTTCTTCAACTTTTACAATTTTATAAACATCCTTTAAACACAACTGTAAAAAATAATCTCCGCAATTATCCTTTTTAACAGTTGTTAATACTTGTTGTGTTTTATGTAAATTTGCATATTCTTCAAAATCCATTCCGCATGAACAATCAAATCTGATATTTTTTAAATACCCTTTAACTCCTCTAATTTTTACCTTACCAATTTTAGCCAAATTAAAATATGCTACATTTTTATTCTCTTCGCTGAAACTCATTTTTCTCATAGTTTCTTGATATGTATAACTTGTTCTCGGATGTTTCTTTGAATAATATGGAGGTTTACTATTTTCGATCGGTCTTTTAACGCCATTACCGTTTGTCTTTTTATTAGAATTTTCTCCACTTACCTGAGCATCTAATCTCTTCGATAAATCACACAAAAATATGCCATTCTTACCCGACAAAGCACCCGCCGGGATTAATTTAATATCTTCATTTCTACTTCTTAGTACATCAAGATATTGTTTCTTTGCCATAGAATTAACATCCGGGAAATGTACGGTTTGTCCTTCGTTATTTTGGTCTGGTTTTTCAATTGTGTTAATTTTATTTTCAAACATATCGTAAACAGCCATATTACACGCCTTATGTAAAGCCAAAATTATTCTATCTATTAATTCACTCTGTTCTTTATTCGGATACATTCTAAAATTGAAAGTATACACCGGGATTTTTATGACTTTTTCAACTAACATTTAACCAAACCGTTACTGAAAACTTATAAAAAGTTATAAACTTTTATGTTTCATTCCTACTTCAGCGAGTATGCTTTCGTGTTGACAAGTCAATCACTACTTACAAGTTCTTGTACTCTCCATAGGCGTAAATTCCTGACTAACGAATCAGTACATATCTGTATTAACTTGAAAGTGTTATGCTACAGATTGTTGTTTTAAAACATTTTCTCCATACATTTTAAGATTCAAACTGGCTTGATAGTCTCTATCTATAACATTTCCACATTCACATTTATAGATTCTGTCTGACAGTTTTAAGTCTTTTTTAATACTTCCACAACAACTACATAATTTAGAACTAGGAAAGAATCTATCAGCTATAATTACTGGAATGTTATTCCATGCTGACTTATATTCAATTTGCTTCCTAAATTCGTAAAAGCATTGTTGCTGTACTGCTTTGGATAAATGTTTATTCTTCATCATTCCACTTACGTTCAAATCTTCAATACATATAAAACTTGGTTTTCGTTTTATGATTTCAGATGTTGTTTGATGTAAGTAATTTTGACGAATATTCGTTAATCGTTTTGTTACTTTTAAAAGTTCTTTTTCTTTTTTTATAATGTTACATGTTTTACAGTAAATTACTCCTTTCTTATTTTTCTCATATCTTCTTGATATGAAACGCTGTAACCTACGTTTTCTTTTTTCTAATTTATTTACTGTAGTTGTTTTATTTATGTTCTTATAAATATTCCCGTCGGAACAAACTGCTAAATCCTTAATTCCTAAATCTATTCCAATTCCATCATTTAATGGAATAGTAGTAGAGTCTTCTACTTCAATTCCAACAGAAATATACCAATGCAATCCATCATAAGTAAAACGTGGATTCATGTATTTACAGTTGGTTGGTATTCTTCCTTTTTCACAAAGCCTAATCCAATTCAACTTCTGCTTATTTTTCTTTTTGCTCATGGAAAATCCTTCGACTTTCACATGTGTATCGCTAAACTGAATCTTAATATTATCCTGATAAAAAGACGGGCTGGAATGTTTTCTACTCTTAAATTTAGGATACTTACATTGTCCTTTGAAAAACTTCTTATAAGTATTACAAGCGTCCTTAATTGCCTGTTTCGTTACGTTATTGCTAACTTCACTTAGCCATTGATGCTCTGATTGTTTCTTTAGCTGTGTAAATTCTTTTCGTAATTCATTGTCTGATAAGAATTTATTCCCTTGCTTGTAATTTTCTTGTTCTCTTGCTATAGCCCAATTATAGGCAAATCTTGCGCATCCGGCATACTGAAATAGTTTAGTCAGTTGCTTGTTATTTGGACACAGCCTCACTTTTATTGATTTTATTATTTGTTTCACTTCCTTCCTAAATTAGTTCTTTTACTAACTTTCTAGCTTTATTTGCACGTTTGCCTTGTAATTTACAGCTAAAAACTGTAATAATCTGAACCAAGTCTTCTACAAGTTCTTGTTGCTCTGCTTTTCTGTATTATCAATTATTTCTATGTCACAGTTATATAAACTTGCTATATATTCAACTAATATAAGTTATAAAAACCAACACTTATTTATAACTTTTTACAACTTATTTTCAACTGATCATTTCCTCCATTTCTATTTGCGTTAATTTAAATTTTGTTGTATACTACTTTGATGACAACCGCCACATAAAGAAAATCACTCTAATTTAAATTCATGCGATATATTTTCGTCTGCATGAAACCAGGAGGTGATTTTATGCTGAATCATAATATGATTCATGTTGATGCTTATTGGCGGTTCCGGCTGCAAAAGTGGGAATACGTCCATGAGCATTATCGCCATTATCCTAAGAGATAATTGACGAAGTGGCGGTTGTCGCATTACAATTCATTTCTTGTAATGATTGTCCGTGAAGGACTTCCATCTCAGGAATTTTTACACACAATATATAGTATTTGCATTCATTAAAAGCCGCTATATATTGTGTTTATTTCCGAATGAAATCGACATTTCAACCTAACTACAAAAACGTTATCGACAAGATGCACAGATTTAAGATTCCGTGATAAAAAACGGACGAACCCCACGACCATCCCAGCCGCAATCGCAGTAACTCATGTTCCCACCACCGCCGACAACCCGAACACAGGAAAAGTCCTTTCTTGATGGTGTCTGGTTTGGGGTTGACAACCAATATGGACAATCAATCAACGGTAATCTATTTCCGCATTTCCTAAATAAATCAAAATTTGGAATAGATAACACATCGTATTTAACAGAACCATAATCATCAAATCCATCCATGCTAAGTAAGTTATTTTCAAACGAAACAATACTATTTCCATATTTATCTTTAATATCTTTTGTAAGTTTGCACCCTTCAAGATATTCTCTTACTGAAGATTCTGCATAGTTATTATTTCTACCAAAATTCATGCGTGCAAGAATTCCATACATAAAATGATATTTCTTTCCATCCATTTCAATGTTTGTCCAATAATAGCCAAATTCCTCTGTAAAGTTTTTCTCCATAAAATCTTTAACTGATTCTCTAAATTCTTCTTCATATCTTTCTGGATCGTTACTATACCAATCTGGGACAATATCTTGGTCAACTCTGTACTCCCATTTAGAGATATCTGAAGTGATAATATATTTTTCTGGCGGTATTAATTCTGCTCTCACAAATTTCTTTGAAGCATTAAATTCATTATCTTCTACCTCTAAACTTTCAAGTAAACTTGAATGACTTTCATTTCCTAAAGGTGCTAATACCACTCTGTTTTTAAAAATAATTCCACTTTTGAATTCACACATACTATTTTCTCCTTTATTTATTTTTCTTCTTTCATATGTACCTGCACATCAATTTCTTTACCATTTCTTCCATCATTAATCATTTCAATTTCACCTTTGTACTCAAAAATACATCGCCCATTTTTTGTCACGAGTATTCTACCTTCTGTACACGGTTCCGGCATTTCGACAATAATTGGTTTTGGATCAATATACTCTTTCTTCTCGTCTCCACATGATGCCAATACACATATAGATACAGCTCCTCCAATTAGTAAAGCACCTTCTATTCCAATACCATGTTTCTCTCTTTTGTATTTATGTTTTTTCTTACTCACACATATCACCTCCTAACTTGCCAGTTGATATTTATTTCTGATAAATTCATTAAGATCATTAATCATATATGTATAATTCTTTTTTTGATTTTCAATATATGTAGAATTTCTATCAAAGAAGCTTACCATCCACGCAGGAACTTCTTCATCAAGCTCATTTTCAACACTATATGCAATTGCAGCAAGTAATGATTTCATGTTACCTTCATCAAGAAGTTTTGATGAATTATCTACTTCCACAGACCAATCTTCAAGCAACGATTTGTAAAATTCAATATCATCTTCGATGACGTCTTCTTTTACATTCTCTTTAATAAAATCAATGATAGTTTGTTTTGGATCATACTCGTCCAACACATCAAATATTTTTTCATTTGTATTATGTAAAAACTCATCCATAAGAGAAACTAATATGTCTATTTTTTCTTTTAACGTTGCCTTGTCTTTAGTATTTCGATGCTCATTTAATTCATCAAAAGAAATGTTGTTTATCTTTTTTGAATGCAATACTTTTTTAAACTCCTTAATAAACTTTAAAAAATTACTATCATCTAATCCATATTCCGTAAACTTTTTAAATACAGAAACCCAAACGGCTACATTTTTAGGAACAAACACATCTGTAAAATTATCTTTGCAAATATTTTCAATCCTACTTAAATACTGGTCAATTGCTTCAAAATGTTCTTCTGTTGCTTTTTCATTTAAAAATTTACTCATGTCTTTTGCAGCTTTTTTCCAGTTGTTAAAGAAAAATGTTGTCATTACAGATTCACATACCAACCTCTCATAAGTTCCTTTAGACCGCTCGCTACCAGAGCAGCTTATACAATTTTTAAAGAATTTATTCTCAGAAATAGTCCTGATTTTCCGTGCATATAAATCAATATAAGTAAATGCCTTCTGAGACTGATTCATCCCTCTATGGTTATTATACCTTCTCACTAGGCGACTAATTTGTGCCATCGTACAATGCTGGTGTATAGTAATATCAATTTGGTAATCATCAAACATTTTCTTTAGTTCAGGTGGCAACATCTCGTATGTTTTCCTTCTTAGGTCGTATTCAATTGACTCCCAAATAACCTTTCCATTTTCATCTTTACAAATATTATTATTTTCATCCTTCATTTTTCTTTGATATTGAATAAAAGGTTCTTCCAAAGAAGGTGTTATTTTATAATTTCCATATCTAAATTTAATCAGAGCAGAACTTCTTTGCATTCCATCTACAATATATTGCTGAACGACATCTTCTTCTAAATCTTCCTCACCTAAGATAATTGGCGGAATATAATCATCTGTTAGCACAGTTTTAATGAGTTCATTCACCATCACATTTTCCCAGCAAAACATCCTTTGTACGTCTTGATTATCGCTAATATCCTCTTCTACGATTTTTTCTAAATATGATTCTAAAGACAACGTTCTCTTTCTGATTTTTTTTGCCATGATTACATTCCTCCATTTAATTATTCTCGTAATAATACTTTTACATTTTCATATAGTTTCATCGTGTCTAAAATTTTATCTTTGTACTCTTCCCTAGAAATATGTAATTCTGATAAAATTTCATTTTCTGTATATCCGGCACACATAAGGTCTACAACCAATTGTTGACTATAAGATAATTTACTTTTATAAAGTTCTACTCTATCTGTGGTTGGATATAATTTATTCATTATTTCTCTCTCTAAATTATAATTAGAGGAAATAATCTCTTCCAAAATACAATCCTCTTCCGGATCAACTTTCATATGTATAGAAACATTCGGAATAATCGTAGGGTTTCCCTTTTCATCTTTTATGATATTCCCAATAAAATCTCTTTCCAAATTACATCTCTTAAATCGAAAATTATCTCTAAACCATGTTCCAGTTCTCCGTCTTAGATTCCCATAAAAATAAGTATTAAACTTACATTCTTTGGAATCATCATAGGAATTAATACTCTCAAGAAAAATATCAACAGCACGATCATAAAAGCTCTCCCAATGTTCTTTTGGAATATTTCTAGCTTTTAAAATCTTGTCACAAATCTTTCGAAGTTTTCTCATATTGTTACCACAGTATTCATTTGCGATTTGATTCTTCCACTCCTCTTTATCCATTCCTCATCACCTCTTTTCTTAATCTTCTATTCCCTCAAACGGATTATCTTCTTCTATGATTCTCATAGTAAAATGTCTCGTGCTTAACATCTCAAAAGTTTTTTCAATATTTTTTAGATTAATTGATCCTTTTGTGTTTGTTATAATTGACTGGACTACAAGAAGCTCGTCTTTAATTTTTCTACGTTTTTGTAAGACCTCTTTGACCTTTTTATATTCTTTATAGCCATCAGATCCACTCTTCCACTTTTCAAGTTCTATTTCGTGCATAGCGTTAGACAATTCTTTGTCTACGTTAGATAATTTTTTATGTAATTCACTTCTTCTTTTCCTGGCTTCACTAAATAGAACATCGCATGATTTTGATAATTCCATCCATTTGGCTACTTCTTTACACGGTTCATAATCTTCACCATATAATACTGTTTTTTCACATTTACAATCATCAGTTTTGTGATTGTTACATTCATTTTTTGTAACTTTTTTACTTCCTCCGGGAGAAACACATCTAATTTTAAAGCGGAAGTTTTTTAGGACGCTTGGAAGGTTGTTTAATATATTTTCTGCCTTCTCTTTACTAAAAGAATGCGCCTCTTTTTTACCACATGTGACTGGTCTTCCTTTTTCGTCTAAACTTATGGAAATTTTTCCATTTGTAATTATGTATTCCACTCTTTCACCACCATTAACATAATTCTAAAAGCAATATTCTCTCTTTTTATTCTTTTCACATAAAAAAGAGTGCAAAAATAACACCTTTCGACTAAACGTCAAAAGAATAAAATATTAACTTCTCCTTATTTAATTGTAAAATTTGGAAATTAATGGCAGAAATGCTTGACACTAAAAATTAAATATGTAAGAATACAAGTGTATAGCACTTATGCTATCGTTTGTGTTAAGAGGATTTACTTAGGAGGTGCGCCAACACCTATGATCAAGTAGATCCTCTTTTTTATTGGTAAATTTTACAATATGAATAATATCACAAACATACGTTCTTGTCAACCTATTTCAGAACAGATGTTCGATTTTCATTCTTGTTGTGGAAATAAAAGATTATTTACAATGTTGGGGTCTTTTATCTTCTTGCCGACTTCCAACGACAACACACCAAAATAACTATTATCTTGATATAATATTTTATTTGCTAAATCAATTAATTTCTCACTTTTTTCTTTAGAAATGCGCCTACTCTCATGCACAAAACATGTCCTCTTTATAGAATCCCATATTACATATTCACCAGGCGATTCGTCTATCCTACGTTTAGCTTCTTCTTTTGTAATGATCTCAGATGTTGTCACTATCATGCTAATACTTCCTCCCAATTTATTTCTTCACCATAAAAAAATGAGTTATAACATACCTTATTTATCATGTTTTTATGATTTTGATTTGTAACCCTACCAAGTTTACGTAAAACTTCCTCTTTACATATAGTCATTGGCTGCTCTCCCAAAACCATTGAGTATTTGGACAAACCATTTTCAGACTCAGCCTCAATACATCCGTGTACCGGCATATACAATTTTTTGATAACATGAGTTAAAGGCATTATAGTAATTATACTAGCATGTTTTGTGCCAGATTCATTGCTCACAATAACATATGGTCTTTTCTTACCTTGAACAGAACCAGATGCTGTTTTTATTTCAGCTTCTATAATATCATATCTATGCAATTCCATATGTACTTTCTCCTTTCTCAATTATGTAAACTATAAATACCTTCCTTTGATGTTTCTTATTATATACTTAACTTTATATATTGTCAAGTATTTATATCAAATATTTTATATATATCTATTTTTCAATATATATGATATAATACATATAAAGCGAGGTGCAATATATGAAGTTAAATATACAAGATAAACTTAAAGAAAAAAATATGACTAGATACGAATTGGCAAAACGTATTAATGTAACATATCCAACGATTCAATCCATATATAAAGGAGATTCTACAAGTATTAAATTTGAGATACTTGAAAATATATGTAAAACATTAGAATGTTCACCAAATGAAATAATAATAACTGATGATCCTGATCTTAGACGTATTTACGCCAACTATTCACATACAAAAAACTTTATCAAAAAAGACGATACCAATTAAGTATCGTCTTACATATTATATATCCACTAATAATCTTTGACTTGCATCGACTGTTTTGCTCTTCTGGCAGCAATATCCCAACTCACTTCTACACCTGTGTCTATGCAATACCATAAATTATTTTTCTTATCTTCTTCTAACACAGTCCAGCACCACAATTTTGATTTGTCTGGATGTGGGCTAAGAATTATCCTTCTTTTGTTATTCATCTAAACCACTCTCGTTCCATTGTTTATATTCACCTAGTCTTCGTATATAATTATCAAATTCAGGAACAGTAAAATCCAATTCTGAATGCCTTATTGGGAATATAATGCCTTTGTTAATTAACTGCGCTCTTGTAGGTGAAATTGTTTTTACTTTTTTGCCCAAGTTTTTTGCTACATTTGAAATTGTACATGGAAGTTCACCACATTTTACCATTGCAAATATAAATCTTTTTTCTCCATCAGAACATCTTTCGTATCTAACTTTAAAAAATCCAACGTCCAATATTTTTAAAAAATCATTCATGCAATTTTCAATATGTGATTTTTGAATCGTTTTTTCATTTGTATTATTATATACAACCTGACAAAGCTGCTGTATAAAAAACGGGTATCCTTTTGTTACATCAACAATCTTGTCAATCGCATCTTTAGAATATTCAACAGAAAATTTTTTCGCTGGTTCTTCAATCGCCTTACATGACTGTTCATATGTTAATGAACCTATTTCTTTATATACAAATAGTCTTTCCGAATATGATTTTTCTTCAGATAACATTTTGTATATTTTAGGTAAACCTGCACCAACAATCATTACTGGATAACCAAGTTGATTTGTACGATGCAACGCTGCAATCAGCGATCCTAATTCTTTCTGTTTCATGTATTGAATCTCATCAATAAAAAAACATATAGGTATTTCTGTTTTATATGCTATTTCTCCGATATTTACAAACACTTCTGTCAAACTTTGTGTCAAACTATTTGATTTATACAGTTCTTTTTCTTGTAATGATAATGAAAATGTATTATCGTTTGCATCAAACGATACAACTAAAGATTTTATCGCATCTAATGGCTTTTGTATAAGATGCTTAAATTTTTCTTTTGCACTAACTTTTCTCAGAAATGCTTGTGAACAAGTAGCTATTTGAGAAATAAAATCATTTCTCTCTTCAACCTCAATATGTCTGCAAAATATATCTTTTTCTTCCGCAATACCTTGTAACTTATTAATAAGAACAGTTTTCCCAACTCCACGCAAACCGCTAAAAACAATAGATGGCGTTGGTATATTCATAGATAATGCATTAAACATTTCTTCTACACTCTCTATGTCTTCATCTCTTCCAGCAATATACATTGGCATCAATCCAGCTCCAGGTCTATATGGATTTATTTTGAACATAAAATCACCTCCCACCATATTATCACATGTATTTACGTCATAGTCAATATGATTACGTTAAATTACGTTCTCAAAAACACTAGACTTTGTGCCGCAAAAATGAAAGTTAAATTTCAACTTTTATCTACTTGTGACAATCACCATTCCTGCTAACTGTTCTGCTTCTAAAATGCATGCCAAAGATTCTATTGTATTAATTTCTTCTTGTAAGTTTGTATATATTACCACAATACTAATTGGAAAATTCTCTGCACTAAGACTTGACATATTTTCATATACAAACTTACAGAATTCATCAACAGAATACTCATTAGAATCTACATGATAACTTTCCATTGTTGGAACCACATACTCATTGTATGAATATATTCTTAAATTATTGAACCTATTCTGTATTGCTTCGACAACAAGGCTTTTCCCAGCTTTACCAGTTAATTTTAACATCTAATCATCTCCTATCCGTCTATTACCATAATTAACAAACTTGTCTTTTCCAACCTCTTTTCTTGAGTTCTGAATAATAATCTGCTTTCTCCAGACACCTACATTTTTCATAAGAAATCATATCAATCGTTGGTTTATGAAAGCATTCTTTTTTCTTTACATCATTTTCAGATAACCATACTTGATGTGATCTGCACCAATATTTTGGGTTAATACATAATTTATTTCCTAATCCCATTCTAGGATGATTAGCATCTGCTATTTTATACTGCAATTACACTCCTCCAATAAAACCATTTTACTCTATGCTGCAATACCCAATACATTGAGGTACATCATATATATCTTTTCCAAACCTTTTAGTACATACATACCGCAGTTCTTTCCAGTTGATTCTTTCGTCTCTTCCAAAATCTTTTGTAACGCTTAAATCTTCTCTTTCAAAAATTTTATCCAAATAATTCCAATATTCTAAAAGATAATCGTACATCTGATCAATAGTGTCGAATTTCATTTCATCTTTCGTTGATTCACTCAACATACCTTTATGCGGTCTATACTTAATCATGTATTTCACCTCCAAAATGAAACTTAGATCTTCTGCGGTGTCACAACAGATTATTCCACCCTGACTATCCATGCCGTCCATATCTATTATACATTTTTCACAATATACGTATGTACTATTACATTTAACCATAATCGTTACTAATTTCCTTATATAAAATCACCAACATCTATTTGTCCTGAATTATATTTTCTAATGCTTTCCTTAAATTCTTCTTGATGTTCTTCGAAGTATTTTCTTTGTTCTTCTATTGTTAAATTCCTACAATCCGGTTTAGATTTATAATGATTACAAAGTTTTTCTTTTAGACTATTATTAAAACAATACAATGTCATTGGTTCAAATCCAGTCGTAGTGTTATATTTTTCTTTATCTATAATCACAATTTCACCTCCAGTTTTCGGAATAAACCTATAGTTATCTATCACATTCACTGTTAATTACTTCATCGTTTATAATTACCTCTCCGTATTGTAACCGAGATCCTTTAACCAAACATTCCAAAGAACAATACAATCCATAATATCCAGTTCTTTTATATGCTTTATCTCCATGCCTGATTTCCCCATCACACCACGCACATGCCATGCGTTTTTGATCTTCGTCCATATACGCTCCTCTGAAATTAATCTTTTATTCTTTTCAAAATTTCTGTAACCTCTTTTACAGTTATATCATAGATCTTTGCAATCATTTTCTTATCTTTACACTTCTCAAACTCTTCTATAACATCATTCTCTGTCCAGTTGTATTCTACTGGCTCGTTCATAAAATTTTCCATCACATTTTCTCCAAAATCCAATTTTCCAAGATGCTTTCCACAGAATCATATGGACAAAACAATTTCCCACTACGCACCATAATCACATCAACCTTTTTCTTATCTCTGTAGATTTTCGTAAGTTCTGTGCTTATCTCATATGTTTGTCCTGTACGAAACCCCATACTTCCGTCTCTTCCAATATATTTTCCTCTCAATTTTATTCCTCCATTGCATATTATTTTAACACATATTACAAATCAAGTACAGCATTTGCAATTGTAGACTCATCCATGTGTACATAATATCTAGCTGCGGTTTCAAGGTTTTTATGTCTTAATTGTCTCTGTACAATCATAATGTTGTTAGTTCTATTATATAAATCTGTTCCAACCCAGTGTCTAAGCATATGTGGATATATTCTCCCATCAGAATATCGTTCAAAAAAACTTGTTATTGCCCCTTTGCTCATTCTCTTGTTTTCGTTTGAAAGAAATAGTGCCTTATTAGTTATTTTTCGTTCTCTAATAAAAATATCTCTCATGGTCAAATATTCTTCAAGATACATTTTTGCACGTTTTGACATATATACTTTGTCATACATCTCTATATTTCCTTTTCCCAAAATCATCATGTATGGTCTATCTTCTTCATACAAGTGCAAATCTGAAATATCCATATTAATTAGTTCTTCTGATCGAATACCGCTTCCTTTTATTAATTGTACAATCGCAATATTTCTGATAACATTAAATTCATTTTTGTTTCCATCATTAACCCTTTTTAAGAATTCTTCCACTTCTTCATCTGTTGGAATTTCTACTTCTTTGAATTTTTTCTCTGACTTATACAAATTTTTAGGAATATACGCAATAACATTCTCATCTACACATTTGTTCTGTCTTAAATAATTCCAAAATGAACTAAATACATTTTTCTTAGTATTGATTGAGTCCAACGAATTAGCTCTGCCTGATATGCCATTCTTCAGCTCATTAAGATATTTGATTACATTATTGCTCGTGATTCCGTTCATATCCTCTTCTACTATATTAGAAATACTGTCCTTCTTGATACATCCATTTGAAAGCATCCAATTTAACATGTCTCTGATATAGATCCAGTTAATTTTTTTTGTGGCTGATGATTTATATCTATCAAAAAAGTCTGCGATAAAATCTGGAACGTTTTTTAATTCCTCAGATAATTTTTGTTCAATTTTTCTTTGCTTTTCAACTTTGTAACACATACTTATTCCCTCCTTTATAATACACCAAATGATTCTGCCAGATCCAATTTGTTACTCAAATACTCTAATGCATCCATTCTTTTCTTAAATTCTTCTGATTTTTCATTTTCAAAATGACTGATTTCCCATACCTCCCCATCATCAGTTCTGTAATATTCTTGTCTTGTCGGTTTATTGTTCCTCGTCAAGTAAGTAAAAACACTTGGATAAATCAGTCTTTCATGTTCTCCAATGGTCAAATCTTCTCTTTTTATTTTTTTCATAACTATTACCCCCATTTCTGCATAAAAAATGACCAGAATATTATTCTCTGGTCTCTCAACTATAAACACTACAAAAGTCGCTATCAAAACGATAACGACTTCTAACTATTTACATCAAATATATATTTTTTAATTCACTTTCCGTAAAATACTTCCATATGCAACGATGATCTTCTTCTTTTATGGAAAATATATATGGAAATAAATCTCCAGTAAAAACAATTGGAACCAAGCCAAGTACAAACACCATATAATCTTTTCCATACTGGAATATTATATCTCCATCTTTATTTCTTATATTAGCAATACATTTAATCCATGTGTATTCTACATCTTGATCTGCTCGAATATTTACTTCCAACATACACATCCAATATAAACATTCTGCTCGAAAATCTTGCTTCTTGATATTGTCTGTGTATAAGATTATATCCTCAATTTCCTTACTGTTACACTTTTGAATTTCTTGTAAATTCATACGACGAAACTTCTCCATACGACCATCACCTCTTATCATGAGTATATCACACATCAAGAAATCATGGCAATTCGATTCATCACCGGGACAGCATTAAACAAATGACATTCTTTCAGATAATACTGTACGACACCTTTCTGAAACACATAGAAATTTCCTTTTCTTCCCACATAACTAACATAGTCCTTCATGTGACTTGTTACCTGAACAAAATACATGTTCCCAATAATAAAATTCTTCATATAAATTCCTTCTTTCTAATATTTTACTTCATTTACATATTCTCTCTTGCGACATAAAAAGAGACTAAATAAATTAATACTTAGTCTCTCAAAAAACACATTATTTTTATAAAAATTACTTTTTATATTTGTTCAGATTTTTCTTGAAAACATAATCTGATCTTTGCTCCGGCGTAAGTGTGCTCTTGTAATGTTCCTCCGGTAAATTAGCTACCCAATTAAGTCCTTTGCAAAGTAAAAAAATTACTGCAATAAATAAAGCTGCTCCCATGATAAATTCCTCCTCTTTTCTTTTCATATTATCATACTTCTACAATTTTCTCAATTAACTTTTCCATATACTACACCACTCCTCATTAAATGAAGAATGCCGTAATATGTCCTTCCCAACTCTTTTGCGACTTCTTTATAGGTTTTATCCGCTTTTAAAAGTAATTTAACTTTTCTCAAATCTTCATCTGTCCACTTTTCTCTTGTGTTACTATATTCATAAGACATTTTTTCTTGACGCACCCATTCAGGTTCTAATGCCAAGGTTCCACATTCATATTTAGACCAGTTTATTATATCTTTATGATTTTCCGTCCATTTCCAAAATTTCTTCAAGTCAATATCATAATGAATGACTCCATTCAGATCTATACTATCATGTGGCATATCAAATTTCTCAATCCATCTTAAAACCACAGATATATCAGTATTAAAGCATTTCGCTAACTGTTTTGCTGAAAATATGTCATAGAATTTGTTAAGTCCTAATTTCGCCGCCTTTTTCTTTACAGAACACACTGATCTCTTTAGTCGTTTTGCTGTAATTTCCACCGGTTGATATAAGTATCTTGATTCCATGTATTTTTCTTCTCGTTCTGTCCACTTTCTTCTATTTGTAGTAATATTTCTATTGGAATTTATGCCAATCCTACCCGCCTTTGCTTGAACAGATTCATAACTTCTTTTGAGTTTTTCTGCAATATCTTTTACAGGATATTGTCCATAATGTTCTTTTAAATACTCTACTTCCTTTTCTGTCCATTCTCTTCTCAAAATTTCACCACCTTACACAATCTCTCTAGGGATATAATCCGCAAGATAATCCTTCTGTCTATCACCAAAACGAATTTTTAAATCTCCAACGCAATGAAATTTAATATTATTTTCTTCAAGAAAACCTTCAAAAATATCTCCAATAGATTCGCAGACGTCTTCACCTTCATTAAATTCTTTGGAAGCTTTCTTCGCAAACATTTCAACCTCTTGCTGTTTATCCAATGGAATCTGATATACTGAAGGTCTTACACCGTAGTATTCTTCATGTTTACAACTGTACGTTCCATCATAGTCTAATACAAATAATGTCCAAATCATAATAATACATAACTCCTTCCTTTTGAAAAAAGATCCTGGATTTTTATTCTCCAGAATCTTCTTATTTATATGTAATATTTTATTGTTCTTTATATTCCCAATGTTTAATGTATTCCATTGCTTCATCAAAATACATCGGGTTCAAATCTTTATAACTACTACCGCAGTTATACAAAGACTTCATGCTATTCCAAAGGTTAACAAAATAACTCTTTGACTTCTTTTTGTATTCGATGGAATGCGCTCCATTCAATAGATAATTAATTCTGTCTTTTGCTGCTTTATACATTTGCTGTTGTTGTTTAGTAGAAAGAGTCATGTTATCAACAACTCGCTCCAACATAGAATTTTGCTCTCCAATCATTTCCTCCATGTTATTGATCTGTGCATATACAATCTTCATATTACAGTTCATATCAGACAACATAGCTTCCATCTTATTTTCTGATGGGGCAATATACCTTCCTGTCTTTCTGATTGACGGAAGAACTTCTGATGTCACCCAAATTCTAAATGGCTTTGCAATAGATTTTCTACTGCGTAATACCAAAGTATAAAATCCACTTTCGCTGATGATATTAGTATTACCACCCTGTAAGCCTAAGTTCAACTTAGTCTTTTCAAAATCTTCCAGACCATTCATAGCAATAGTTGGATTACTATGTTCTAAAATTTTGCAAACATCCGCAGCCACAAACCACGGTTCTCCATCAAGAATAACTGTTCTAATAGTTCCAAAGTCATCATTTTGAAATAATTTCAATTCCGGTTTCTTTTCCATTACTTGATCCATAAATAATCATTTCCTTTCTTTAATTTCACACACCTCTACACAAAACAGCTTTTAGCGTGAGTCAGCTTGTCCTAGCATCGTTTCACCGTACCTATTCTGTAAAGGCTATTCAGTTTTCAATGTGCTTTACATAAGGAAATTTTTGATTGACTAAATCTAAAGAATTGGTATAATAGAAATTAGTCAAACACTATGTTTGGCGGTGCTGAGTAGCGGTTTTCATTGTTTGGTAGACGTTGGAGCCGCTATTCTTTTTTACTTATCCCGTTGAACAATTTTAAAACTTATCTTCTTTTCTATTTTGATTTCTCCATTTACAAAACCAGACATTAAAGCCTCTATTACTTCATTTTGCTTATATCCCTGATTTTTACATTCAATTTTAAAATCATTCTGAATTGATTCCTCAACAGGAGTTGCAAAAGTTTTTCTTGCCATTTGTTTATCTCCTTTACAATTACTATTATACCGTATTTTACTAATTTGTCAATTAGTTTTAAACTATTTTTTAAAAATTTATGAGCTATTTTCTATCTTTCCACAACTCTATCAGCATAACGATCAAAGAAGTCCTTTATGACATATCTATCAAGCTGCCAAAATTTCTTTTTTACTCTGTTGAATGTTTCTTCCTTCATTAGATACAACTTGTCCGTTATTCTTTGATATTTTAAAGCAGCCAGACAATTTCCATATTTTCCTAAGTATCTCGGGTATCCGTTATCGTCTAATTCTTCTTTGTTGCCAACACTGCAAGTACATAATTTACCGCTCTTACTGTTTATGTAAAAAATATATGATATGTCTTTCAATTCGTCATACATATCATCACACCTCCTTTCTCACATTAAAATAGCACCCAAAGATATGTTCTCTGAATGCTTTTAGATCATTTTATTTTCTTATCTGTTGAAATGCGACTTTTATTTCCTTTTTTCTTTTTCTCTAATTCAGCAATTTTGTTTTTATAAAACTTTTCTTTACATTCCAGCTCTTCTTTAAAAGCTTTCGTGCAATTATCAAGTAATTTAATATAATCACTCGGCTTTAAATCACACAAATCTTTATATTTTTCGCACTGTTCCGGCGTACCAATCCTTGCATAGCGATAATATTCACAGTGCATGCGATTCAAAAGTTCTTTTATTCTTTCATCTTCTATACTTTCAATAAATCGTATTACATCTGAATTTTCTATAATATTCAATCCCATTTTGCCTCCATACATTACAACTTCTGTAAGCCATACTCTTATTGAGTCATAACATCCAACAGTTGACTATCGTTTAACTTCTTATAAATACCAAGAAACTCAACATTACCACCCGCTTTCATTTGTCTGTAATTTATCTGTAATGCTGATTCATCTAATGTCCATGTGTTTATTGTACTATCTCTTTTGTCTCGATAAACAATTATGTATTCATACCTAGGATCTAAATCCAGTGTCCCTATCTTCATAAAATATTAATTCCTTTCAATAACATAATATATGTGAGTTATTACATTCCAAATATCATTAGTATGATTGCAGTTCCAACTATGATAAGTGATAGAATAATTAACAACCCCCTTTGTTTCCAATGATTCTTCTTAAAATGCAATGCTATATAAAATAGTACAAAACTAATTATTGCACAACTAATACTTCTCATTCTTTTACCCTTCTTCCTTTCATCATTTGAATACTGTTTATCAATTCCATTCTTCTCCTATACATTTCCAAACTGATATTTCCGGCGCATCTTTCGCACAGATCTAGTCCTAAATTCTGACAGTTAATGTCTGTAAATGGTTCTCCATAATTTAATTTGCCCATGCGATAATATTCTCTCTCGATACCAAACACGTCTTTCTTCTTTGCTTTTGGAATTTCTTCTCCACAGCAATCACAAATTATTTTTTCTACTTTCACGCTTAATCTCCTTTCTTGAAATGTAACTTTCTTCTATTAAAACTATCATATAGCTATTCCATATTCTTATACCTCTTCCGGATAATAATCATACCAATCAAAAGTATTGTTTACTTCATCTGGTATATCATCCATAGAAGAATGGCTTCCTACAAGTTCAACTGTATATCCCTGTTCTTCTATCAAACCATACGCTTCGTCAATTTCTTCTCCATCTACTTCTTTCCGGCAATTCAAACGCAACTGCTCTTCAATCAATCCATCCGTAGCATTTGTTTTAATAATTTCAAATTCTCCTAGCATTCCTGATGTGAGACAAATCAGCCTATTGTTAGTCTTCTTCATAGTGATTATCCTTTCTTCCTAAGAAATACGAGTTTTATCTATTGTGTAAATTTATTCAAGAATCATTTTTACTGTTTTTACAACACAACCTGCAAATTCTTTTTGAAATCGCTGCGTCACATATATGCTTTTTAAAAAGTCTTCTGCAAGTTGCCTCGACTTATATTTTTCACAAAATTCAAAATCATCAATAAAACATGGATAACCACCAGATAAATCATCTATTTTTAAAAATTTTCCATTGCTATTTTGAATTACATTATACTCTTTTCTATCCATATAGCCTATCCTCCGTATTTTACACAATTAACTCAATCATATAATTTTGATACTTTTGTTGTCTATTTTTTCTCAATTGAAACACATAAAGCATATTCATATCTTGGATTCTCTTCATCCATTTCATTATAATTTGTTCCTGTACATATCTTCTCAACACCACATACATTACAGTAATCCGGAAGTGTTCCTAATCTTTCAATCAAACTAGAAAATCTATCTGTAATATAAAAGTGCGAAAATCCTAAATCTCTTACACAATCAACTATATCCTTATATCCATCCTGATATAAATTTGATAAAATCATATGATACTCATTCCACTTGTCTGCAATTTTAATACTTTCTACATATGCATTATAAGCAAGTGTATTGCATTTTTTAAATTCTTCTTTTGTAATTTCTCTCTTGTAAAATGCTCTATATTTTCCCAGTAATTCAGTCATAATACCATTCTCCCATTTTCTAATTTGATTCTCATACAATTTTTCGAAAAGAAATTATGAATAAAATTTTTAGGAAGATTATTTTCAGACCATTTAAGTTCCATATTTTCTGTTTCATATAGGATATCAATTACATTTTCATCCGTATCTTCTATTACAAGTGCAGTAATTTTGTTCTCTCCTAATTTCCATTTTTCTACAAAATTAATAACAATAGAATTAAATTTTTGTTCTGTTTTCACTTCTGCTAACAGCGTATAACCCGTATGACCATTGTATAAATCTAAATAGTCATAGATTGTTTCTAAATTTGATTTGTTTCTTTTTTCAGTTTCTAATTTATACAATCTAAACATTCTTATTTTTCCTCCGTTGATTTTCTACATAAGCCTTTCCCATATCGCCAATCAAATTTAATCTATCTCTAACTTCACATGCTTCTTTTTTTGTTTTATATACACCAAAAACATATTTGTGACAATCTTTTGTGCCCTGTATCGTTTTTGGTGAAATATCAACTATTACTTTCCAGCTCATATTATTCTCCTCGCTTTATTCGTTATTCTAATAAATTAATTTGAAATTATCTTTTTATTCCTACAATCTGATAAATGTTTCTTCTGTTATGTTTCCAGTTAAGTCCAAACCAAATGAGACACTATCAATAATTTTCTTCTTTATACAATCATCTGTAATAATGTGCATTGCGTTTTTCTGTCCTTTTGTCATCTTGTAATACGGCAGCGTAAATTTAAACCTTTTAGGATAACTTTTGATTTTTTCTACTGCATCTTTATACTCTTTCGATTCTTTAAATTCTATTCTATTCATCTTCAATCCTCCCAACAAAATCATTCTTTAATCCATTTATTTCTGTGATAGTTCCCCCATACTTTTCTATACTCCCATTCTGTAAGTATAGAAACTCCGCCTTTTGTTCTTATAATAAAAAAATATTTTCCTTCTGATTCAAATTTACTAATAAATTTAAACATCTATTCTTTCTCCTGTTCTTGACATTATGACGGACTAGACTATGTCTAGTCCTGATTGTCGACTTTCTTTTACATTATTTAACAGATACACAGATCGAAGATTCTAAAGAACAAAACGGACGAACCCCACGACCATGCCAGTAGCAACCGTCGCAATACACGTCCCCACCGCTGCGGACAACCTGAACATAGGAGGATGAATATCCTTCATTTGTGCTATCGGGTGTGTCTAACCAAAATGAATTCTTGTTCTCTTCTCTAAGCATTTCATTTTTTCTTGCCTTTCTATAATCATCAAATGTTCCTAAATGTACTTTACATTCGCATTTTCCATAAGTATTAAGTCCATCCATTGATAATAAATCAACAGTATCAACTAATACATTTTCTTTTCCAAAACCTTTGTAAATATCATTCAAAATATCTCCGCTTTCATCGTTTAGAATATTTTTGATTTCAGACTTACTAAAGTCATTTGATTTTTTATCAAATCTATAAATTTCTTCAAGAAGTTCTTTTCTCCAAACTTTTGTTTTCCAGTTCTCAACATCTTGTTCTACCACATACCATTCATTACCGATATTATCTACAATAATATCGCCAATTTTACACTCATAAAGCTGTTTTAATTGTCTTATTCTTAAAGACTTTCTTAATTCTTCCGTCAATTCAATCACTAAATTATTTCCTTCCACTCTTACGCTTGTTTTGTTTACTTCAATATTCATTACATTACCTCAAATTAAATTTCTTGCCTTCTTATTCTCTTAATAGATTCCAATGTGTTTCTAAATCAGCCGATACCCTTTGACAAGTATCAGCCGTAAAAATATGTAATATAGGTTATGCTGTTCTTGACGTTCTTCTAGTAGTGCGCTTCTTTCCAATAGTTGGGATATTAATATTCTTTTCAATTACACCAGAAAGAAAATCAAACAATGTATCTTGCCATTTATCAGAAATATTAGTGTTGAAATATGTACTTCCTTTGCAATTATTAATCAATATTTCCTCCAGTCTATCTTCTTTCCCTGCGTAGTAAGCATATAATTTGTTGAATACTCTAATTACTTTTGCGCTGTATGCTTTCCCTTCATGGATAGATTTTCCTGCATTCCATTGTAATTTTCCTAAAATCTGAAGGATTCTGTCTAATAATTCCGGATTGCTTCTCGCAAGTCTTAAACCGTCTGAAATGGATGTTAAAAGCCCCACTGGATTCTTAATTGATTTCTGATCACCTTTGATAGCAACGTGATTCTTGTCACAAATTTCTTTTAATCTAATATATTCTGGTCTGCCCGCTTCAATAGCTGCGCCATATGAATCTTGCAAAGTCATTCTTCCCCTGTCTTTTCCTTGGTCAAGAAATAAGTTGATCGCTCTTTCTTCCGTAATTCCGACTAAAACCTCAACTTGAATCATTCTCATATCTGCCATAGCAGCACCATACAGTCTATGCATTCCGTCAATCACGATGAATAAACCATCTTTATATACTACTTTCGGCAGTTCCCACTTATAAGGATCATAATTCTTTCCGATGTCTTCGGCTCTTCTTACGTTCAACATTCTTTGCCATTCCGGAATATGTACTAAAATAGGATTGACTGAAATGATTGTTTTATCTCCATTTCCACGCTTTGCTTTTGCTTCTTCCACTTTGTCTTCGTTGATCTTAATTTCCGTAACAGTTTCATAGCCTCTCAATGTTCTGAGTGCTGTCAATTTTTCTTCTACTTCCTTCGCTGTCAAATATGCTCTTTTCATCTTTTATTCTCCTTTACTTTCTTTTTAATGCCTATTTGTAAGCACTACAAAAGGCATTAGTTGTTATACTGATGCCCTCTAACTGTTTACAAATATTCAAATAAATAACTGTGGAAATCTTGCGAGTAAGATTCCGGTTACACCCAAAACAATTTGACCGCCTACGTCTACCGGGTCATTAGAAAATAATTTTCCAACGAAAAACATACTAAAGATTACAATGATACCGCATAATCGAATCATCAGTTCTTTTAGTTTCTGTTTTGCTTTCTGTCGTTTCCGCTCTTCTCTTTTCTTGAGCTGTCGAGAGATAATCTCTCTAGTCTGTTCTGTGCTGTAATATTCTTCTTTGTGTAAAATCTTTCCGTTGTACATTGTTGTTACTTCCATTCTTCTATGATCTCCTTTTATAAATGCTTAATATTTCCTACTATTCCCCAACTAGATATTGCCTCTGTCGTATTCAATTTATTCAGTTGTAGCCGTTCAATGTTCCCATTTCCGACATTATATGCATATCTGTATTTCCGTGTATCAACGATTGATTCACTGACAACACGTCTTAAAAATCTATTTGTCATAGTTTAGAACACTCCTTATTCAAACGCTTCTTCTTTGCAATTTAATTTAACGTCTGTTAAAATATAACCCCAAGCTGTTCCATAGTGTGTAATTCCCCAGACATACATGTCAAGAGTTTCATTATAAAACAAAGGATCTTCTGTATACTGTTTAATCATTTCCGCGCCCTGGTCTGATACGATATAATATTGAAAAATTTCTTGATTATATGATCTCTCCTGCTCTTCTTCAAGCTTTTCAATTTGTTCTTGAATAGAATTAATTTCTTCTTGCAGCTTTTGAGCTTCTTCTATTTCTTCATCTGTCAAAAATTCCAAACGATTTTCAATATCAGTGATTTCTTCTTTTAGTGCGACAACTTCTTCAGAATTATCAATAATTCCATTTTCTTGCTCCCAAAATCCAATTTCACAAGTATTTTCCATGATGCTATTATTCAGCACAGCATCAAATGCTTTTGCAAATGTTGCATAGTCAAGATAGCCTTGCTCTTTTGCGTAGTCGCTTGCTTCATCTCCACAAAATGTTGTTCCGTATAATTTGTTTCTCTTCATAATTTCCACCTATAACCTTTCTTATTTTTTATTCTGTTATAACCGTTATTTTAATTTCATAGTTGTTTATGATTTCCTCTTTTATGATTCTGTATTTTTTGTTAGGGAATTTGCTTTTAAATTTATTCATTTTTTCGATTGCTTCTTTGTATGTCTTATACTTTGTTTTAAGTGCTACAAATGTATGTAAAAGCAAGCTATATTCTTCTATTCTGTACATTGTTTAGATCTCCTCTCTTCTTCTTATTCTCTTCTAGTTTCGCTCTTGCTCTTCAGTATCAGACTTTTACCGATAGACTAGAAACGTCATACAGCACAGCCTGTACATTACGGTTTATTCCCTTCTTTCACTTGCTGATTTTCCGCTTATAAGAGTTCTGTACTTAAACAGTGTTATCTGCTCGTATAAGCGCGCTGTATTTGATTTACAATGTGAATTTTTCAAGGTACTCATAACTTAAAACTATTTTATATAAGTTTTTCGTTACGCTTAATGTATCATAATTTTTTCGTTATGTCAATACTTTTATATTATTTTCATAATTATTTCATTATGTTTAATTATAAAAAAAGACACTATGCTTTTAACATAATGCCTAATACTTATGACCATCTGAAAATCTAAATTCTGAAATATATTCACATCCTAATATATTAGCTATCTTTTGAAGCTCTTCTTTTGTGAATTTTCCTCTTTTTAATCGTTGTGTCATATTCGGTTGAGATATACCGAATCTGTCCGCAAGCTCTGTTATATTAATACCAGCATGCAACATTGCTGATCTGATCTGCTCGTCTAGTGTTATTATTTTCCTACACCTCCTAGTCTATATTAAATAATTCGTCAAAAGTGATCTTAACATGCGGAAAATGTACAATATATAATTCGCTCTTGTTCTCTTCCGTCACTGTATTAAGTAAGTAATATTCTGGATTTCCTTCGCTGTCATAGTCAAGTGTATAGATTTCTACTTGTCTTTTTCTCCAGTCTACAATCCAGTATTCATCAATTTCCTGTTGTCTGTATAATTCCATCTTTTCCGTACGGTCATATTTTTCCGTAGATGAAGAAAGAACCTCCATGACAAAACGTGGAATATCGAAAAACGAATTCCCTTTTTTAGCATGTACACGACAATTTATAGAGGCATCAGGAATAACAATTTTTTCCTCGTCCCCCATAGTCCATTTATATTGAACATTGTCCGGATATACACGACAGATATTTCCTTTTAACTGACTGTATACAGTAGCAACAAAATTTGTGATAATTTCCGAATGCTCAATATATGCACCTGACATATCTGTTATAATTGCGTTACTCACAAGATCACTTCCTTCCTTTCCTTATTATACTATTTTCCTGCACACAAGGCAAGAAAAACTATTCGGCTGCATCACAGCGTCGGAACGTGTCCGGTTTATTATTCTTTTCCAAAATGTGCTTTCCCCATCTCATTTGATTTATTGATTTCATTTATTATTTTCTCAGCTTCCTTTTTTGTCTTGTATGTGCCAAAAACATACTTGTGGCAACCTTTTGTTCCTTCTATTGTTTTAGGTGCAATATCAACTACTACTTTCCACATATTTTCCTCTTCCTCCCCGTCGTGCCGATAGGTCAAGCTTCATGTTTTATAAATTTTCCAAAAAAGAAAAATATTCTTTTATTTCTTTTCTGATAGAAAGAAGTTTTTCTTCTTCCTTTTCCAGTTTTTTCTCGTATTCTTTGGCGATTCTGAAACAAGATTGAATATTTGATTCCTCTGTTTCAGATTTCGCCATTTCCAAAATACCATCTTTTGAGTATTTAAAATTTTCTACATTTCTTAAAGCACGTTTTTCTTCTTCTAAAATCTCTAATAATGATTTGTTCATTTTCTTTTCCTCCTTATATATATAATATCAATCCGCTTCTTAGCATATCAAAGAACCATTCCTGAAAGTCATGATATTCTATTTTGTCAGTGATGTCTCTATAGACTTCTTTAAGCTGATCCGTTGTAAATGATCTATCCATTACTTCTGGAAGCGATTCCCGGTTATCTTCAGAAAAGTAATATCCTTCTTCAACTTCTTCATAATTCCTAACAAATTCTTTTAAGTCTTCTAAAGTATCAAACCTTTTATAAAAATCGGTTTCGATCCATTTGCCATCTTTATTGATATATTTTGTAGCCGTCCATTTATGTTTACAACACTCACAGTAAATCGCCGAAAATACGATATTTTCATTTGATGTTTTAAAAGTATACATTGTCTTAATCTCCTTTGCCTGTTTGATTATTTATTCTCTGCTATAAAAATTGCTTGTCAGAGTCATGAACTCATGCCGGGCTGGCTGACCGCATACCGATAACAAGCAAGTTGTATAATCTCAAACTAACTTTTCACTTATGCTCTCATTTTGCTCAAATACATTTCTTTTGTCTTCTGTCTACCTATTGGTAATCTTTCTAGCCTTGACCAGTCTTTGCATTATTAGAATTCAAATTCAAACTAGAGGTTAAAAGGTTTTTTGATTTTTACAATAATGATTTTGTATAATCTGTTTTAACTTGGAGATATACAAGCTCCAAATGCCAGCACAATTATAAGGCATTGCTGATCTTGAGCCTTTCGAAAGTATTAGCCGTTCCGTTGCTATTGCAATTCCTAGTTATTTTTATGTGTACTCCTTGCAACCGTCACATATCTTTCACATTGTTTTACTTCCTGGAAAATCTTAATATGGAAGTATTTCACTTGTAAGGACTTACTCGTGTCGTGCCTATACAAGATTTTGCTTTTTGTAATGTTATTTTTTAAATAGTTGACTTATGCAAAATCATGTTCGCTTGTCAATCTTATATGCGTTTGAGTGTCTACATTTTTCAGAACCGCCTAACCTGTGGACACTACAATAATTGTAGCGGTTATATTTTTCATATAACAGATTCAAGGTACGTTTCATTTCGCTTCACTCTTTCCCTTATAAGATAGAGAAATCACCTTATACCTACATTTCGCATAATTATTTTACTGTTAGCAATACAAACTATTTTCGTATCGGTTTTAAGTTTGGGATTTTGTAATTGACTTTTACTAAAGAAATGACTATAATAGAATATGTCAATAACACATAGAGTTATTTGTACATTAAAGAGGTTGATGAACTTTGGTCGGTTAGCAACCTCTTTTTTGTTTAACTCATTTCCCTTAACTTGATTATATATTACTACATTTTTATGTAGTTGTCAATATGTTTTTTAAAGTTTTTTTATTTTATTTTGTAGTTTTATTATCTGGAATATACTCTAATATATCCCCAGGTTGACAATTTAAAACTCTACATATTGAGTCAATCGTTGTAAGGTTTACTGGTCTATTTTTTGAAATGCTTGCCATAGTGACAGGACTACACCCAATCGCATTTTGCAGATCAATCTTTTTCATGCCTTTGCGATTGAGCATATCAATTAATTTATAATATGCTATCACGTTTTAACCTCCTCTATAATAATAAAGTAATTATACCAAAAATGCTCAGGCATTGCCATACTCTATTATAGCCACATCTTCAGTTATCAAAGTACAAAAGTTTAAAAGGGTATTCACTCAGCCAGATTTGACTTTGCTTTTCAGATATGCTACACTTTAATTGTTTAGATTATGTATCGTGCAGTAAATCTGTACACCCTATACAAGTTTTACGACTGACACCTTGTTTGCAATCTCGGTTGTTATCTGTATGCCTGTCGTTTAACTTGTATTTATAATAGCATAGGTTTAACCTATAGTCAATAGGTAAAACCTATTTTATTGTTTTAATTTAGTATAATATTATTTTATTAATTATTGTTATGTGTTTTTTAAAGAAAGTGAGATATTAATTATGTCATATAATGCAAAAGCTGATGAAAATTATAGAAAAAAGTGCAAGACTATCGGTCTTAAGTTTACTTTAAATGAATTAGATTTTTATGAAAACATTGTAAAACATTGCAAAAGTAATAATTTGTCGCTACAGGGATATATAAAAGATCTAATACGTAAAGATTTAGACAAGTAAGAAAATACTGCTATTGCTTCATATTTTAAAAATAAAAGATTTAGATAAAGAGGTATTACAATGAATAAACATGATTTTTATACAATTATTACATCTATTTTAAGTGCAAAAAATTTAACTTTTGCCGATCTGGCAAAATATTTAGAAATAAGTGAATTGAGTTTAGCAAGAAATATAACTAAAAACAAAACAATTAATATTGATTTATTGTTAAAAATATTTGATTTTTTAGATATATCTTTTGTGGATAATAAAACGGGTAATATAATTACGCTCAAAACCAATGAAGACATTTTATCAGACGCACTAAATAATATTAACTCGTAACAAAACAATAATTTACATATAAAATAAGAAGCAATAGTGTATTGTATAAAGTGTTAAAATCTTTTTTGTATGTGTTATGCTATGACTCTTTAGACGGTAATGCATTACTACTATTATATAGATAGTATGTCATTTACTTTTATTATAATGTAACTTGTGATATAATTATTTATATAATGATAGTAAAGGAATAATATAATAATGTTTTTATATAAAATAGATATATTAGACACACTCAAAGAAAAAGGATATAATACAAATAGGTTGAGAAAAGAAAAGCTACTAGGAGAAAATGCAATACAATCAATACGGAATAATAAAATAGTCGGAATGAGTGCGCTTGAAAAGATATGCGGTTTATTAGACTGTCAGCCAGGTGATTTGATTGAGTATAGGAAAGAATAGAATTACTTTAGAAATAATGTAATTTGTATTGACTTTACATTATAGATAATGTAATATGATTATAGTTAGTAATTGACAAGTGCTAACAGAAAGAAATGGAGGTAAATTATATGAGTGAAAAGGAACAGGCAAAACAGATCATTGACAAATTACCTGAATACAAAATAAAAAATATTTTGTTGTTTTTGCAAGGGATTGCATTTGATGACGAGATGGAAGACGATTTATTTTGTGAAAGAATGATTGAAAATTACGAAAATGCGCCAGAAGAAGACAAAGAAGATATACCTTTTGAAGAGTGTTTAAAAGAATGGGGACTTGATCAAAATGTATAGAATTATTATCAAAAAGAAAGCGAAGAAATTTATTGACAAGTTACCCAAAAACGAGAGAAAAAGAATTGCATTGGAAATTGAACAACTACCAAACGGCGAAGACATTAAGAGATTAAAAGGCGAAAAGAATAAGGGGTTATTTCGTTTGCGTGTAGGTGACTATAGAATTATTTATAGTGTAGATAATGGAGAGCTGATTGTATACGTAATTGACGCAGGTAATCGAGGGGAAATATATAAAAGATATTAAGGGCGGATTTGTTACCGCTCTTTTTATTTTTATAGTATAGTTAGCTATATATTACTTATGTTAGTTGTGTATATGGTATATAGTTATGATATACTAGTGTATATATAGTTAATATGTATTATGCTATATGTTATAGTGTGTGTATAACTATTCAAGTAGTATGTATATTGTATGTGTTATGTATGTATGATACTATTGTATAATTATAGATAGTGTATGTATATTAATAGATCATTAACGACAGACAGTGTGAGTTGTAAGCTTTAATACGATTGTATTAGATGGCGATTTATATAATTTGTTTGGTTGCCAGTGCGGATTTTTAAAAATAGGAATGATTACTAATATTGGATGTGGTGGAATTTACTGGCGGAAATGGTGCAATAAGGAGATCAGAGCAGAAAGATCTAATGTAAATGATTTTGATTAAATTGCAAATAATTTTGTATGTAGTTTTTTGAAACTATTTATAGTAGTATGAGTTATTATGTTTTGCAGTTTTATTTATTAATAAGTACATCTTATTATTATTTATAATTTATACTTATGTATTAATATGCTTTCAAGAATTATTTTATTAGTTATATTAATAATTATTATTTGTTTAATAAGTAATACTTATTAATAGTAAAAAATACAACTGCTCTGCCGAACGATTCGCAAAAGTCCTTTATTTTTGAGACTTTGTCAATCATACCTTTTACTCCCCCGCCCAGGCCTAAAACTCCTATATCAATAATTTTAGCCATTTTAATGATACGCAAAAAGTCCCTAAAATAGCATAATACTATACTATTACACTATTACGCAGACCGGGGGTATTAAACATTTATTGGATATATCGGTGCTGCTAAATACTGGGTATGGGTTTCATCCACACGCCACGACCAAAATTTCGACCCACAAATCCCTTTTTGCACTCGGTAGCGACTTCGGTAGAGCCTTTATTTATCGCATTTTTCACACCTTGCCCTTACCAAAATTATCAATTTCGCACGAATTTCTTCCATAATAGCCCATAAATACAACCTTTTACCGAACACACCGTAAAATCCAAAATTCTACTACTATCTCACCCACAAATTCAACATCTTAAATCACCAAAAACATCCTTACATACAACACATTTTATGTCTGCAAATCACTTTTCTACCGAAGTCCATCTTACTACATCCAAAAATTCTTTGATAAATCTTTCGAAAATCACCATATCTACAACACATCCACTTCCCAACCAAACATTTCTACCATAAAATTTCACATCAAAAAAGACCAATCCTGAGACTGGTCTTCGCAAATTTACACCCATATTTTTATAAAAATAAATCATAAAACTATCCACCAAATATTTCTTCCTGAAATAACCTACTTTCAATTTCACATATATCATCTACCGGAATAACTGTACTATCTTCAAATATAATACAACCACTAAACTCATCTATCTTCTTAATGACACCGCATTTTTCTAAATATTTTCCTCCTGTTTTCTTCAGATCTTCCTGGAAATAAGTAATCTTAACTTCCACTCTCTCACTCAGATTCTTTTTCAGAAAACACAGCTTTTCATTCAACTCATCCAAAACGTATTCATCCAAATCTATTTTCTGATAAGTTATCCGCGCCGTTTCCTTAACTAAATCATCATATCCTGTCAATGCAGCAAACGGAGAGAATTGCGCAGCTCTATCATGTATGCTCATTTGTGGATATTTCTTAGAAACAAAATGTGGTAAATTTATAATATCATCATACTTACTATCCAAAACTATCACTTCCTTACGCCTTATGTCCACCTATTTGATTATTTCTATTTCTTGTAGTAGCACCTTCTTGAAGGCTCATTCCTTTAAGAATGGCATTCTTCCCAAATTTGCTTTTTATATCCAAAATAGCCTTTTGAATATCTTGCTCTTTTTTATAAAATTCATCATCTTCTTTATCATTCTTATCACTCACCAAATCAAATAAATTCAGCTGCTCATAATTATCTTTCTTAGCAGAATCTTTGTTTACTACATGATTAGCCGACATATTAATCCTTCTCACAAGTAAATTTTCATCCACGATTCTGTCAAATAATTCTAATACAGCTTTTACAATAATACTGGTGGAAGCTGTATGATCACCTAAATTAACTGTGCCGTGAGCATGTTTAGGTATTTTTCTACCATATTGATCGACAGAAAACTCACCTTGATATGCACTCATCCTCGCAGAATCTAATAAATTTTCTCTATCATATCCTATCGTTAGCACAATCTGATCTGTAACAAGATTTTTACTTACTAGATCCAAAACTAAGTTCTCTGTCATTTCACGGACAATTAATTTTGTAGTTTTATAATCTGTTCCATTTTGAAGCACCTGTCCACTCCCAATACTATTGCTCTCAGGCTTATATTTCTTAATATCTGCAATAGCACATGGTTCATATCCCCATGCATGGTCGATTAATAATTCCGCATTTTTACCAAACATTTTTCGCAGCAAGTCTTCATTGTAAAAATCATTTTCAGTACCCAGTGAACATCTTGCAACATCTCCCATCGTATATAAACCAACGGACTCTAATTGTTTTACATATCCTTTTCCCACTCGCCAAAAATCTATGAGAGGTTTATGATTCCAAAGTTGCTTACGGTAAGACATCTCATCCAATTCAGCAATTCTGACTCCGTGTTCATCTGCCGGAATATGCTTTGCAACAATGTCCATAGCAACTTTTGCCAAATACAAATTTGTTCCGATTCCGGCGGTTGCGGTAATGCCAGTAGTATTCAGTACATCTAAAATCATCTTCTGTGTTAATTCTTTTGCAGACAATCCGTATACATTTAAATAAGAAGTTGCATCTATAAATACTTCATCAATAGAATATACATGGATATCTTCTGGTGAAACATATTTCAGATAAATATTATAAATTTCTGCACTGTATTTCATGTAAAAAGCCATTCGCGGAGGAGCAACTATATAATCAACTTTTAGATTCAAATTTTTATCTAAATCTTTTTTATCGTAAGAATTTCCAGTAAACTCCTTATTTTTTAATTGATAGGATCTACTTGCATTTATCTTATCTACCTGTTGAACAACCTCAAATAATCTTGGTCTGCCTGAAATTCCATATGATTTTAAGGAAGGAGTTACTGCCAAGCAAATGGTCTTTTCTGTACGACTATTGTCCGCAACAACTAAATTGGTTGTCAATGGATCTAATCCTCGTTCTATACACTCTACTGACGCATAGAAACTTTTTAAATCTATCGCTATATATGATTTGTTACTCAAACAATCACTCTCCATGTTCCGTATATTTTTATTTATATCATAACAAAATATTTTTCAAATATCCAGAAAAATCGAAAGTATGTTTGCATTCTCGTATAAAGAGCGCAGAAAGAAATTATTCTTCTTAAAATCAAGTTTTATTGAACTTATGTATAATAAGGAAAAACCTATGTAAAATTTTTAAATCTCAGACTTAAATTTCGATTTTATGTCTGTACCCTAAGAAGTATTCACATAGATATATAAATTCTATTCTACGCTCTATACGATTAAAATATTCCACAAATCGCCCCTAAAGAATTGCACTAACCACACCAATCAATAAACTTAAAATGTAATTTCGCATTTTCCTAAGATAGAAAAATTATATTTCGATACAGCGGAATCAAAAACAACTCCATCTGTCGGAACAAACTCGACGTTGTGAATCGAATTAGGTTTATCATAAAATCCTATTATTTCAACATGAATATGATCTTCTTCTATCAATTTAGTGAAGGTATCCATAAATCCATGATAATAATCAATATCAAAAATATTGTAATATACTTTTACACGATAATCTCCAAGTTTGTTAAAAAAACTTTTATTTACACGAAAATCACGTATTACAGGATGCCCATATAATCCAAAAGGAAAAGTATCTTTATCTGTATAAAATTTTACATGTTTCTTCCTGTCTATAATTTCATACTCACCATTTTTAACCCTTTTACGAATTTCATCTTTAATGTAGCTATGTACATAGGTGGCACGTTCCGCCCCTTCTTTATATTCCTTGCTACTTTTCTCTGCGGCAACCTCTTCAGACGTTCTGCATATTTCATTTAGCTCATCTCGAAAATTCATATCCAAACCTCCTCTTTATATTTATCTACATAATATCATAACAAAAGAAATTTTTACACATATTTCCAAATCAAGAGAGAATCACTGATTATATCAAATATTAATTTGTCGACTTAAGAAAGGAAGAAATATATGAGTAATTTAAAATTGGTAACAACAGAGAACTTTGGAAATTTAGAATGTAACTTTTATAGAAATATGAACGATGACATCCTTCTTACTCGTGAACAAATTGGACAGGCATTAGAATATATGGATCCTGCAAAAGCGATTCAGAAGATTCATTTAAAACATAAAGACAGACTTGAAGGTTTGTGTTTAAGATTTTCTGAAATCCGCCACCCCCAGAACGGTGGTGTCGGTGTAAATGTGGAAACTGTCTATTATACCCAACGAGGAATTATGGAAATTTGTAGATGGTCAAGACAACCATTAGCAAATAAATTCATGGACTGGGTATGGGATATTGTAGAAAAATACCGTAGTAATGAGATTATGGATATATCACATATGACAACTATATTAAATAAATTTGTGGACGTTATAGAAAAGCAAGAAAGACGACTATCTAAAATTGAAAAGCAATTATCTGTGCAGCAAGAACAGTTAAATAAACTGACTACATACAAGAAACCTAATAATCCTTGGTTTGTGAAAATGCATCCTAAATATAAGCTATTAGAAGAATACTTCAATATAACAAGAACAGAATTGTATAAAAATATATTAGAGAAATTAAAAAATGTATATGGATTAGACACAAATCAAATTCAGGCAGATTACTGTTATAGAAATAGAATTGAATCCTGTTATCCATTAGATCCATATGAGTTCAATCCAAAATATAGAGAAATGATTGAGAAAGTTGTTGATGATGATTTATTAAAGTACGGAATTATTACAGAAAAATGATTCTGTTACCTATGAAAAGTATGAAATTATTTTTGATCTACCTGAAATAATTAATGTAGGAAATCTCTGAACACAGTTTTGACTACCTTTTTTGGATGTGTCCTCTATTATAAGCCTTACACCCAAATAGGGTAGTCAACTTTGAAGACAAATAGTAACTTGTAAAAATATTTATTATCCGGATTTATCTTTGCGGTAGCAAAGTAAAGACGGAAGACTCGAGGAAAATACGTTTACGGATTTTCTGAAGTGCTATTACTCTCCTGTTTAAATATGTAAAAGAAATAGAAACTATGGATTTGGAGCCAATAAGGGGAGCGGGGATATCCCCGAATTAATACATTAATAATTATAGTAAAAATTTATTTGGAACAGTGAATTACTAATAGTGGGGGAAAGAAGACCAAATCCATAAGTCTTACATACGCATATTGCTCGCTAAAGCTCACAAAATGCTAGTGCGACTAAATGAATTATGATCTTTTTTGCATTTCCCCCACACCCCCTTTGCGTACTATTTTTTTCTAAAAAAGGGAGAAAATTTTCAAGTAAAAATCACGGAATACATTATAACTACGGGCTTTTTCAGCAAAACGGCATCCTTTAAAGTCTCCCTATATATTATATATATATATTAGGGAGGAATGAAAGGATGCGAAAATCGTGAAAAACGCTTATTTTACAAGGAAAACTGGCATTTTTACTTTGCAAAAAATAATAAAACACTTATTTTAGGAGGAAAATTCATGGAAAAACCAACTATCAAAAAAGGAAAACTTACAGAAAAGAAATTAGTAGAGTTATATGGAAGCGAAGCTCAGAAAAAATCTTACAAAGAAAATGGACGCTTCGTAAGTAATTATAAAAAAACTCTACTAACTAAAATGTCTCGTTATTGTACCATTAAGGATTTAGGAGATCGTACTTATAAAATCACTAACGTATACGATTACCCCCTTCCTGCAAATTTCAATAAAATGACCAAGTCTTTGTATCAATATATTGTACCACTATTACTTACTAATCTAATTAATGGTCATGATGAAAATAATAAAATTGATATTACTGTTGGGAAATGGGCGAGAGAAATAAATATGGTAAATAAAAATTATAATCTCGTTAAATATAACAAAGAAGATACCAGCAAAGAAACACAATGTTCTCTTGATACTATTAATGAATTTTACGATAAAGCAGATGACATGATTGAATGGTATATTACCAATGCTCTCGATTATTTAAAATCAGCTGGATTAATTATTTGGAGAGAAGTATACAGAGTAAGTGAAGAAATATCTAGTGGTGAAAGTGTTATTGATGAACACGGTAATATTCATGTTGATATTTCTATTGAAAGTCATCAAGCTTCTGAAGATGAGATGAACTATTACTCTCATTGTGTATCAATTGCTGATAAAGCAGCTAGAATCGAAAATGCCGGAGAAAGATATTACAGTAAAAAATCAAAACTATTTGGAGAAGTATTAAAGAGAGAACTTTACAAAAAGAAAATCAAGTGTGTTTTCAAAACTTATGAGGCTTATTATGTCAACCTGGATAAATGCAACTTTGTATTAGATCAATTTGGAAATTTCCAAACAGATAATTTAATAGGTGAATTCAACGAAGAGTTTACTAAGATGTTGATTGAAAATGCAGGAAAAAGATTTGATAAGAATCCAAATAAGTATATTTCTTATTCAGAAAAAGACGATTATACTTTATGTTTTCAAAATTTATGTGAAATCACTATTGATAAAAATACTGAGTATCTTGGTCATAGAATAAGAGAAAAAACTATTGACGATGATTATTCTCTGAAAATTACACCATCAAAGAAAGGATAATAAGATAATGAATTTTAATAAACAACAAGAGGAAGTTATAAATACAATAAGCGGAAACATTTCTGTTATTGCTGCGGCAGGATCCGGGAAAACAACTGTATTAACTCATAGAATTGAAAACATGGTTGTAAACCATAATATTCCACAGTCTTCTATTTTAGCGATAACTTTTAGTAAAAAAGCGAAAGATAATATTGTGTCAAAAATGCAAGAATTAAACATATTAAATGTCTCAATAGAAACCTTCCATTCATTTGCACTGAAAATTATTTCTACTGCATATGGAATAAACAAATATAAAGTATGGACGGCTCAATGGGAGAAAGAAAAGATAATCAAAGATATATGCACAGAATTATCGCTATGTTTTCCTGATGCTGTTCCACATAACGAAATTTTATCTTTTATTGCATTACAAAAAACGAATATGAAAAATCCAGATGATGTTTTAATTTACAATAAAGAGATTCCATTTCCTGAATTAATTATGCAGCAAATATATAAGTTATATGAAAATTACAAGCAAGTAAATTATTATATTGAATTTGATGATTTTATGAATATGGCTAATGAGGTGTTTGATAAAAATAACTCTGTTTTAGAAATATACAAAAATAAATTTAAGTATGTTTTAGTTGATGAGTTTCAAGACATTTCAATATCACAGGCTCTTCTTTTGAAAAAATTAAATACAGAAAATACTATGATTGTAGGAGATCCATTACAGGCAATTTATTCATTTAGAGGTGGAGACAGTAAATTTATTTTAAATTTTGATTCAGATTATTCAGATGTGAAGATTATAAATCTGAATACGAATTATAGATGTAGTAAAAACATTGTTTCAACGGCGAATAAACTAGCATTAAATATTCCTGATTCTAAGCACAAGAATTATGTAGAAAGCATAGCGTATAAAGATGATATCAAAACACCTGAATTAAGACATTTTATAAGTGATCATAAAGAAAGCAAATGGATTGCGACAAAAATAAGCGAATTAAAATTCAAAGGATATAATTACAACGATATTGCTATTCTCGCAAGAACAAATGCTCAGTTACAAAAATTAGAAACAATATTACACGATGAAGATATTGCATTTGATATTGTTGACGGAAAAAGTTTTACTGAGTTATCAGAAATCAAATTAATTATTTCTTATTTGAAATTAGCAGCGAATACTGGTGATAATGATGCATTTTCATATTTATATAACAAACCAAACCGATGGTTAGATAGAAAGTTCCTCAAAGAAGTAAAAGACAATAGTTTTAGGAGAAATACATCTTTATATGAATCGATGTTTACGATTGATAGGCGAAATTGGCGATTTAAAAACGGTATAGATGAAATTATTGAGGTTATAACTCATTTAAAAAACAACAAAAATTCTGATGTTTCTGAATTAGTGAAATACTTAAGAGACAGATTAAATATTGATAAATTTGTTACAAAAGGGAAACAGTCAGATGATGGAAGTTATGTTGAACAAATTGACAACCTTAACAGTTTTGAAAATATCTGTTCAAGGTATTCTTCCATTGACGAATTCATTTCATACATAAATGACCTAGACAACGAATTAGAAATAAAAAGCAAATATGATGATAAAGTCAAATTACTTACAATTCATAAATCAAAAGGCATGGAATATCCTGTCGTGTTTATAATCGGATGTAACGATGAACTATTACCACATTATAAAAGTGAAAATATAAATGACGAGCGTCGATTATTTTATGTTGCGATCACAAGAGCAGAGAAAGAATTATATATGTCCTATGTTGATTTCTATAACGATGATAGGAAAATAGTAAGTCCATTTATTAATGATATCAAAGACACCATAAAGATTGTTGAGAAAATTGATAAATAAAATTATGATTCAAATTTCATAAACAAACAGTGAATAAAAATATATCCATAATACACCACACCAATTAGTAACATGAAAACCAGATTTCAATGAAAAAGAAACGGAGGTGAATGTGAGTGAAAACATAAAATTTTCTATCACATTTGATATGCAGCAAAGGTATCCCTAGAAAATACCTTACACTGCATAATAAGTTTTTTGTGAACAATATTTGTCCACACATTTTGGATTATTGCGGAGAATTAGAATTTAGCGTACCTAATTCTTGCTTTGATCCAAAAGCAATGTAGTCATTTGTGACTACGGCATTGTCTACTCCTGAGTCGAGCAATAATTTCAATTCTTTTAGTTCATAACGTTTTTTAATCAAAAATGTGACAAATGAGCCAATTTGATTAATTACATATTTACTTAAAGCAAAAATTATTGCTAGGACAACAGGAGAACCGACTGTTAGTAATTCTGTCATTAACTCTCCTTTCGTGAATAAAGCATACCACTAGGGAGAATTTACCTAAGATGTCAAAAATGATGATGCCACTCCTTTCCGTACCTGAACAATCAGTTGTGGTATTGGTTGACGGGTTACAGTGATGCATCAATTGTATTGTATCAGATATGGAAAGGTTTGTTAAGAAGAATTTTGTAAAGAGAATTATATAAATGTAACTATTAAACACTTCAATCAAAAGGAGCGAGTTATATGAATAAAAAATATTTTAAAACAGAGGAGATAAAACATGATCAATACAAGTTATACAGAAACAGCAAATATGAACCTTAGAATTCCAACAAGATCAGAATTCCATAAATATGCTATGGAAACATTGAATGTTGGTGACTTTTTTACAAACGGGTGCCAAGAAGGTGGTAAAAAAGTCCAAAAGATTGCCAGATCAATTACATGGTCTGAAAATACTTGGAAGAACTTTAGAAATTAATGCAGCGAATATAAATCTGTAAATATACATATAGGATGGAGGATGGAGAACATAAGTGAATTTGGAATTAGAATTAAAAATATAAAAGCTGGTATGGTTTATGATACAAATATTGGTGTAAGAGATTATTTTACTTACACAGAAGCTATGCTAAATAATAGTTTGTTTAGTTATCATCTTAAAGAAAACGGAATCAATATTCATAAAAATGCTAAGAACAAAAAAGAATTTACTCGTGACATAATATGTTTAGATTTTGATTTCGGAAGTCGATCTTATGAAGATGAAAAGAAACGGCTTGAAACTTTAAAGGATAATACAGATTCAATAGAAAATAAAGAAAAAATTGAATATCTTCTAAAAAAAATAGAAGAAAAGAAAAAATTATATAAAGAAAAAAACAGAGATGAAATTAGAGAAGACTTTTATCAGAATGGAGTTGATATATCCTATAAACACACCGATAAAGAAGGAAAAGAAATTATTGAAACTATCCATTATGTAATGCTATTTAGAACCAGTGCAAAAGCAAAAGTTGGACAAGTTATTTTCATAAATGAAAAATTATATGAGAATGCATATGATTGGTTAACTATTGGTTTGGGTAAAAAAATGTCACACGATAATGCTAAGATTGTAGAAATGTCGGCTTATGCCCCTCTCACCACATCTACTATTGTTGGAACAATGAGTATTCCTGTTGAAGATATTTTGATTTTAAAAGATCAAGATTCATTCTTTAAAACATTTGTAAAGGTAGTAAAAGCGGAAAAATATAAAGATATAACTGGTATCGAAAAGAAAAAATGTATAGTTGCTTCGGAAGAACGAGAGGTAAAGAATACTCTTTGGGACGGTATGGGAATTATTGAATCTTCATATCTTCCAAAGTGGATAAATGGTATGGCTTTATTACGAAATCATCTATTTAAAATGTGTGGATTTAAAGGTCGCATTCAATTATTTTTCAGAGATTGGTGTTTGCAAAATGGATTAGATTATGACACATATCAAGTAAAAGATATGTTTGGAAATCTGCATTATGTAAAAGATATAAAGGTAATCACAACAGACAATGCTATAAAGTGGAAAAAATTTATTGATATAATGGGTGGAACACCATTAGCTGCATATGAATACTGGTGCGAAAGAATTCGTAAAGATAATAATATATGGGGAATTGTGAAAACAGATCATAAAAGTAAATTTGATGAATTACAACAGTTGAGTTATCAAATGATCAACACTCTGCCGTGTCATAAAGAAGATGTTTATGAGATTGCATCGGATACAGTAAAATATATTGAGTCATTAAAAACTGATAATAACGAGTTTGAAAAATTTTTACGAAAATATTCTAACGAGATAAATCATTACGAAATGCTTGCTGACTTATATAAATATAATAATAATATTGCTGATTCATCGTGGTTTAGAAATGAAAAAAAGAAAATAATCTTTGATTATGTTCATAGAATGAGAAAAGGTAAAATTCTTGTTAATGGTGACAATCTAACAGTGTGTGGTAATCCATATGCCCTTCTACTCTATTCAGTTGGAGAAGACTGGACACAAGATCCAACTTTTTCACCGGAGGAAAATAGCATCCAATGTTACACACGTAGATTTGGTGATGGAGAATATCTTTGCGGATTTAGAAATCCTCATAATTCACCAAACAATTGTTGCCATTTCCACAATGTGTACAGCCCAGAAATGTCAAGATATTTTGACTTTAGTAAAAATATTATGGCAGTAAATTGCATTGGCACAGATGTTCAAGACCGTATGAATGGGGAGGATTTCGACTCGGATTTTAACTTGGTTACAAACAATCCTGTTATGGTAAAATACGCAGAAATTTGTTATCGTGATTTTCCTACCATTGTAAATGCCTTAAAAGAAAGTGGTATTACATATAAGAACACAATGTTAGAATATGCTCGAATGGATAACAAATTCTCAAAATCAAGAATTGGAATAGGATATTCTAGTAACCTGGCACAGTTAGCTCTAACCTATTATTGGACTGAATTACAAAAAGAAATTCCTGACGAAATAATCTTAAAAGATTTGTATGATAACTTTGTAATACTATCGGTTCTTGCTCAAGTTGTTATTGATGGATGCAAAAGGGAATATGAAATCGATGCAATGAAAGAAATTGATAGAATAAGTAAAATGCCATGTATGAAATTAACTAGATCTGGCGTGAATAAGGAAGGGAAAACCGTAAAAAAGAAATATGACTTTCCTGAATTTATGAGATACACACGAACAGTTAAAATAACAAAAAACGGTAAAGAATTACCTCAAAAAGAGATTATTGAAAACAAGAACAAATTAAAAAATAGAATCAATCCATCATTAATATGTCCGATGAATTGGCTCGAAGAATGTCTTGATGGAATAAAACCTGCAAGTACATCAAAATCCGTTCCTATTTCAGATTTTTTTATCAAAATGGATGGAAAAGCAAATAACCGGCAGATGACGAAAATAAGAGGATTGATTGAAGATTATGATAAATTTGTAAAAAATCTTCATATCACTAATGATGATCAAGATGAAATTAATGAGCAGCTGGTTTCTGAATCTAATAATCTTCTAGCTGAATTAAGAAAAATTAAAATTAGAAATGTCGTAACAATAAATAGATTAATTGAAACAGCATTTGGTTTAGATAATGGTGTTGGGAACAGCCATAAGACAAAAGGTATTAGTTCTAAATATTCAAGAAAAATATTGAATTATTTATATAAAATGAACAAGGATGTTTTTCTGCAAAACTTTATTTCGAAATAGAATTTGTATATTTATCACAAAAAATGCCGAATTATTTTGTCTAAACTGCTAAAATATCCTTTAAAATCAATGTTTTTTAACATTCAACTTCGTCCGTAATATGGAGAGGAAACATGATCTTTGCAATTTTCTCTCTAACGCTATTGCCGAAGCGTTTAATAAATACGGAGATATATCTATAAAAATATAGCCCCTAATATGGGGCTTGGGCTTTTGCCCGAATAAGTATTTGCTTATGGATATAGGTAACTCAGTGCAGATTGGTTAGTCACCATGCTGAGAATATGTGTACGATGAGATGTGATATGATGCGATAGTTTCATATTGTATCTTCTGGAATACTGCGAGGTATAAACAGAAAGACGGAAACCGTCAAAATCAAACATATTTGCAAAAACATATTGCCGTAAAATGTACTCGTCAGATCGCTGGCATAATAGACGACTCCGGTGGAGTAATAATCCTGATGCCTATAAGGGTGGAATCTTATAGGAAATAAGTAAGGAAAATCCAAACAAGTCAGTTGCGTCGTTGAAAAAAAGAAATTTTTGTATAAGATCTGTTAGAGGTGCGAGTAGCCCAAATTGACGAATTAAAAAGGATTGGAAAATTATATTAATAGAACAATGGTTTAATATCTACTCTCATATATTGCTGAATGACCTGGGTGAAAGTTATGTGTAACCACTCACATCTATAATTGCTGTTTATCAGATGCAAAAGAGGTATAAAGGTAGCTCCTTTGTGCCCAGCCTTTTGTAAATAGTGACAGAATATTATGACGGTATGTTAATGTAGGGAGAAGTTCCATCTATGTCCATAGGTAAATACTTATTTTCATTTTTGTATGAATTCTTCATACGCTCCTTTCTTAACTGGTAGTGATACCGTAAATCTTGCGGTATTGCTGCCAGTTTCTCACATTGGGTCGGTGGTGTAATGGTAGCATTATAGTCTCCAAAACTAACGATGCAGGTTCAACTCCTGCCCGACCTGTTACTATCCCTTACGGGGAAATAAATATGGAAGAAGGTTTTTAAAATAATTAAAATTTCAAAAAACGATGCATTTTATATGCGAAAAAATGGATTTGAAGAATTTGTTAAAAAATCAAAGTCCAAACATCCGACTTATTATCTTGTAGAGGAACATGATGTATGTCGGTATGATAAGAAGCTACACAGACGAGTTATGATCAAAGAAGGCGCATTATCGTTCTATCGCAGGCATCTAAAAAACATCACAGTAAAATAATTGCAAAATATCATCGGAGAGTATACTACTACTCTTCTATTTTTAGTTTAAAGGAGAATTTGAATATGATTAAAATTACAAAAACAGAAGAAAAATTAACACCAGCAAAACAGAATATTAAATTAGATGGAATCTTTGTAAAAGATTTAAAATTTGTAGACGAAACAGGCGATATTACACAGCAGGTTCTTGATGCGCTTCCAGAAGGAACAGAACAGGTTGGGTTTAAAATCACTGTGGAATTACCACTGGAATCTGAAGAAATGTAAGGCGGTGTGTTGTTATAGTACATAATTATAAAAAGTTTGACGGAGAAAGCGATGATGAACTTATCCTGAGAATTTGTAATGATAAAGAAAATATCGGAACTTGGAATGATGTGGCTACAGTGCTAAATTCTCTTCTCGGTCATAATTATACAGAATCAGCCTACAGAAAACGAGTTCAGTATTTTCAGCAAGTTCTTGATGCAAATCAATCTAAGTTTGCAAATAGTGCTGCACAGCTTCAAGAACTAAAGGAAGAGCGTATTCTTTTAGAAAAGGAGCGTATTAAAACGCGCGATGAGCGTAATGAATATCGTAAATTGATTCGTGAAGAAGCTAGAAAAGAATCTTATAAAGAACAAATTCTAAGATCAATTTCTGAATATCACGGACAGCCACTGGATTACGATAAGAGAAAACCGTTTAAAGGAATTTTGAAATCCAACAATGATCTAGTCGTTTCAGTAACAGATATTCATGGAGGAATTGAAATCGATAACTGGTTTAATAAATACAACACAAATGTTATGTATGATAGATTTAGACAATATCTGGATAAAATTTTTGAAGTATATTTACGACATGGATCAGAGAACATTCATGTAATTATAAGCGAGATGATTTCTGGGTTGATCCATAACTCTCTTCGTATTGAAAGCAATCAGAATCTGATTGAACAATTCTTATCCGTATCGGATTGTATTTCACAATTTTTAGCAGAACTTAGTTATAAATTTAATGAAGTTCACGTTTATGTTTGTCCCGGAAATCATTCCAGATTACATGCAAAAAAGGAAGAGTCTTTGAAAGGCGAAAATATGGACTGTCTTGCTATTCCATTTTTACAGGCTAAGTTACAGAACTTTAAGAACATTGAATTCCATGAAAATGAAATTGATGAATCAATTGTGATGTTTTCTGTTAGAGGTACAAAAATTTTTGGTGTCCACGGAGATAAAGATGATCCAAAAACAGTTGTACAAAAACTGTCTCTTATGACACAAATACGACCGGATATTGTATATATGAGCCATCGTCATGTAAATGCAATGTCTACTGTTTATAATGTGAAAATTTTACAGTCAGGCTGCATTTCTGGCGTTGATAATTATTGCTTAGACAATAGATTACAAAACAGACCTGAGCAATTAATTTCAGTTATAACAGACGACGGATTAGATTGTGTATATGATGTTAAATTCACTTAGATGAATGAAAGAAAAATTATATTACTAGAAAAATTAGTTGATAAAAAGGAGATAATATTTATGAATAAATTAGAATTAATTAAAGAAGTTTCAGGAAGAACAGCACTCACACAGGCTGCAACAAAAGATGTCGTTGAGGCTGTTTTAGATGTAATTACAGAAGAATTAATTAAAGGAGAAAAGGTAGCGATTGCAGGTTTCGGAACTTTTGAAGTAAGAGAAAGAGCTGAAAGAATGGGTAGAAACCCACAGTCTGGAGAAACAATGTTGATCGGAGCTTCTAAAAATGTAAAATTCAAGGCAGGTAAAGCATTAAAAGATAAAGTAAATGTATAAGATAGGTGGTGATTCTATTGAATACAAATAAAATTAGAAATAAAACATATGATTCCATTTTGGAATTATGTGAAGATGTTGTTGATACATACGAATCCTTAAATAGATTCCCATCTGATGAAGATACGTCGGATATTAGTTTTATCGCAAAGTATGATGAGGCAAAAGAAATTATTTCATATCTTTGTAAATTAGAATATGACATTGCTTTTTGTCAACTCGCAGATCCAGAATATGATGGATATATTGACGAATATATTATTACTATTTATGATGGGGAAATTTGGTGTGAACCATTAAAACGAGAAGATGAATATATTTATTGTGAATCACATTTTTCATACATTTTAGATAATTGCAGCTCTAAAGTATTAGAAAAATGTGAAGCAAATTATATTTGTGAAGTTCACATTAATGATGAAGAATTCGATGATTTTTGTGATGACGGATGTATTTTCTGTAAAGGTTACGAAGAAGACAATGATATGCATGGTTTTACAGCTTCGCGTAACGATGATAACGGATTCACAACATTATCATTCTATTCAACAGAAAAACTTGATTCTGATGAAATGAGAGATTTATTGGAAATCTTTGGTTTGTAATTTAATACTCATATACTTTTTGGGATCCGTAGGTGTCACAGCTTACGGATCTATTTTTGTGTTCTCAATTAGGAGAATAAGAAATTAAGACATCAGCAAAAGGAATGTGTCGGGTAAGTTCCGACTGCGCTGCCGGTAATTGGTCAGATAAGGAATCTGGTAAAGAGTTAAAGTAGGATAGTTAAATTGGATAGAGCAGAAATCCACTAGGTCTTTAGCCTAGCGGATGAATGCGATTAAATAAATGAGAAAGAATAAACCGAATAAAAAGTATCAATCCAAAAATCATAGTAAATTCATTCTTACATATCATATTATATTTGTTTGCAAATATAGAGAAAAAGTTTTGATTAGATTTGGAGAATATGTAAAACAGATAATGTTTGACATAAGTAAGAAATATGATTTTGAAATATTAGAAATGGAAGTTGATAAAGATCATATTCATATAATGATTTCTTCAGCTCCAAAAATACCTCCATTACAAATTGTTAGAGTATTGAAGCAACAGTCTACTATAAAGATTTGGGAAGATTACCCTAATATCATGAAAAAGATATATTGGCATGAACACACGCTTTGGACAGACGGATATTTCTATTCAACAATTGGAGAAGTAAGTAGTGAAACATTAAAACATTATATACAGAATCAAGGATAGAAAGGTGGTGAGACGATGGAAACAATTATCAATAGAGGCTATAAGTTCAAGATTATTCCAACCAATGAGCAAAAGGAATTTTTCTTACAATCATTTGGTTGCGCAAGAAAAATCTATAACATGTATATTGATGAATTATATAAACAGCTTGAAGAAACTGGTTATCAGAATGGTTTTATCAATAAAAAGAATTTATATTTTACAAATCCTTCAAAATATAAAACTGATTTTGAATACATGAATAAAGTTGATTCATTGGCTCTTTGTAATGCTCAGATTGACTTCAATAATGCTATTAAGAAATTCAATAACGAATATGACAAAAAGACTTATACAAAAAGAAGTAGAAAACGTGAGAAAACATTGGGAATTAAACCTACCTTTAAAGATTTGAAAGGTTTTCCAAAATTCAGAAGTATTAAGAAAAATGATTTTTCATACAAAACAAATAATCAGTCAAGAGGTGGCAAATGGAATGATATTACATTAGAAAATTCTATGCTTAAAATTCCTAAATTGAAAACATTGATAAAAGTAAAACAACATCGTCCATTGCCAAAAGATTCTATTGTTAAGAATTGTACGATTTCTATGGATAACAAAGGCATATTCTATGCAAGTTTGTGTGTGGAATATGTAATTGATATTGAGCCAAAGAAGTCAGAAAAAGTTCTTGGATTAGATTATTCTCAACATGATTTTTATGTAGACAGTAATGGTAAGAAAGCCAATTATCCACACTACTACAGAAAATCAGAAGAGAAATTGAAAAGATTACAGAGAAATTTATCTCGTAAAGAATTAAAATCTAAGAATTGGATAAAACAGAAACAGAAAATTACAACATTACAAAAACATATTACAAATCAACGATTGGATTGGCTACATAAAGAATCAAGAAAAATTGCTGATATGTATGATGCGGTCGTTGCTGAAGATATTGACCTTAGAAATATGGCACAATGTTTGAAACTTGGCAAGAATGTACATGATAATGGTTTTGGAATGTTTCGTATTTTTCTGAAATACAAACTTGAAGAGCAGGGAAAACAATTTGTAAAGATTGATAAATGGTTTCCTTCTAGTAAGATGTGTCATTGTTGCGGTGCTATTAAAGAAGATTTGCAATTATCAGACAGATGGTATGTTTGTGATTGTGGATATGAAAATGATAGAGATTATAATGCAGCGATGAATATAAGAGACTGTGGAACACGGTTGTTAGCTTGGTAATAAAGTATTCAAAAGAATACAGTCCCAAGAAGCTACGAAGTCTTCAGCTTCGTGGCAGTTCACTACTCTCCTATCTCTACCTTCAATTAAAAATATTGGAGGAATTTTATATGGAAGAAATTATTTTACAAAACAAAAACGGGAAAATTTTAGCAAGCAGTCGTGATGTAGCCGAAAAGTTTGGAAAAAGAAACCCAGATGTTAATAGATCTATTGAAAATCTCATTGTGCAAAATTGCACAGTGAAAAATATGTTTGAAAAAACAACATACGTCAGTAGTCGTGGTCGAGAAGAAAACGAATACTTAATGGATAGAGATGGGTTTTCTATTCTTGTTATGGGATTCACTGGAAAGAAAGCATTAGAGTGGAAATTAAAATATATTGAAGCCTTTAATAATATGGAAGAGAAATTAAAATCATCAAATATTCTTACTGATGAAGAAAAATTAAAACTTCAATTATTTAGTAAAGATCCAGCCGAAGTTGCTTATGCACATAACAAACTTGTTGAAATTGCTACCGCACCACTCATTGCAGAGAACACAGTAATGAAACCAAAAGCTGATTACCATGACGAAGTATTGAATAAAGATGATCTTATTAATACTACTGTTATCGCAAAAGATTTGGGATTACGCAGTGCAGCAAAATTAAACAACATAATGCATTCAAATAATATTATCTATAAAAATAGCTCTGGAACATGGTGTCCTTATGCAGACTATGAATGGCTTATTACTGAAAACTATGCAGATTACAAAAGCTATAATGTTGAAAATTCTAACCTGTGTTTGAAGTGGACAGAAAAAGGAAGAAAATGGATTATTGAAAATTATGGTGCATGGATCTGTAACTCAAAAATTTAGTTAAATACATATGGTTTGTCAGTCTGACAAGTAAAGAGAATTGTGAACAGATTGTTTATCTCTACCAAAGACAAATGAAAATCCAATGCAGTTTAGCTGTATTCTTCAATGAGAAATTGGATCTCAAGGAGAGATACGGCGGAAGTCATGAGCCGCCGGACAAGTGTAACCTCATTCGCATTTCTCTCCTATTTCTATGGAGTGAGGAGAAATGAGGGAGGGAAAAGATGGGATTGATATTGCCACAACAAATAGAAATAAAATGGCATCCTAATACAAAACGACATTATATTGACTTGGGATATGAATTCACTAGAAATGGTGATTTTTTTTGTGTTAATGTGCAAGATTTAACAAAAGGCAGTACATATAAAATAAAAATACAATGCGACTATTGCGGAAAAACTAAGGAAATTCCATGGAAAAAATTTTTAAAATTAAGCGGAAATACATACTGTTGTCAAGAGTGTTTAAAGCATAAGAAAATTGAAAAAGATGATAACGGTAATTTATATTACGTTGAAATTCCATATCGTAATAGGTCGTGGCTGTATAATGAATATGTTATAAAAAACAGATTTGCAGAAGATATAGCGAAAGAATGTAATATTAATGTTAGAACATTAAGAGAATGGATTTCTATGTTGGAAATAGAAAAACAAAGTGCTAAAACAAAACATATTACAAAAGAAATATTAACAAATCTTTATACTGTGCAACATAAATCCGCAGTTGAAATAGGTAAAATGTATGGCGTTTCTGATGGTACAGTTCTGAATTTAATGAAAAAATACAATATACCATCATTTTCAAATTCAGAGGCTTATAAAATTTATTTATATGAAAAAGGTGGATTGGAAAAGGCTCGAAAATCACAATCTACAATGGAAAATAGAATTAAATCATCATGTAGGCAACGTGGAATAAATATAGAAGATTTTGAAGGATTTTCAACTACAGAACAACACATGGCACGAAATAATACATATTACAAAGAATGGAAAAGAAAAATTTTTGAAAGAGATAATTATACTTGCCAATGTTGCGGAATACGCGGTGGAAATTTAAATGCACATCACCTATATAACTTCTCAGAATATAAAGATTTACGATATGATATAAACAATGGTATAACATTATGTGAAAAATGTCATCTTATTAACTACCCAGGAAGTTTTCATGCAATATATGGTGAACGTAATAATACACCGGAACAGATTTATGAGTTTATAAATAACAATAAAGAAAAAATATCATAAAAGGAAGTGAGAAATAGTTGGCAGAACGAAGTAAGAGAATTTGTTTATATAATGAAGAAACAATTAAAAATATAAATCAAGAAACATTAAAATTATTTCAAAAATATCAAATCGACATGTCTATTAGAGATCTATCTGAAAATACAGTAAAGCAATATAATGCTGATTTAATGCAATGGTTTATTTACATGCATGATAACCAGTTTAATTTATCAGTCCTAGATGCTACAGAAGAAGATCTTGAAGAATATTATTATTTCAGAAAACAGCAAGGTAATAATGTAAACCGTCAGAAACGTATCATGTCTTCTATTTCAGCTTTTTATAAATTCTTGCGTAAAAAACGTCTTATAAAAGAATCCCCAGTTGAATTTATCGACAGACCTAAACAGGGGCAAGCAATTATTAAACAAACATTTTTAACATTAGATCAAGTAAATATGTTAAGAGAAAAACTGACAGAGTATGGTGACATGCAATTGCAAACTTTCATATTTTTTGGTTTATCTACAATGGCTCGTGTTAATGCAATATCTCATTTAAGATGGGAACAAGTTGATTTGGAAGAGCGCATGTGTAATGATGTTATTGAAAAAGAAGGGAAAATAGTAGATTTATATTTTTCAGAAGAAGTAAAAGATTTATTAATAAAGTTAAAAACTTGTAGAGAAAATAATAAAATTGATGATTATGGCTGGGTATTTATTACACCGTATGTTACAAAAGATAGATGTATTACAAATGGTACATTAAACGAATGGTGTAAAAAAGCAGGATTGATGATTGGAGTACCAACATTGCATGACCATGATCTTCGTCATAGTGGAAGTAATATTTTGAAAGATTTAGGTATGGAAATTCAGGATATAGCAGAATTATTACATCACGAATCGACCGAAACCACTGTAAAACATTACTTGACCGTGAACAAGAAAAAAGTCAAAGAAAATAAAGATAAATTTGTATTCTAACATTCCCATTATTTACCAGCATACTACTCTTTCATTCTATGTTATACTGTTTCTGAAAATCACAACACCGGAGGTATACATAGCTATGGAAAGACTAGTTAAAACAGGATATGTAAAAATGATTGCAATCGATGTTAGCGATTTGGAATCAAAAATTGTAGATGAAAGGAATACTAATTTTCTGTGTGATATAGAAAAATTTCAAGAAAAGTATTCTAAAACACTTACAATAAAATGTGTGTATATACATATGGATGATAACTATGATATTACTTTTTTTGATTATAAAAAGGTAATTCCACATATTCATCCATTTGACTATATGAGGGATATCGTGAAAAAACATGATGGAAAATTAATTCAAGGAAGTGATTATTTGCGGATCACACATGAAGATGATTATGTGGAATTGACAGAAATCGATTTAAGAGATTAATGGAGGGCAATACTGCTCTCCTATTTTATTATTCAAGGCTCCTTGGTCAAGCGGTTAAGACATCGCCCTTTCAAGGTGATAATATGGGTTCGATTCCCGTAGGAGTTATTTGTAAATTCCGGATTTCTAAAAATCTAAAAGAAATGCTGAATTCATATTAAAAGAAAGTGAGGGAGAATAATGGTAACATTACAGAAGGCAAGTGGACTAATAAATCGTAATATATTAGAAATTATAGGATTATCAACCGATGTTAAACCTATTGATTATATTAATTCTACATATATTACAAACGGAAGCAAATTTGAAGAAATTGACACGGGCATTGTATATAAATATGACGCAGGTAACAAGAAATGGGTTAAAAAAGAGATATCTGACGAATCGGGGGAACATATTACATTAGATTATTTGTCAGCAATAAACAAACCACAAATTAACGGCATTGAATTGAACGGGAATAAAACTTTGGATGACCTCGGTATTCAGAAAAAAGGGGCTTATATTGTAAAAGAAACTGATCCAACTGTACCGGCATGGGCAAAAGCAGAGACTAAGCCTACTTATACGGCTGCGGAAGTGGGTGCATTGCCAGACACAATTAATGTTATGCGCAACCCTAAAAAAGTAATTTTTACAGGAGCTGTTGTTGGTGAATACGATGGTTCTGTTGAGAAGACATTTAATATTCCTACATATACTCTTCCACAAGCTAAGGAATCTACGTTGGGTGGAATTAAGGCAAAAGCAAAGACGAATGAAACCGTAGAAGTTGCAATTGATGCCGCAACAGGTAAATTATTTGTTCCAACTTATCCAACTCAAGCAAGAGTTGAAATTGACAAAACTCTTACGGCTGAAGGAAAAGCAGCAGATGCAAAATCTGTTGGAGATGCGCTGAAATCAAAAGTTGGGGCAGACTCTCTCACTCCTTACCTAAAGGTAGCTGATGCAGAGAAAAAATATGCAATGAAGACTGAATTACCTAAAAAGGGTGTCGCTGTTGCAAATGCTGGAGACACAGATGTAAAGGATAAACTTAATGCTTTATTGGAAAGCCTTAGAACAGCTGGCGTCATTGCTCAGTAATATAAATTTCAAAACACTTATTCTTTAGGACGGCATTGCTGTCCTATTATTATGCTCAGATAGTTCAATGGCAAAACGTCTGACTTGTAATCAGTTGTTCCCAGTTCAAATCTGGGTCTGAGCTTTAGAGTCGCTAAAAATCCCATAAGCTTTGGACAATTAGTAGTTTATGAGACATAAAGAAATTGAAAGGAAGTGATAAATTTTGGCAGAAGAAAAGTCAACAAGAACTTTAACAGTAACAAATCCGAAAGATGCTACTTCTGTTAAAAAAATACGATATTCCAAAACAGACGAACCTAATTTCTATAAATGCACAGTCTGTGGAACACCGTATAAAAATTTAGATGGAAATTTTCCTGCTTCTCAAAGTGAATTGTATTCTGGATGGGATTATCATATTTCAACGTGCAGAAAATGTTTGGACAGATTGTTTGAACATTACACCGAAGCATATGGTGGAGACGAAGATATGGCGATAAAAATAATTTGCCAAAAATATGATATCTATTATGATGTAAGTTTATTGAATACTAGCAGAAAAATCACAAAGACAAGATCAAGAATACATAATTACATTTCGAAATCAAATTTGCGACAGTATTCTGGAAAAACATATGACACTACATTGGACGAGGAGAGAAAAGGTAATGTCATTGAAAACTTTCATGATACAAAAGAAAATAAATCAAAAACAAGAATCAAAACTATTAAATTTTGGGGAGCTGGCTTTACAGACGATGATTATGATTATTTGCAAGAACAATATGATGATTGGACAAGTCGTCATGAATGTAAAACCAAAACGCAAGAAGAAGTATTTAAAAGAATATGTTTCAAACAATTAGAGATATTAAAAACAACACGTGCAGGAAAAGATACGAAAGAACTTGATAGAACTTTTCAAAATTATCTTGATACAGCAAATCTAAAACCATGTCAAAATACAAACGCGTTGTCAGATGCTCAGACTCTTGGGACACTAATCCAAAAATGGGAAAATGAAAAGCCTCTTCCAGATATTGATCCCGAATTGCAAGATGTAGATAGAATCGGATTGTATATAGATGTGTTTTTTAAAGGTCATCTAGCAAAAATGATGGGGTTAAAAAACGGACTATCTAATTTATATAATAAATTTATGAAAAAATACACCGTTGAAAAACCAGAATATAAAGACGATGAAAATAACGAAGCTCTTTTTGATGCTATTTTCGGGAATGATGAAAAAATCGAGGATTTTTAGATGGCAACCTCAAAGAAAATGACAGAACAAGAAGTCGCAAATGAAAAAGCAGGAAGACTGATGAACGGTGTAGCTTACTGGGCTGCTTTTTACAGAAAAAATCCACAACGTTTTTGTAAAGATTATTTAAATATAACTCTCAAATTATTTCAAAAGATATTATTATATGCAATGATGTGTAACAATTACTTTATGTATATTGCCTCTCGTGGGCAGGGCAAAACCTGGCTGACTGCATTATTTTGTGTTGTTCGTTGCATATTATTTCCCGGAAGCAAAATATGTATCGCCTCTTCAACAAGACCACAGGCGAATCAAGTTCTTTTAAAAATAACCGATGATTTCTGTAAAAATTATGGATGGGGATCAGATAATTTAAACAATGAAATACAATACAAATCAGTTGGTGCAAATAATGCAGTAATTGAGTTTAAAAACGGTTCATGGATAAGAGTTGTAACTGCTTCTGACAGTGGGCGAGGTGCTCGTGCAAATATTTTAATTGTTGACGAATTTCGAATGGTTGACTTAAATGTTATCAATACCGTTCTTAGAAAATTCTTAACAGCTCCGCGTACTCCAGGATATTTGAATATAAAAAAATATTCTCATTTAACCGAGCGTAATAAAGAAATATTTATGTCTAGTGCATGGTATAAATCCCATTGGTCGTTTGAAAAGGCAAAAGCATATGTTGTAAATTTTTTAGATAATAATAAAAAATACTTTATTTGTGGTTTACCATATCAAATAGCAATCAAAGAAAATTTATTATCAAAAGAACAAGTTGAAGATGAATTTTCTGAGCAAGACTTTGATCAAACATCTTTCGATATGGAAATGGGTTGTTTATGGTTTGGTGATACAGACGGTTCGTTTTTTACATTTGATGATTTGGCTAAGTGTAGAAAAATAAAAACACCAATGGAGACTCATTTTTTCAAAAATAAAAAAATACCGGACTTAGCACTTAACGAAAAAAGAATTATGTCTGTAGATATTGCATTAATGGGTTCTAGTAAATCAAAGAATAATGATGCAAGTTCTATTTTAATTAACAGTGCTCTTCCAACAGAAAGCAATGAATATATTTCAAATATTGTATTTTTAGAAAATCATGAAGGGCTTACAACTGATGAATTAGGAATTATTGTTATGCGATTGTTTTATAGGTATAAATGCACAGATTTAGTAATCGATACAAATGGTGCAGGTCTAGGTGTATACGATTTTCTTATAAAGAATCAGTTAGATCAGGAAACAGGTGATATGTATAAAGCTCTTACTTGTTGTAATGATAAAGATATGGCAGAAAGATGTAAAATCGAATCGGCAAATCCATGTATATGGTCAATAAAAGCTACTGCTGCTTTTAATAATGAGATGTGTGTTATGCTCCGTGCAGGAATACAAAATGGAAAGATTAATCTTCTCGTATCAGAATTTGAAGCAGAAGAAATATTAAGAGATAAGATAAAGCAATATTCAAAGATGCAGTCTTTTGAACAACTAAAATATAAAACACCATATATTCAGACAACATTGTTGATATATGAACTTATAAATTTGCAGCATAAAATAGAAGGAACAAACATTAAAATAAAGGAAAAATCTGGGATGAGAAAAGATAGATACAGTTCTTTGGGATATAATTATCATATATTAAGAACACTAGAAAAAAATCTTAATGCTGATTCCTCTTCTTCTGATTTTTCGAATTTTTCCCCATGTATTTCTTCTATATCATTTTAGAAAGGACGGTGAATAATGTCAGATAATATTAACGTTTCACAAGTTGATGACATTAAAAACTATAAAATATCTTTTGCATCAGATATTAAAGACAATAACAATTCTGGCGATGAAACCGTCATTGTATCAGGATTTGATGTTCAGTTATCAGAACAAGAGACAAATTGGATGCGTAATGCATTACAGAGATTTGATAAAGGTGGGAGTCAATATTCTGTTGTACTAAATGAAGAATCATCATCTGGAACAGTAAAAAGCACAACATTAGACGATATTGACGATTTAGCTTTTAATGCACAGAGTGATATTTCAAAAATACAAAAAATAAACGCATTGGTGCGTCAAGCTTCTAATGAAGACGATATAATTGGAAAAGTTCATGAAACTGTTGAATCAAATCTGAATTCTAATGTGAGAATATCTTTTGACACTCTTCCAACAGATTATGACGAAGAAATAAAGCTTAAAGCTGAGGCAGAAATTGAACGCTTCCACAAAGAGATAAATGTAAATGATACTGTAACGACTGCAATTACCACAACATATGATGAGGGCAATTGTATACAATACTTAAGATCTAAAAGATCTAAAGGAATTTATCATCATGTTGTTGACAGATATCCATTGGGGGTTGCTATAATAAGTGATTATTCTATGAATACAATTCCTTATGTGCTGATAGACACATCTGAACTCACAAACAGATTGCAAAAAACAATGTTAAAAAGTAAAAAAAATAAACCTCTGTTTTTTAAAAATACAGCAGAGGAAGTTAAAAATAATTATCCGAAAGAAGTTATGAAAGCTTACGCATCGAAGGAGAAATATGCCATTCTTGATGTTCAAAGGACGGGGGTAAATCGATTCGGTAATATGAACCGTAAATATGGGATTTCACCTGTCTTTAAAGCGTTAAAACCTAAAATCATGCTTGATACATTTGATAAAACAGATAATGTTAATGCCAAAGCAAAGGCGAAAAAAATAATTGCTCAATATCTAAAAAAGGAAGTTTTAGGACAGCGCGGTGAAAAAAAAGGGTTTGAAGATATGGCATACGCACATGACTGTCTTGTTCAGGCTTTTAAAAATAAAACTGTACTCTATACACCACCAGGAAGTGTTGAAAAGATTGAATATGTAGAACCAAAAGTAGAAATGACAAATACAGAGACAATCACACAATATAGGTCTAGGGTTACATCTGCATTGGGAATATCATTTTTGAATACTGACGGAAAGCAAACTGTAAGTACAGCAAACATTTCTATCAAACAACTCATGAAGATAATTAACAAAATTGCAGAAAGGCAAGAAAAGATTCTGCAACGTTGGTATGAGATTGTCTTATCTGAAGCCGGCATACCAATAGAGTATTGCCCTACTCCACATATTTTAGACTCGGAAATGTTAGAGTTTGAAATCAAAAAAGATCTCGTAGAATTCCTATTCTCAAAACTCAATTGTTCATATCAAACAGCGTATGAATTCCTTGGCATGGATTTTGATAATGAGGTTGTTCGTAGAAAATCTGAAAAAGAAAATGGTTATGATTCAATATTGACCCCTCACCCAACTTCTTACAATACATCGGGTTCAGATGAAATCGGTGCTGGACGACCAATTGGCGGGACTAACGGGAATAATACTGTGAATGAACAAAAACAGGAGTATGATATAAACTATCGAGAATCTAAATAGTCGAATCTGACTTATATTTAAACATATAAAGGTGATAAAAATGATTAATAAAACAGAAATATTTTCTAGCTCACCTATTTCTATTGCAAGTCATGACAATTATAAAGAAGCAATTTTTTTAATTAGTATCTTAGACCAACCAGACAGAATGAATCGTATTATACCTGTCGAATCTGGCGAAAAATATCACAAAACTATAATCGGATATCCGCTTGTTGCAAAACTAAAAAAGGCAACTTCTGATTTTGGCGGTCATGAAATGAAAATTACAAAAACAAAAAAAGGCAAAAAATTTTCTTTTGATACATTTCCTATTGGAAGCATTATAGATTCGTGGATTGAAGATCGCGAAGTTGATGGATATGACGGGGAACAAAAGTGTATCTTGGCAAAAACAAAATTATGGACAAGTAGATTTCCTGAGTATTTTAAAGTATTTGATAAATTATGGAACGATGGCGAACTATCTTCTTCCTGGGAGATGACAGTAACCGACTCCGAGGAGGATGGAGACTGTACAATTCTGAAAGTGTTCGAATTTATTGGAAATGCATGTTTGGGTAGATTTAAAACCCCATGCGTCCCTGGAGCTGGTGTCATAGAATATGCTGAACTAGAAAAAGATATTGATACTGAATTAGCTGAGGCTTTAGCAAGAGATTTGGTTAATTTAGATATAGAAGAAAATGATGTAAAGGAGGATATATACTTGGCAGAAAATACAAAAAAGAAAACAGAAAGCGAAGAAACAGAGAATACAAAAACTTCTGTTGAAGAGACGGATGATAAGGAAAATAAGACAGAAGAAAACGCATCTTGTAGATCAAATTCTAAAAAAAAAGAGACAAAAGTAGCAGAAGAAACAAAACCAATGTCAGATGAAAGCAAAGAAGAAACGGTAATTGCATCTCTAACTCAATGGGATCTTGAATGTAAAATCCGAAAAGCTTGTGACGATAAAATTGGGAAAAGAATTTATGGATATGTTGCATTTTGGTTCCCAGAAGATAGAACTGTTTGGTATAAAACTGATGACTCTGAAAGTCAGCTTGATTACAAACTTTTTACATATGAAATTTCCGGAGATGAGGTTATTATTTCTGAACCAACGGATGTCAAACTTACAGTTGCAGTAAAAGACGTGAATATGCAAATTGCAAGTAAAGACGAAGAGATTGGAAACTTAAAGGCTGAATTAGACATCAAAAACGATGCAGTAATCAGTGCAGGAAAGACAATCAATACTCTAAAAACGAAGATTGCAGAATTGGAACCTTTTAAAGATAAAGTGGAAAAGGCAGAAAAGGAAAAAATTGAGGCTGAAATTGCAGAAGAAAAAGGCGCGCTTAGATGCAAGATGTTAAAAGGTAATTTGTTTACAGAATCTGAAATCGCTGAAACAGAAATTGCTGAACTAATTGAGTCAAGAAATGTTTCAGAAATTAATAATTTAATTGCTGAAAGATATATTGAACGCATTGATAACGCTGCCACAGAAGTAGCAGAATTTGAAAAAAACACAAATGAAGAATTTATCGCAACAGCTAGTCTGGAAGCCGATGATATTGCAGATGACTCTGTTTCATTTATGAGTAAATTTTTAAATAGTAGAAAACACAATTAAGGAGGATTACCTACATGTTAAGAGATATTCGTAGAAATGGCGCACAGCCAAAAGACACAATGCACAAAGCAAAGGTTGCGATGGTAACTGGTATGGGTGTTGTAAAAGAAGATACAAAAAATACGAAAGAGGTCAAATTGCCGACAGCTGAGACGACAACAAACATTTGTCTTGTAACAAAAGAAAGAATTCCTACAGGAGTCAATGCAGCAAGACAAGAAATGTCTGATTACGATGATGATTTTACATCCGTGAAAATTGGAGAGTTTGTTGGTCTTGAAATCTATACAGATGGAGAAAAATTTGGAACAGATCAGTTTAAGATCGCTGATTTTGGAGACGAAGTAGCTCCGGGATTTGCGCTATCTGTTGGAACAGATGGAAAATGGCAAAAGGCAACAAAAGGAAGTTCAAGATTTGTATTTGCAGGGACAATGAATGATAACGGTCATAAGCTCGTACTCGTAGAAGTTGTTGCTGATGCAGTATCTGTTGCGTAAATAAAATAAGGAGGACTTGATAAGATGGCTATTAGAACAGAAATCGCAGAACTCATGGATAAAGATGGTGTTCTGTTTGAAGTTGCTGAAAAGGTAAATTATAAAAGAGAACTCAACTCTGAAGAAAAAGAAATCGCTGAAATTTCCGATGCTTGGGCAAGAGAAATTGGGAAAACTGGGAAGGATCCTAATTGTGAAATTGCAGAATTTGTAACAAGAACTGTGCAGGAAGAAGTATATAATGCCCCAGACGAACTTCTTGATCAGATTTTTGAAAGAGGTTCTGTTGGAGAATTTGATGATTTAGAAGGAGTAAAGGATCCGAAAAATACACTTGTTGCTCATGAGGCTGCAAAAGGTGGTAATGTTGATCGTTCTTACATCGATATTGAAACCGTAAAACCTACATGGAAAAATAGACAGATTGAGACTGATATCTCATATGTAGATTTAAGAAAAAATGGGTTTAAATCTATTGCTACATTAACTACGTTTATGAAAGAGGCTTGTCAGAATGCGTTATTTTATGATGCACTTTCTATGGCAGATAATGCGGTTACAGGTGGAGAGGCTCTTATTGAAGTTCAAGGAGCAACACCTACTCTTGAAGCTATGGATAAATTATCTCTCTATCTGAATGACAGAGGCGATGACAATGTTATTATTACTCTGAATAAATATGCTCAGGCAATCAGACGTATGCCTAATTTTGCTCAGTATTTATCCGGGGCTATGAAAGATGATTTTAACAGATATGGCTTGGTAAAAACATATGATGGAATTGGTATTGCAGGTATTTCAGGTGCAAAGAAAACTGGAACTGGACAACTCCTTTTACCGGACAAACGTATTTATGGTATTTCAGATAAGATCGGAACACTTGATATGAAAGGCGAAATTCATGTATATCAGGATATGAACAATCAGGGTGAAAAAGTTCATCTGATGTTAAAAGATTTTACATATGGATTTATGCTTACACATATCGAAAACTTTGCTAAGGTTACTTTGAAATAAGGTAGTCTTTTTTATTGTTTAAATTTCTATCGAAGGATCTCCTTCGATAGAAATTATGAAGAGGAGGAGATTTTATTAACAGTAAATTTGGAGTTACAAAACATTTACAGGTTTTAAATTATAATGAACATTCTGTGTGTCTCACAATCGCACCGGGAAAGACATGTGTTGTAGAAGCTGCTATTGATGGCAATCCTACTACCCTGCCACTTACATGGGATGAAATTGTATATGCGAATAATAGTAACGTGTTTAAAAGCGGTTCTCTTGAATTTCAAAGTAATATCGAAAATGACATATATAACGAACTTGGGATTGTAAAAGAAAATGTTTTGAAATACAAAGAAATAAAAGAAATTTTACTTCATCCTGATAAAAATGGACTGCAAAAAATTTTAAAAATAAAAACTCTGTCAGACTTTGATAGAGTTCGCGAAATTTTTCAAAAACTAAAATTTGAAGGCTATTCAATTACTCTTGATGTAAACAATCTTGTAAAGAAAAGAACCGAAGAATTGTTTTTAGGTAAATCAACCTCTTCCATTCTTGTTGATGATACGCAAAATGAATCTTCAGATTCCAAAAAAGTTCAAGAGTTAGAAAAACAACTTGAGGAAATGAAGGCAATGATGGAAACATTATTAAAATCAAATAATGAAATTGAAAATCTTCCTATTACAGAAGATATGAAGAATACTCAAGTTAAAAAAGCGGGTAGACCTAAAAAGATTGATTAGGAGGTAATTTGGCATGAAGTCAAATTCTTATACTCCATTTAGTGAAATTTGTGATCGATTCTATGATCGATTAGAAAAGGATGATAAATTTTTTAATTATTATAACGTAGATGAATTAGAAGCAGTTCAAATTGCACATGAAAGGTCTAAAAGATATCTTATTGAATCATTGGATGATTTAACATCTCTTGGGAATATGCAAGTAGATTTTTCTGATTATGAGACAGAAATTGAACGTATAAACTTCGAACTTCTACCGAAAGAAATTAAAATTATTGTTGATATGATGTTTATTAAATACATGGAAAGAGATTTAGCATTGTTGCACGCTATGGAAATAAATTTCACACCATCTGATTTGACTGTGTTTTCTCCTGCAAATGAAAGAACAAGTTATCGAAATTTTATTGAAACACTAAAATTAAATTTGCAAGATGAATTGGCTAATTATCAAGATAGGGATAGAAAAACAGGCAAGTTAAAAGCGGTACTTGATTATTCTTTATATGACGAGTGAGGTGGTAAAAATGAATTTGAATTACTACAGAAAAATTCAGAATAGTTATCGTGTGTCATCAAAGAAAGAACAGCAGCTTAATATAATTAACAAGGAATCTGAGAAGCATTGGAATAATATTGATTGTGAAGATGTTGTTATAAATGGTGAAAATAGAAAGCTAATGGTAGTAAAAGACACTGATAACAATGCCTCAAAAAAGAAAATAAAATCAATACATAGTGAACCATTTAATCTTGGAGATTATGTTTATTGGAACAATCAAGTATGGATTGTTACAGTATTAGATCCTAATGAAAAGGCGTGGCATTCTGGATATATGTATTTATGTACACTATTGCTAAATACAATAGACAAAAATGGAAGACTTGTTCAAAAATGGTGCTATTCAGAAGACTTTACTAAGTATTCTTCTGGTGAAACAGGAAATATAAGTATTAAAGTCGGAGATTTTCAATATGGACTGACATTACCTGTTGATAGAGATACAAAATTTTGGAAACGCGATAAAAGGTTTTGTATTGATTTTGATGATGTAGTTGAACCTGATACTTATCGACTCACAAACAGAAAATTGTTCTTATCAGATAATTCATATTTTGACAGAGGCGGTATTATCCAGTTTACATTTTCGCTCTCCTCATTCAATAAGGAAACGGATGCACTTGTTGATTTCAACGGTAAGAAATACTGGATCGCAGATTATATTAAATCAGATATTTCTCAAGAAAAAAACAGCTCGTGTAAAATTTCTTACTCGGGGAAGAATCAGATTGGTGTTGGCGATATTGAGAAAAAATTTTTAGGTTCTTTTTATTCAGAAAATGGAGAACCGGAGAATAGAATTGGCAAATGGTATTTGAGCGATAATGTAAAAGAAAAAATACATTTGAAAACGAATGGCAATGAATCATTTATATGGATAGATACAGAATGTTTTGATCTAATTGGTGAGAAATTTAATTTAACTTTCGGTGACGATGAGATTACAACAAATATAGAAATAGAAATAGTCTATATATAGCGAGGTGTTATTTTGTGGGATAAAAACATTAAAGATCTCGGAACGATTTTATCAAAAGTGATTTCAGCATTTAAGCATTCCGAAGAAATAAGAGATGTATTGTTTGGCAGCCAAGTTGATGAAAGTGACTTTGATCTACAAAGAGCATATGAGGATTGTATATGGGATTGTCTTTATGTAAAAGGAATTCAAACAGAGGCAAAGACATATATTTGCGCTGATACTGTAGCATTTAGTATAGGTTCTAATATAAAAACAATAAAACTTGTAATCCAAGTGTTTTGTGAAAAATCATTACTTAAGTATTCTAAAAAAGGATATGTTGGAAACAGACCTACTATACTTGCAGAAATAATTGAAGAGATACTAATTAGTGATGAAAATTTTTCAAGGAATTTTGGCATAGGTAAATTAGAATTAAATAGCGTTGATATTTTTACAAATGGCGAAAATCATTACGGGAAAACGATGGAATTTATAATTAAGAATTTTAGATAAGGATATTTCTTATGAAGTTAGATTATTTTGATTTAATCTCTCCTCTCCCACTTGAATTATATAAAATAGGTCATATCAAATCTCCAAAACTAAAAGAAATTGCGGAGATATCATATTTTACATATGCACAATATGTATCATTTCTGAAAATGAAACCCATTGATTATTATGACAATTTAAATGAAAACAGTACTGATGAAATTAAAGAAATGATAGCTACTACGAAATATGATTTGCTTCTTTTGGATCCAAATTTTCGTGATATTATTTGTGCTGCTTTGAATTTTTTCTTTGAGGAAAATTTTAAATGGTACGAAGAATATGAAGCATTCATTTCAATGTCTACTTTACAGGTAGAACCTGGGAAAGAACCCGAATATTTCGTAACAGGAATGATTAGTAAAGATAATTATTCAGAAATCGTAGACATCATTTTGCAGCGTGTACACATAACAAAAGATGAAAATGAAGTTAATGATTTAAGCAAGGTAAAAAACAAACGCGGACTGAGGAACTATTTAAAAATCCATAAAGGTCGAAAAAAATTCAATAAGAAGACTGGCGGAAATTCTTCATTAACACTCCCTAACATTATTTCATCCGTTGCTTCTAAAAGTAACAATTTAAATTGGGATACTATATGGAATATTACAGTCTTTCAATTATTTGATACTTTTGAACGGCTGCAAATTATAGATCAATATGATGTATTTTCTACACAAGTGGCTGTGTGGGGAGATAAAGAAAAGAAATTCAAGTTTGGTACTTGGAGTTCAAATATATATGAAAAAGATTAAAACACTGAACAGTCAGTGTTTTTTTTATTACAAAGAAAAAGGAGGTCATTGATAATGGCTAATAATTTTGGAAAACAGATGGCTAACCGCGAGGTATGCGATTTAGTCTTTGTAGATTACAAAACAAAAAAACCTTTCCTTTTCTGTGATTATGCTAATACATCAAGTCAGGAATTGACTGGAGAAAACGCATTTGCTTATGGAGGTAAAGGTCATCCAAAGAAAATTACTTTCTCTGGAGAAAGAGCTGGTACGCTTACAATTGAGACACAGATTCAGACACCTAAACTTTGGGAACTGATGACAGGTGGTAAGAGTTCTAAAACAGCAAACGTAATGCAGAGAGAAAAGTGCAAGATCGGAGCTTCTAACAAGGTAACAATTAGCAATAAAAAAGCGGTTCTCAAAAAGGAAGATGTTTGGGTATATGCTAATGATGCAAATTTAGAGACTGAAATGAAGGTAACAGCCGTATCTGCACAGGAGATTACATTGGAGTCTGGCGAAGAAGGTGCAGAGGTTATGGTATTCTACCTTACAGAAAGAACCGATGTATACAATATCAATATCAAATCTACTGACTTCCCTAAAGCGTTTACTGTTTATGGAGATACATATATGAAAACAACAGATGAAGACGTTCTTCCATATCTGTTTAAGGCGTATAAAGTAGTTCCACAGGCAAATATGTCTTTATCTTTTGCAAACAGCGGAGATCCAGGTACTGTTACTCTTACTTGTGACATGATGGTTGACGATGATGGAAACATGCTTGATCTTACTCTGTTACCAGACGAGGACGAACAGGGGGAATAGCACCCCCTGAAGACCTAGCCTTGGTAGGCAGGGGGAAAATTGGAAAGGCAAAAATCGGAAAATCAGAATAAGGGGTGAGTAAAAATGGCATATACACCAACAACATGGAGTGATGGAGATGTGATCACAGCTGAAAAAATGAATAAGCTGGAACAAGGTGTGAAAAACGAACAGGTCGGTGCTCCTGGAGCAGCTGCAGGTTTTGGGACGCCTACTGCCACTGTGGATGCGAATACTGGAGTTCCGTCTGTAACTGTAACAGCAAGTGGAGCAAACACAGCAAAAGTATTTAATTTTGCTTTTAAAAATTTAAAAGGAGCTAAGGGAGATCCTGGTGCAACCTATACTCTTCCGGCTGCAAATAAAACAACGCTTGGCGGCGTAAAACAAGCTGCACGCGTCAATGAAGCTGCAGGAGAAAACGTAACAAAAGCAGAGTTTAAAGCTTTGCTGGATGCTCTTAAAGCAGCTGGTATTATGGCTACATCTTAAAATAACGAGTGATAGATATTTAGTGTGAATAAATGGGGTAAATATCTATTATCGGTATTTGCCCCATTTTTTTACTCTACTCCGAGTAAGTTAGGAGTGAACCAAAAATTAGAAGATTAGACAATGAATATCGTACAGAGTCTTCTCATGAAGTATGCTATTTATCAGAATGTGGAATCAAATATACATTCGTAAAAAAAGAAGATGGCGTAACGGTATGGAAATACAAAAAGACCAAAGAACTTGGTCGTGCTTTGACTAAGTTCTGGGAGACAGAAATATTAAAATAGGTTATTCAAGACAATGGATGTAAAAGTGGATGTCATATTTTTGAGCCGGTTTCACACAGTAAACTGACAATAGTATTAAAGGACCGCCATTCTCCTATTTAAGATAGGAATGATTATATGAGAAAGATTAATTTAAAAGGTGTTACTGCGGAAGCGGTAACTGGGATTGCATTACTTGTTCTTGCGTTAATTAATGCTGTTTTACAGATGTTTGGTATGAATGTTTTGCCTATACAAAATGACGATATTAGTAACATTGTATCAGTTGTTTTCTTAATTCTAACCGCAGCATGGAATACATGGAAAAATAGAAATTTCACAAAAACATCTCAAGAAGTACAGGCATTAGCTGATATGGTAAAGAATGGAGAGATTCTGATTGATCAAGTTGAAGAGATTATTCAAAAGTTCAAAGATGACAAAAAATAAGGACACAAAGAAATATGGAAATACTAGAAAGATTTTTTGAACTTGATTTTGTATCTCTTATTTTAGGAATCGTAACTGTCCTTCTTACCTTGCAAATGATTGATAAACTATTAATTTGGCTTTGTGAAAAAACCGGAATTGAATTTAAACATGTTAGGCAAAAACGAGAAGAACATGAACTTTTAATTAAAACGACAGAAAATTTAGCGAAACTCCAAGAAAGATACGAAAAGGATTCTTTATTAATTAAAGATGAGGAAGTTAAAATTAGAAATGAATTTTCTGATTTTGTAACAGAGTTGAAATCAGCTTTAAATGCACAAAAAGATCAAATGGAAACTTATGCAGAAAATAGAATAAGTGACAAAGAAAAGTCAAAAGAAATACAAAAAGAATTGTATGGATCAATTGATAAATTAGCCGAGGGTGCCGCAGAGAGAAAAGAACAGATCAAAGCTTTAATGTGCGGGACTATGGAATTACTTGGCGATAAGATTGACCAGAGATTCAGCAAATATATTGCGATGAAAGGAATTCCCGAAAATGAAGTTGATGAATTTGACGGATTATGGAATGCATATCACAATAAATTGAACGGAAATCATGGCAGAACACAAAAATATAAATATGTAAAAGAACATTTACCCGTTCTTCCTGTTGAAATTAATCCAATTTACGAAGAAGGGAAAATAGAAAAATAATAAGTTGAGAAGTTGCTGATTGGTAGCTTCTCTTCTTATATAAAGAGGTGATAAAAATAAATAGATCAAAATTTAATGTAGATAAAGATAAAAGCAAACGTACCTATAATGGAATCGTATTTGATTCTGTATTAGAAATGAAATACTTTCGTGACGTTCTTTGCCCGAAAGTGGAGAGCGGTGATGTGGTTAAATATGAATTGCAAAAGCCATATGAATTGCAACCAAAGTTTCGTCATGATGGGAAGTCTGTTCAGCCAATTAAGTATGTGGCTGACTTTTTTATTATATATAAAGATGGACATGAAGAAGTTATTGACACCAAAGGATGTCCAGATTCAGTCGCACTATTAAAAAGAAAATTATTTTGGTATAAGTTTCCTGATGTCGATTACAAATGGATTACTTGGGTGAAAAAATTTGGAGGCTGGATTGAGTATGAAGAATATAAACGACTCAAACGAGAAGAAAAACGTACTCAAAATAATTAATTAAAATAATATATTCTATTTACTACTCTTCTATTTTGTGATAATGTAAAATTATCAAATTAAATAGGAGGGAATAGATTATGGCTAGACCTAAAAAAATTGTCGAAATTAATTATGATGAAGCGATTACAAAAGTGCAAGAGGAACTCGAAGTCCTTTCTCAAAAAGCAAATGTTATCAAACTACAAATCAAAGATAAAAAAACAGAAATTAAAAGATTAGAACGCGATAAGATTGCTTACGAAGAATGGAAGAAACAGCATGATAAAGAAGTGCGTACTCAGGAAATAGCAAAATTAATTTCTGAATCAGAGTATAGTTTAGATGAAATCAAAGAGCTACTTATCGGTGATAATTCAAATAAAGTATCGTCTTCTGTTGATTCTGAATAGGAATAAATTAAATAAAATATATTAAAGAGTCGATTTATGTCGGCTCTTTTTTGATGTCAAAAAATAAAATAATTTTTCGTTTTTGAAAAGGAGATTTAAAAAATATGAGAAAAACAAATATGAAAATTAAAGAAAACATTTCTTTTGCAGATAAAATTAATGCCATTGAATATATTGTGGCAAGTTATTTTTCTTTTGACGATGACGGATATATTGATGATTATACCCCATACTTTTATGGAATCGCAACTATGGAAGCATATGTAAAATATTTCTTCGAAGGATTAGAATTTGATGAGGGCGAATACATCTACTCTTCTATTTCAGAAGATGATGAAGTAATGGATTTAATCAAAGTGTTTGGAAAAGAAAATCTCTCAACTATTACATATATCGAAGATAATGTAATTGATAAGGTCGAATTTATGAAACAGAAATATTTGAATGATTTATCTAATAAAAAAGATTCGCTTTCAAATCTTTTAGATGCATTATCCACTGGCATTACTTCTTTTCTTGATCAATTAAAACCAAATGAGATTAATGAGTTTATGAAGAAGTTTAATGAATCAGGACTTACGGCAGATAATTTAGTGAACTCATTTTTGCAGAGTGACTTTAAAAAAGGAAAAGACAAGGAAATTTTAGATGTAAAGAATGAGCAGATTCGAGAATTTTCTAAGATTGTCGGAGATGACAAAGCCAGATAGGTGCTTGAGAGAGCATTGGCTATTCATTCTACTGGTGAAAATCTTCCTAATTAAATAGGTGTTTTATGGCAAAAAAAGTATCTAGTTTTTTAGAAGTTAAAAAATTGATGGAAAAAGATGTTCGTGCAGGAATGGATGCTGCAAGAGATGAAGTAAAAGTAAAATTAGAAGATAATGTAATGGGATATTATGATATTGGAAACCCTGTAAAATACGAAAGAACAGGAACGTTGTTAGAATCGCCTAATACTACTCCTGTTTCTGGTGGAGAGAATTTGTTTAAATTTAAAGCAGAAATGGAAGAAAGTATTTCTTATCATACTGGAACACCGTATACAGGAGCACAAGTAATTGATGCAACAGAACAAGGTCATTCAGGAACACTTGGTAAACATGGATATTTTGCAAAAACAGAAGCAGAGATACCAGAAATTGTGGACAGAAACATGGCGAAATTCTTAAAGTGATATAGAAAACCCCGGAGATACTACTCTCCGGGTAAAATGACGATGATAAATAATGGATGATACACATGAATTAAGAAGAGGTTATATACAAGAATTACTCGTTAAAATATGAAACAGAGAAATTAAATTTAATCCAATTGAGAATCTTGAAATTACATTGTGTAGTTTTTATATTACGGCTAAATAACATCTTAACTACAACCAATAAAATAATTGCAAGAATTGTCAATATTATAAGTAAACTTAAAATTATAATCTGTGTCACATTTCACCTCCCCTCTGTACAATAATGTGCCAGAAAGGAAGTTTTCATGAGAGACCCTCATATAGAATGCTGATTTTTCAAGCATAAGATAATACCTTCGACTTTCTAGTGCATATGCACTATTTATATCATTTTGCATACATATTGTATGCTCCCACAGGAGCCTATTAAGACAGACTGCCAGGCATATACCCGTGACAACGGATTGATTGTGGTGGATCCAATCGACATATACCCATTTACATTATATCAAATATTTTCAAAAAATAAATATAGTTTTCTACTAATGCTCTCTTTCATGAGGGCTTTTATTTTGCTCAAAAATGAAAGGAGTGATTTATAAAACATGAGTCAATACGAAGTTGATGTCGTTGCAAAAGTTCAGGATTCTGCGCTAGATGCTGCACAGGCGAAGCTGGACAAATTAACGGCAAAAGAACACACCATTAAACTTGGAATAGATGATGCGAAATTTAATGCTTCTAGCATTCCCAATTTAATAAAAGACATTGAACGATCCGGGTCGTCAGCTGGAAGAAAATTTTCAAGTAGTTTTCAATCGTCTGTTAGTAATAAGAAAAATAAAATTAGTTTTGACTTTGATTTAAGTAAAGCACAGGCAAATGCCGCCAAACAAACAGAACAAACTATACAAAGTATTCAAAGAAAATTATCAACAAGCAAATTAGATTTGGACGTTTCTAATTTAGGCAAGCAAATTAAAAATCTTGAATATAGCTTAGATGGTAGTGAATTTAAAAATTTAGAGTCATCTTTAAAAAATGTAAATAATCTGTCAGAGAAACTCAAAGGGAATTTTGATGATAATTTTAATTTAAAAAGTAACAGCAATATTAGTGACGTTATTGAAGATTACAATAGGCTTCAGAAAGCAATTGAAAAATGTAATAACGAAACTAAGATTGCAGCGAATTCACAAAGCGGATTATTAAAACATAATGAAGGTCTGATTGCATCGGATAAAACGCTATCGTGGTTAAATAAGAATACAAAAGCTGTAAAAGATTATGGGACAGCACTATCGGATTTAGCTGAAAAGCAACGCAATGCTACTACTAAAGGAGAACTTCAAACATTAAACGCACAAGTTAAAGCAATCCAACAAGAGGCAATTTTAGCCGGGAAGACTGGAAATAGTTTCTTTTCAGAATTAAAGAGGGCTACATTTCAGATAGCGGAATTTGCTGGTGTGTACGGCATGATTCAAAATGTTGTCATGGATGGCGGAAGGGAAATGTTGCAATCTATAGTCGATGTGAATTCAGCAATGATTGAATTACAAAAAGTTAGTTCTGCTCCGCAAAACCAAATCAATTCGTATTTTGATAATGCAACCGAAAGTGCTGTCAAATATGGTGCAAAAATTAGTGAGGTTATACAGAGTACAGCCGACTGGTCAAGACTTGGATATGGTTTAAAAGATGCTGAAAAACTTTCAGATGTTACTACCTTGCTAACTAATGTTGGAGATAACATGACTCAACAAAAATCATCAGAGGGGTTGATTTCAACTCTCAAAGGTTTTAACATGCAAGCGTCCCAGGCAGAATCAATCATAGATAAAGTAAATGAGGTAGCAAATACGCAACCGATTGATACAGCAGGTATTTTTGAAGGACTTAAAAGATCTGCTTCGTCAATGAGTGCTGCCAACAACACTTTATCTGAAACCATCGCACTAATAACTGCAGCCAATAGCGTCGTACAGGATCCATCAACTATTGGGACTGCATTTAAGACAAAATTTTTACAAATTGTCTTTATGTACAGAAATGTGCATAGAAAACATATTTAATTGCAGGTAAAACGTAAAGCCTTGCACCACAATAACAGAGACAATCATGTTATGACGGTACGAAAGTAGAAACAACGCAAGGATGATATATGGTCAAAAACCTAAGTATCACTTTTACTAATTTTGTTAAATTAGGAATCGTAGTTCATGCAGCGAAGCACCCTAACGTATCCCGTAGATCATACGGTACTTGAGCCGAGGGCGAACGTTCAACGACTATCCCCATGTCGGGATTTGGAAATATTCATTTATTGAATTATAAAATAAAGGTGGAAATCCTGAATATCCAAATCAATAGGAGTACGGCTTAATCGCAAATGAAGTCGGTGAAAACCCGTTAAATGGAAAAGGTATGACTGCTATTCTATTATTAGAATGTGGTTAAGAAATAGTCTACTCTCATATGAAAATATGAGTTATTGTTAATTTTTAATAAGTAATAAATTGAAATACACAGAACAAGATTATATCAAAAAATGTAATGAGTTTAATGTTGAGTATATAGGTAATCACAAGGAGAAAAAACTTGGAACCGTAATTGATTTTATTTGTAAAAAACATCGAGACAAAGGAATACAGTCTGTAGATTGGAGTCATTTTCGTACATATAAATATGGCTGTAGGTATTGTTCTGGAAGAGGAAAAACAACACAAGATATTATTCCTTTAATAAAAAATAAAGATGTGCAACTTATTTCTGAGTATATTGGAAACGAAAAACCAATTACTTGTAAATGTAAAAAGTGTGGAAATATATGGACGACATTACCTAAGACTTTAATAACAAATGGTGCAGGCTGTCCCATTTGTGGAAAAGCAAAAGCAAGTTTAAGTGAAAGAAAAACTCATAATCAGTTCGTTGAAGAATTGGAAGAGGTAAATCCTAATATAGAAGTATTAGGATCTTACACCGGTACTCACAGGAAAATAAAATGTAGATGTAAATTGGATAATACAATTTGGTATGGATACCCAGCAAATTTACTAAATAAAAGTGCTGGCTGTCCAACTTGCAACATATCGAATGGCGAAAGAGAAATGATTTCTATATTAGAAAAATTAAATATTAAATATGTTCAACAATATTCTATACCGGGTTGTATTTATGAAAGAAAACTAAAATTTGATGCATTTGATATAGAGAATATTGTCGCATTTGAATACAATGGCGAACAGCATTACAGACCGGTAGATTTTGCCAGTAAAGGTGAAAAATGGGCAAATCAACAATTTGAATTGACTAAAAATCGTGATGCTGCAAAAATAGAATATTGTAAAAATCATAAGATTCCAATTATAATAATTCCTTATTGGGAAAAAGATAATATGGAGTCTTTTATTATAGAAAAAATTAATAATTTGAAAGGAAGAAAAATTAACAATAAAGCATAAGTTGCGATTATGCTTAATATATGGAATTTCAATGAGAATACGCGGCGCAAAAACAGCTCTTGAAGAAGCCGGATTAGAAACAGATGGAATGGCTGAATCCACCGCAAAATTAAGAGAAGAGATCAAGGCTCTTAGTGGTGTAGACATCATGGAAAATGATACTACATTTAAAAGTACATATAAAATATTAGATGAACTATCTACAAAATGGCAAGATCTTACAGATATACAGAGGGCAAGCGTTACAGAACTCATCGCCGGAAAGAGACAAGGCAATACTGTATCTGCATTAATGAAAAATTTTGATATTGCCAGAGAATCTTTGAATACCGCCGAAAATGAATCTGTTGGATCAGCTAATCGAGAATTAGAAGCTTGGAATAAAGGTATTGAATCTTCTTTCAAGCATCTTCAAGCACAATTTGAGGCGTTCTCAAATGCTACTTTAGATTCTGGATTATTGAAAGGAATCGTAGATATGGGTACGCAAGGATTGGAAGTTATCACAAATTTGATTGATAAAGTAGGACTACTTCCAATGGTATTAAGTGGTTTCGGAGCCACTTCATTCTTTAAGAACCTAGATTGCTCCAAAATCATAGGGGTATTTACATTAAAATCGGTCTATTACTAAGGAGAATATTACATAATGGCGTAATAAACAACTTAGTGAGAATTGGGTTCTATAAAATAAACAAGAGGATTAATTCGTCAAAACCACTATTCTGTAAAAACAGTGAATCGGATGAAAAAAAGCATTTAATAATGTTCCGTGGTAATGCACGAGCCAACCCTGCTGCGTTAAGTAGTGTCATATAATCCGTTAGCAGAAGTTACGTTAAATCGTGATGACGGGATAAAGGCACAAAATGCAGGGAGGAGTAGAGAGAGCACCCTTCCTCGCAGTATATGAAAGCCATATTTTATATGCTGTTAATGAATGTTCCAAAATGTAATTATTTCTGCTCGCCTCAGTTATTTCAAATAACTTGCAGAAATATATGTATTATAAATAATGTAATTTAAAACTTCCGGCAAAATCTGGAATGCCGTAACCAATATAATCTTCGGATTATTTTCTAGCAGCAAATCTCTAATGCTGTTTGGTTCCAGTGATATGAGAAAATTTACACAAAAACAAAACACATGTTCCGACTATGTGTCGAAAAATATCACATACAACAAAATTGTACTTATGTCAACCTTTTAACCTATAAAATTATAGACAAATTTTCTTATATATGATACAATAAATATAAGTAAAAAATTACTATTGACTTTTTTACAAGTGTGTGTTATATTTTATATCTTTATCTTTCAGTTAGGGTATATTTTTTCTTGTATGTATAATAATATAAGAATCCTTAAATTGAATCATTTTTACAGGAGGGACAAATATGTATATGGTTGAGAAGAAAAAAAGACGATTAGATTTTTCTAAATTATCCGGAAGAAAATCAAAAGTCGTTTCTTCCGAAGAAGCGTTAAAAGATGTTACTCCTATAAACTGGTCAAAAGATGTTTTATCTGGAGATAAGAAAATAAATATTATTTCAAAAAATTAGTTTTAGGAGTACAAAAGATAATGTGTAAAATAGGCGATATTATTTTAGTTGACAATTATAAAGATAATGGATGTAATCTAAACAAACATTCATTTATTGTTATTGAAGACGAAAATGGTACTATTGAAGGTGTGCCATATGATTTTATTTGTAATGTCATGTCATCCTTTAAAAACGATGAACAAAAACTACGCAAATTAAGATATCCTGGGAATTTTCCAATTAGTCATAATGATACTGTAACAGATCCTCATAACACCAAAGATGGCTTTGTTAAAACAGATCAGTTATATTATTTTAAAAAGGATAATATAAATTTTAAAGTAATTGGGAATGTAATACCCGAGGTTCTTGATATGATATTTGATTTTATTGAGAATTCTGATTTTGAGTTTTCTCATATTATTGATAATTTATAATTTCATATATCATTATATAGATTAAGAGCAGTAACTACTACTGCTCTATTTTTGTGCTTGAAAACAATACTCGGTAAAATATTAGATATTCAAACGAGATTTTTGTATTGATGATATTATTATTTCTTGTGCTGTTAAAATTTTATTAGAGATACAATTTCATCTATAACGTCTTTTCTCGTTACAACTGATTTTGTTATTTCCATTGCTATTGTGCTTAATGCAGATAGAGAAGTTATACCTATCTTAGACGCTCCTGATTTTGTTGCGTCCCAAATAGACTTTGGTCTTATAGTATTTAAAAACTGGTGTCCATATGGAGTTATATTGTCTATTTCGCAAAACATCATTAATCTCCTTCCGGCATCACCCAAGTTTCCAGAAATATATCTCATTTCACGAAGATTGTACACTGTATACCAAATATCTTCTTCAAAATAAATATTTTCAAAATGTTCTTTTATCTGTTTAAGACTAATTCTTGTAAAATTTTGTTTTTCCAAGTCTACTTCTAATTCAGCTTCTAAATAGAGTAATACATCTCTAATACAATCTGGATTTAATTTCATGGTAATCTCCTTTCAGAATCGAGGTGTTAATATGTTTGACAATAATTTCGTTGATAATTATTTACAGCGTGAAGAAAAAGAAAATTATATTGTAAAGTGTTTAATCAACACGCTATATTGCGGCACTGATGTAAACCAATCTGAATGTTATTCAATTATAAAAAAGTTTAAAGAAAAAATTTTGGGCAATGTGGAGTTATAAGATAGCCGCTGTTCTTCTCCTCCTCTTGATCTTTGTCTGGCAGAGCCAAGTAGCAACATAAGAAAACAACAGTTTTTAAATATTAAAATGATTCAAAATTTTATTTGATTCTATCTCCATATCAATAGAGTGTAATAATTTTGAGTGCTCATCAGCCATTTTGGGAATATCATTAGATTCCACATAATCAGAAATATTTTTAATATAAATCATATATAACGGATTGAAATCCAAGAAATTAAAATCAAATTCCAAATTATATTTTTGTAAAGCTTTTCTATATCCTAAATAATAATAAAACTCATGTAATCCATTAAAAGACCCATCAATTTTTTCAAAACATTTTATCGCTGCTGTGTATGATTGAGACATAAGGGATTCTAAAGTAAGACAGCCGGCTCTGTAAATAACCTCTGATTCCTTGTTTACTAATTTACTATTGCAGCTTTTGATAATTTGAATCATTTCGATATATGCTGCATGATATTCTGAGTAAGAAGCCATTATATTAAGGAATACTTCATATTTTTTATCTCTATATTTTATTGAGTCCGCAAGATGAGTAAATTCATGGAATAATATAGATCTTGTCGAAACCTCCATATATTCATATATCTCCTTTTGAACATATAAGATATATTTTTGATTATACAAATCTATTGATTTAAATCTTGCGTGTGATGAATCATTTTTATCAAGAAGCTTTATCTCTTGTATTGGCGGAATGTTTTTAATTTCTTTACAGTATTCCAACCAACGTAATTTTGTCTCAAGTTTTATTTCTTCAGTAATCATTATTTTATCCTCCAAAGGCGGTGAATTAAATTTGAATTTTTTACAATTATTATATTATAGAATTCGGGCATTTTTACATTTTTCAAAATGCAGAATTATCATACTCTTATATTCATTAAATAAAAACAATTGTCATGAATTAAATAAAATGCAAAGTGACTTTAATAAGCGAATCGAAGATAATTTTGGTCATCAAGAAACTAATTATTCATACAAATATAAATTGGAGAAGCAACGTAAATCATGTGATGATTTAAAAAGGAAAATACATAAGTTAGAAACAGAAATGTTATAAGATACATCTCTATTTCTAACCAGCGTATTTCATCTCTCCTTATACCGTTACCATTTATATTTACAGTTTAAACATTCGTATGTTTTCCCAATGTTATTACTCAAGATACCAAACCCAAGTATCGAAGCAGCTCTTTTGGTTCCAGAAATTTTACGGATTTTTGTACTTCCACAAGTAGGACATTTAGGTACGTTGGTTTCTTCTTTTTTCTGTTTGCTTACGTTACTGTTTGAGTGGTTACGCCCCATACGGGCATTAAACATTTCTTCTGAAAATTGATTATTACCATATTTATTAGCCATATCTTCGACAAAAGAAAAAGCTTCCTTTTTCATCAATACGGATATCCATTCGTCCATTGTTAAATCAGTTTGCGCCATTGTGTTTCCACAATAATCACATTTTAAATAATACGGTGTTCCTTCGCTGAATTTGCCACATTTAGGACAAATTTCAACTTTTTCGGTATCTGTTAAATTACTATCTTTCATAAATTTAATAATTGGAAATCCGCAATTTGGACATAATTCAGCATACTGACTAACTTCATTTTTACATTCCGGACACACTACTAACATTTATTATACCTCTCATTCATTAATTATAACTAAAATTCTACCATACAAACTTCTAAAAGTACAGAGGCAGTACAAAAGCGATTTAAAGAAGTTGGTAGTTTATTTACTAGTTTTGACGAGCTGAGAAAGAAAACTTATAAAGGTTTTGATTCAATAAAAGAAATGCCAAATGCAATTCAAGATGTTTTTGGACGGAAATTCAGTATTGAAAATATTGGCACTGATGATGCGGTTAGTAAATTTACAATGGAACAACTCAAGGCAAAATCAGCCGCGTTAGGATTAAATGAAAGCTTGGCTACTCAAGTTATCTCTATGGCATCTGATGCAGATTTTGCAGCAAAAGCAGCTACAAAGCAATTAACATGGGGAAAAGCGATAGAAGATAACAAAATTGGCTCAGAAGAATTAACCGATGCATTAAAGAAACAGGGAAAATTATCAAAAGAACATTTAGATAAATTAGATCTTTTCAAGGATGATAAATCTAGTTCGGGCTATCGTAACAGCCTCCGAGGAATAATTAACGATATCGAAGGACTTTCTGATGAAATTATTGATCTCGGAGATGCCGGAGATATATTCTCCAAAAAATGGGGTGGAATTAAAGATATCGGAAAAGGAATTATAGCCACTTTCAAACCTTTACTTCCATATATTGGCGGCGCTATGGCTGCTATGGCTGCATTTACCGCATTTGATTATGCTACTCATGATTATACTCGTAAACTGGAAGGTTCTCAAAACGCAGCGGCTGAATATGCAGAAGCACAATCAGAATTAGACGGATTAAACTCAGAACTTGAAACAACACAACAAAAAATATCAGAATTAAAAGCACTTCAAGAAGATGGTGTGATTACCTTTGCTCAAGAAGTAGAATTACAAAAGCTTGAAAATACTAATGCGGAACTTGAAAGACAAATTGATTTACAAAAATCTCTAACAGATATAAAGAAGCAAGCTTCTGCTCAGGCTGCTATTGAAGCTTCTAAGGCAGAAAAATCTGCTATGGAAGAATCGGAAGAAGAATACGGTTCATTCTGGGGAAAAATCATAGGCGCAGCACAATACATTAGTCCTATGCCTACGGATCCAACATTAATTGACCCTATGAATCCAACTATGCCTGAAGCCCATAAACACAACCAGGAAGACACTACTGTTCAAGGAACAATTAAATCGAATATTAAATCTCTTAAAGAATACGAAGATCAACTTAAATCTGTACAAAACAAGTTAAAAGATGCACCAACAGATACCGGTTTAGTAAAACAACAAGAGGAATTATTATCAAAAATAGGCGATGTCAAACAATCGCTTTCTGATGAAGCGGAAATTCTACAGGGTTGGATTGATCAAAGCACTGATGCCGAAACAGGCACTCCTATAGATGGTATGAGTGACTATGTGGATTCATGGCGAAAATCCCTCTTAGAGATTCAGAACTTAGGGAAATCAACATCTGAAATTGATTTGAACAATTTAAAAAACTTCTTCTCTTCTTCCAAAGGTGATGGCATTGAAGAATATCTTACAAATGTTGTCAAATCTAGCAAAGATGCGAAATCTGCTCTTTCTGAATTCAAACGTCTTGGTTTAGACTTAGATAGCATCGGAGTTACGGAAAGCGGTCTTGTTAGGTATTTCGAAGACATCGCAAAAGCTGCCGAGGAAGCTGCCGAAGCAACAAAAAAGGTAAACAATAATCTTACGATAGATGATATTGGCAAAGCATTTGAAAGCAAAAATGCCGGTGATGATTATGTCGCAATGAGTGATTATCTCAAAAAAGCCAAAGAACTGTATGATCAAGGTCTTGTCGGTACTGATGATTTCAAAAGTGTTGCTGAAGCCATTAGCTATGGAATTGACTCTTCTGCCGATTCGTTTAAGGCTAATTACGATAAGCTTCAACGATATTTTACTAAGGATAGTGATGATAATTTAACTGGCGCAGGTATGAATAATTTCCTATCAGACCTTCAAGCTAAAGGACAAGAAATTGCACAGAATGATCCCGCCAGACAATATGCTTCTTCATGGGCTAAATGGGATGAAGAAGCTCAAAAGTGGACATTAGACATAGATAATACTGCCGAAGCTGCAAAAGAATTAGGTATAAGTGTTCAATCTATGGAAGCGATTTTAGGTCGTCTTAAAGATTATGATAATCTTGGTGAATTTAATTTCAAATCTGCAATTAAAGACTTTGATACTGCCAAAGAGTCTCTGACAGGACTTGACCAAATATTAGAGTCTATGAAATGGGGGCATAGAAAAAATGCCTTAAAGGAACAGGTAGAAAATTGGAAAGGTCAACTGGATACTTGGGAACAAGATTTATCTACTCTTGATACAGAAATTGTAGCAAAAATCAAACTTGAATATGATTTAGCTTCAATTCAAGCTGAAATTGATAAAGCAAGAGAACTTATCGAATCAGGTGATAATTCTTCTCAAAATCATGCAAAAGTAATTGCCGGCAATACAAACTACATTGAAACAGCCGAAGATGCAACAGGATTAAATACAGATGGAGTTACTATCCCTGTTCAGTATGAAACAAACCAAGAATCAATAGAAACATTAAAAGATCAACTTGCGGTTACTAGCGATGAAGGAACGAAAATTCGCATTCAGGCAGAGATAGAAAATTTACAAGAGGTTCAAAAAACAATCCTTGACTCATTTTCAGATACTCACCCTGAAATTACACCTGAAACAGATCCTAGTGTTGTAAATGAAGCATGGGCTGATTATTTTTCAAAACCTCAGAAGCTTGTCGTTGATGCTGAACTCAATGACAGCGAAGTGAGTAGTGTTCTGTCTGAATTGGCTTCTGGTAGTACAATTGAATTTACAGCGGATGTGTCTGGTGTTCAACAGAAAGTTCAGGCTGTTAAAGAAGAAGACGGTACTATTCGATATGTGGCAAATGTTAACGGTGTCGAGCAAGAAGTAACACCGCAGCTCGACAAAGATGGAATTGTTCATTTCAAACCCGATACATCAAGTGTCGAATCTACAGATGTAAATGTGAAAGGAACTGCTACTATTACTAGTGTAGACTCATCTGAAGTGAGTGTTCCTCCAGTTACAATTCCTTCAGTAGTCCAGCCACCAGTTCCTGTATTGCTCAATTATGCTTTAGGGGATCAAGTTCCTCCAAAAGATGAGACAGCTCTTGCTAATTATAAATTAGGTGATTCTCCAAAAACTGTCCCTGACGCATCTGGTACTGCAAACTTTTCATTGGGAAGCTATCCTACATCCCTCCCCGCAATAACACAAACTGTATATAGAGATTATGTTGATCGTGGAAAGGGTAAAATAAGCGGTACTGCAAAAGTTGACGGAACTATAGGCGGATTACATCCTATTCCAAAATTATCAAGTAGAGCACTTGCTATGGGGACACTGCAAGATACTTCTTGGCTTAAATCTAGTTGGAGAACAAAACAGAGTGAAGTTGCGCTTACCGGAGAAGTTGGTCAAGAAATTGTTGTCGACCCAAGAGTGAATAGATGGTGGACTGTTGGAGACAATGGTGCTGAATTTGCATCTATACCGTCTGGAGCCGTTGTTTTCAATGCAAAACAAAGTAAAGAGTTGCTTGAAAATGGATTTACAAATTCTCGTGCCAGACTAAATGGAACTGCATTTGCTGGCGGAGCTTCTGGTGGATTGCAATTTCAAGGTGGAGCCTCTCAGTACAATCCACCTAATTCTGGAGGTTCATCTAGCTCTTCTTCCGTAAATAATGCTGCAGATAATCTTTCAAAAGCAGCAACAGATACATCCGAAGCGGCTGAAAAATTATCCGAATCACTTTCTGATCAGATTGACTGGATTGAACGTGTATTTAAGGCAATGGAACGCCAGTTTGACCATCTGATGAGTCAAATGGAACGTATTGCTAAACTTCCAGACAAACAGATTAAGATGTACGAAGCTTTAGCAAAGAATCAAGAATATCTTTCTAATACTGCAACTGCTATCAATAAATATCGTGATCATCTTACAGGTTTAGAATCTCAGATGGGACTTGATCCACTGATCTATAATCAAATCAAAAATGGCTCATTTGATATTTCTGGATATGACGAAGAAACGAAAAAGCTGATTCAAATTTATCAAGATTACTATGATAAATTGGAAGTCTGTAATTCCCAGTACGATGAACTCCTTGAAAAACAGGATGAATTAGTTCAACAGGCTCTTGACAATGTTGAAGAATATTGGGAAATGATGAATAATCAGCAAGATACAGCCAACGGCTATCTTGAGAAACAGCGTGAACTTTGGGAAGAACTTGGTCATTCTGCTTATGGTAAAGAACAGGAATCTTCTATTAAGGAGTCAATTAAAAATCAGCAAGAATTGGCAGAAAGTACACAACAGCAAATTAAGGATTACGAAGCAGAAATATCTAAACTTATGTCGCAAGGATACATGTCCCAAGGATCTAAGGAATGGTATGAAGCACAGGCAAAACTTAATGAGTTGAAAGAATCTGCTATTGATGCACAAATCGGTTTAGTGGAACTTGAAGACGAGTTACGAAATCTGAAACTTACACGATTACAACATACCATTGATATGCTTGATCGTACTGCACAGAGATTAGAAAATGGAACAAGTCTCACAGAAGCCAAAGGAGATAAAGTCAGTGAAGCTGATCTCAAGAAACAACTTGACAATGCTAATGCTTTAATTCAGGCAAACTTTAACAAAAGACAAGAACTGGTAAAAGAACAAGGATTGTACGATGTTGGTTCCAAGCGGTATCAGGAAATTGCAGATGAAATTGCTAAACTTGATGATGAGATTTACAATGCAAGTGAAAATATTGAAGAACTCAAAAATAAAATCTGGGAAGTCAGATGGGAACCATTCTTTGAAGGACAAGAAGCCTTAAAAGACTTAATCACAGAAACCGATGATTTTAGAAGTATGCTTCATTCAGATGCATTTGTTGGACAAAGTGGCGGATTAACCATTGAAGGTATTACTAATCTCGCACTTATCTCTCAAGGTATGAATGCCGCAAAACAGCAGATCAAAAACTACAATGAAGCATTAAAGAAACTTGATGAAGATTTAAAGAACGGAAACATTTCAACAAGCGAATATAAAGAACGGCAAAAGGATTTCCTAGATTCTATTAGGGATTCTGTTGGTGTTGTTGAAGATTACAAGAATGAAATTGTTGACTTATATCGTAAGCAGTTAGAAGCAGAAAATGATATGGTTCAGAAATCAATCGAAAAGTATGACAAACTGCTTGATATTAAGAAAAAGAACGATGATTATTCTCGTAATCTTAAGAAACAGACAAAAGACATTAATGTGTTAAAAGCACAAATTGCTGCTTTAGACTCGGTAAATAACGAAGCAGCAAAAGCAGAGAAAAAGAGATTAGAAGCTCAATTAGCAGAAGCTCAAGATCAATTGCAACAGACACAGAAAGATCATGAGTATGAAGTTAGAAAAAATGGTTTTGAGGGTCTTTCTGAGGACTTAAATCAGTCGCTTGAAGATACTCTGAATGAAGTCACATATAATGCCGAAAAACAAGAACAAGTTATTTCTCAGATGTTGGGAAATATTGTTAATAATTATCAGCAAGCCTATGACAAAATTCAAAGTATTATTGCTGGCACAGGCTTTAAACCAAGTGGTGATTTTAATTCTAACATTGGAAACCTTGGTACAGCGGGAGGTGTACAAAATCAAGTACACGGAAGTATTACTACTGCCCCTAATTATAAACCAAATGATTTTACAAATGTAAACACTGGCGCTATCCAAAGTGGATCAGCACAAAGTAACAATGATAGAATCGAAGGAATTATTGGACAAGCTCCGAATACATCCAATCGACCTGTTGCCGAATTGAAACTTAATAAGACATCAGTGTCATTGGAAGAAGGTCAATCCACTTCTATTACTGCGAGTATACGACCTACTGATGCAAAAAATAAAAAGATTTCTTGGAAATCTTCTAATACACGAGTTGCTACTGTTAGTGGCGGAACAATCCGTGCTATCAAACCAGGATCTGCTCAAGTAACAGCATCTACTACTGATGGAAGTGGATTAAGCGTTTCAGTCGGAGTTACAGTCACAAAGAAACCAGAACCACCTAAACCACAACCGCCTCAGCAAAATAATACTGGTGGCGGAGATGGTATTCCAAGAGTCGGTGATAAGGTTAGATTCAATAGTGGAATGTATTTCAATGACTCATACGGAACAAACCCGGTTGGAAATCAACATCTTGGTGAGGAATTATATATCACATATATGAATCCAAACAGTCCGTACCCTATCCATCTAGGTACTCAATCAACTCCTGGATTTTACAGTGACCTTGGCTGGGTAAGACAAGATCAGATTAGTGGTTATGCTAAAGGAACGAAGAAAATCACAAATGCAATTGAACTTGCAAGAATTGATGAAGTTGGTAAAGAACTTAGGATAAAGCGTGGAAGTGACAATTATGCAACATTTGAATATGGTGATGCTATTGTTCCTAAGAAGCTAACAGACAATCTCTTTAGTCTTGCTGAAAATAAAAATGCGATTATGGAAGCTTCACTCCGAAGAAATGTCAGAGAAGATACTGGTAAAGGAACTACTATTAATCAACACTATGATAACTTAATTAATGTCGAAGGAAGTATCGACAAAGATACATATCCAGGCATTAAGAAGGTTATTCAGGAAACAACAAAATATTTTACACAAGAAGCACATAGATTAGGAATGCATAAGAAACTGTAATACTTCTGACAGCCAGAGAATGATTGATTCGAATCTGGCTGTCATAATTGTGGAAAACATACAATAATCAATGAGAATTTTTGTGTATATTTTTCGTGGATTTTTTCTATAATATATCGTATACTATTTGTAAGAAAACAATAGTTTTCTAATATTATTTGGTCGGGACTGTATATCGACCTTAACAAAAGGTACAGATTCAAATATTTTCCGCGACCCAGTAAGCGGCTAATAAAAGGCTGGGATTCAAATAAAGCATCCATATTGTTGGATGCTTTTGTTATACAAAGGAGAAAAATGAAATCGGGTAATTTTTATTATATAAAAGATACGTATTATTCTAAATTTGGAAATCACGGAGTAATGAAAGGGAAAGAAGAGGATGAAAACGGGAAACATGGCAGACCTTGCTTTTATTGTTTTGAGTATAATTTTTTTTATTGGATGATTCCAATATCTTCTCAGGTTGATAAATATAAATTATTATATGAAGAAAAAATTAAGCGATACCCTATATATGATGGAATAAAATTTGGTTATGTAAACGGAAAGAAACGAGCTTTTTTATTGCAAAATATATGCCCTGTTACAAAAAATTATATTGATAGTGAATATAGGATCGATAAAGACTCTATTCCTGTTAAGGTTAATCAGAATTTTGCAAAGCAATTAAATAGTGCTGCCAGGAAAATAATTAGATTATATAATAGTGGCACGAAAATAGTATTGACAGATTTAGATTATATAATTGATGAACTAAATTCCGAAATAGTATAATACTTTTTTAAATATATAACAAAAATAGGTATTAAAGAGAAGAAATAATATTCTGTACAAGCGTATATTTTATTCCTCCTTTTTAGTACCTATATATTTATAGTTGAAAAGAACAGAATCATATAGACGGTTGAGCCTTTTAGTGCAATTTAAGGCTAATAAAAAATTCAATTTAGTAACACAGAAATAGCCGCGTACTCATGGCGGTTATTTTTGTGTTTATTGTCGATGAAATTAACTATGTAAGTGGTAATTACTCCAATTACAATATCTGCAACAAGTTCGCAAATTATCACGTTGTATCACCCTCCTTTATTAGTAATGGTATCTATACACTAAACTGGATGCCACCATCCAGACGTGACTCAAACCGCCTACCATCTCTATCTAGCCTGAAATAAAAATGTTTGGTTCTGTTCTTTGCCAATATTATAATTGTATTAAGGCAGTTTGCCAAACAATATTGAATTTTTAGAGTCGAGGTCATGTGCCTTGGCTCTTTTATTATATCCAAATTTAAAAGAAAGTTGAGGTGAAAGAAAAAATGATTTTAGTATGTAAAGATTTTTCTTATGATGATAATTCATTATTAAAACAGAATTTATCATCTGTAAATTTTGATGATGACACTTCTCTCCCATCTACTATCAAGAGGGAAATGGAAGTAAGTGAGCTTAATCCATTTCGAAATGAAACTACCGGGTTCGGCATGAAATATACAGAAACGCTTACATTTGAAATTCATATTACAAAAAATTATGAAATAAACACTTCGCAGGAAGAGTTAGAATTCACTCCAGAGGAATATGAAATCATAGTTTCATGGCTCAGTTCTTCTAACAAAAATTCATGGATTACAGTGACTACACAAGGGAACGAAACTGTAAAATTGAAAGGCTACTTCTCTTCTATCACACCATATGAAAACTGGGGAATATGTTATGGTCTTAGATGTGAATTTAAATGTAATTCCCCATTTTCTTTTGTTGAAAAAACTGATCAGCAAATCATCACAAGAAACAAAAATTTTATGTTAGAAAATACAAGTAGTGAAAAATATGGATATGTTTACCCTATTATTAATATCCACCCTGTCGCAACAGAACAAATCTATTTTCATAATCTATCTGATAGCAAAATTCTTGAAACAGGAAATATATCACTTCAATCTTCTAATAAATTAACCCTAGAATTATTAAAAACAAAAATTGAAAATTATGCAAAAAATAATCGCTGTTCTTTAGACTATGTATACGGGAAAGACAAACAGGTTATGTCTATATGCAATGATACAGCAATCTTATTCTATTTAACAGACGCCTTTGGAGTCAAAAATAAGTATGGTGCTTATTATATAGAAAATGGTCAGTATTATATTTTTCAAGGCGGATTTTTCTATTGTAAAGTACAGCGTGATTTAGATTTGAAATTAGATTGTGGAAATCTTTCATTATATGATGAATTAAATAGACCAGTTGTATTTGAGCGAGTAGGTATAGAACATGAAGACAATATTTATTGGATTCGATTGCTGCATGGACATAATACGTTTCGAGTTTATGGAAATATGACATTGGATATTACATATTTTGAATCACGGAAAGGAGCATTGATTTAATTGCAATTTAAATATGATACATATGGCAATCGTGAACAGACTATTGTTTATCTCGCTACACCTAGCAGAATCATTTTATGTGCTCTAAATGGTATCGACTATTCTTCCGGGAACTTCGAGGGAAAATGTAATGATGTTTCAACAATATCTTTTGATGTAAATCAGTATGTTGAAACTTATACTGGACAACTTGTAGAATCAAATGCATATAATTGGCTGTCGAAATTTATGAAATTATATGTAACCGGAATTGGATGGTTTATTATGGATAGCCCGACAACTCATGGAACAGGTACAAAAGAATACAAAACAGTCACTGCTCAATCTGTTCAAAGCGAATATGCACAGATTCCACTTGATGGTTGGAAAGTAAATTGCGGTACAACTGACTCACTTGAAATGTTGGTAGACGGCAACGTAGAAGAAATCGAAGGCGTTGAATTCGCAAAAGAGCAAATAAAGTTTTACAATGAAAAAAATCACCAGCTAAGTTTAGTTAATATTCTAGTTGAAAAAGTTCCCGGTTGGAAAGTTGGTTATGTCGATAATATTCCTAAAGAATACAAGACAATTGAAAATGGTGAAGTTATTACAAAATCTATTTATCTAAAAGATGAAATAGGAAAATTTGATCTTGACTATTCAGATGTGTACAGCTTTATTACTCAAGAATTTGAGAAATTTTTTAATTGCATCGTAGAATTTGATTATGAAAATCTTATTGTTAATTTCTATCGTGTTGAAAATTTTGGCAAAAATACAAATATCACGATTGGATTTCGCAATGTGGAAAACTCAAATGAAGTCACAATAGATGAAGAAAACATCTTTACAAAAGTTCGTGTTTCCGGAGCAAATGACTTAGGAATTGAGCAGTGTAATGGCGGAAGTAACTATTTATTTTATTTGGATAGATTTTGGTTGAACAATAAATTTTTAAGCGATCCCACAATTGAAAAATATAAGAGATGGGAAACATTTTGTGTACAGGCACGAATTGATTATACCGCTCTATCTAAAGAATGGAATATTCAACAAGATAAAATTTCTGAATTGTACATTCGTATACCAACTGGTGATTGCGACCCAGATAAATGGGATAAACTTTCAGATACAGAATTGCTTACTTTGAAAAAAGACTATGAAGCACAGAAATTAGGATATGAAAAACTCTACGTTGATGAAGAAGGAAATTTTGATATAAATGCTCTTAATGCATCTCCGGACGCAAATATCTACCATCAAATCGTTGATACAATTCTCCCAAATATTCAGATAGAAATAGATAACAGAAAATTGCCAACATCTGAAGGTGAAAAAGATTTTATCGAAGAATATCTTACGAATTGGAAATACTATGGAATCAATGAGTTGGAGATAAAATTAAAATCCTATCAAGACCAAGCTAAATTGCTCTCCAAAAGTCACTATGATTTAACGTGGGAAAGGTATCAGGAATTATCAAAACAAGATCCCGAAAAATATCCTGCGTTGACAGAAGATGGATTTAAGAATAAACATAATATTTATGAAAAAAATGCTTATCAAATGGACGAGAACAACAAAGATTCCTGCGCTGCCGCTCTCAAAGCACGAAGAGATGAAGTAAAAAAAGAAGAAGAAAAACAAAAAGAAATTTCTAAAAAAAGGACTGCATTATCACAAAAAATGTCACTTGAAACATGGTCAGATGACACATTAGGTGGCTTCTCAAAAGAAGAACTGTCAGAACTATATCACATCACAAAGCAAACCCCTTATACAAATGAAAATATTTTCACAACCAATCAAGATTCGTTGACGGATATTGTAACAACGCAAAGTGAATTATGTCGTGTGGCACTTGAAGAATTGCAGACATATTCCATCCCACAAACAATTTATTCGACATCTTTAGACAATCTTATTTCCGCAAGCGGTATGGAATTACATGCAGAAACTCTTGATTATGGAAGCTTCATTTGGCTTGGATTAAGAGATGATTATTATGTTAAATTACGAGTCATGTCTATTTCCTATAATCCTTTTCTCTTTGATAATAATTTTTCTCTTTCATTTTCAAATATGATTAAATCCACTTCAAATAGAGATGACTTTATGCAAATCCTTGGGTCAAGTTCTAATCTTGGCGGAGAGAGTTCACGAAATAATGTTTCCGGTAATCTTCAACTATCAGATGATAATATATATGAAATTTTAAATAAATTACTTCAATCTTCTGCTTTTAATAATAAAGTTCAAAATATTGTAAACGGATCCGGAGGAAGCATCATCGGGGGTACAGGCGGTAACTATATCACACCAGGTACTCTTGAAGCTGAAATGATTAAATGTATTGATATTCATGCCGAAAATGGTTTCTTTCAATATTTACAGGCGGAATTAATTTCTGTTGGGAAAATTGTTGCGGAGTCTGGAGATTTTAAAAAACTTCAAGCCAAAGTTGGTAATATTGATGACTTGTTGGCAGGCAATGTATCCGCAGAACTTGGTCATATTATCAAATTGACAGCAGACAATGTAATTATTGACGAAGCAGTAATTCGTCAGTTGATTGCGTCACAAATCACAGTATCAATGCTAAAAGCCGGAACGATTAATGCAGATAAATTTAATATTGAATCTGAAGATGGTGGAATGACTATTGCAGGAAATACAATGCAATTTAAAGATCAAAATGGTGTAGTACGCATTCAAATAGGTAGAGATACAAATAATAATTTCACTTTCTGTTTATATGATAAAACCGGAAAAGGAGTTCTTATTGATTCTACTGGAATTAAAGATTCTGCGATTAGCGATGGGCTTATTAAAAACGATATGATTGCCAATGGGGCTATTACTGAAAATAAAATTGATAAAAACGGAATGACTGAATGGACTGATGATAATGGTAATAAAATTTTTGATGTGTCCAACATGTATTATGGCAAAGACAAATTTTCTGTTTCATATACACAAACCATTGAAAAAATAGAAACACTTGAAAATAAAATAGGAAATATCGAATTAATGGGAGAACAAATTTTTAAAGAAATAAATAACGAAATATCTCCATCCTCTATCACATTAACTGCTGTTTGCAGAAATGGTGCAAAGATAGGGAAATGGTATATTGATGGAATAGAAAACAGCAATTTTGTTTCAGAAGACAAAAGCTCAATTATAATTCCATCGTCATTTATGGTAGGAAAGACTTCTTCGACCATTAAAGTTGAAAATGATACAGGCGAAATATTTGATTTACATAGTATATACTTATTATCTGATGTGAAAGGAGAGTCAGGTCAGGCTGCAATTTCAGTCGTAATTTCAAGTGAACATGGAACAATTTTCAACGAGAACACATCAATAAGAAATACAATTTGTACATGTACTGTATATGAAGGTGTTAAAGAAATAACTCCAAAATCTTATGCATGGAAAATTATAAATAATGATTCAAATAATTGGGAAGTAATTGGCAGCAACAAAACCGTTGAAGTAAGCATTGACAAATTGGTTGTTAGAAGACGCTTAAAATGTGACGTAGACATAGATATTTAGAATTTGTGTCTACGTTTTCTTATAAAAGGGGGTGAAATTTTTGGTTTTTAGTAGCAATGAACTTGATTTTTTAATTTTACAAAATGGCGAGAATGGTATACCTGGCGAATCGAAGTATGTATGGGTAAAATACTCAAATAGCCCAGATGGTGCAGATTTGACAGATAGCCCAGATAATTGTGCTTACATCGGAATTGCTTATAATAAAGATACCATTGAAGAATCAAATAATCCCAAAGATTATACATGGACAAAAATGAAAGGTGATAACGGACTCGATGCCTATACCGTTATTTTAAGTAACGAGAACATCTCCTTTCCAATTAGATACGACACACTTACTATATCTGATAGAAAAGAATACATCTGCGATATAATGGTTATGCAAGGCACAAAAGAACGCAGTGATTTTATAATTGGAGAAATCACTCCTATAAATGGATTGAATATCAAAAAAAATGATAAATCTGTTACTATTTCTGTTGAAAAAGGAACTCTTCTATCACAAAAGACTGGCGAAATTAGAATCCCTGTTTCAATAGATGGTCTTATATTTTTTAAAAATATATCTTGGAATTTGTTTGAGGAAGGAAAACCGGGAGTAAATGGTGAACCATCTTTAAATATTTCTATTGCAAATGAAAACCAGAATATACCGTGTACATCAGACGGAAAGACTATAGATAATTTTTTAATTGAGATTCCATTTGCAGGATATGTTGGTTTTGACAAATTTCCTTGTAGTGTTTCTGTCGGAGTATTACCTTCAGGAATCACACTTGGATCAAATGAAAATGCAACCGATAAAAAAGATGGTCGTATAATTTTAAACGTTGCAAAAGGAAGTAATTTAGGAAGTGATCAAACTGTATCTGGTCAGATATTACTTACATTTACAATCAAAGAAAGAGAAATTGTCAAAGTTTTTACGTGGTCAAAGACAAAAGATGGCGGAGATGGAAATATCGATTTATATTCTATTGAACCATCTGTTTTAGTAATTACTCGAAAGCTAGATGGAAGCTTGGATCCAACCACCATTACATTTAATTCATGGGTTAGAAATTCTAAAAGTGTAAATTTGAGTCCATATGAAGGGCTTTTTATTATAGAAGAAACTGTAGACGGGGCTGTATATAATAGTAAATATATTTCAGAATCAGCGGAGTCATCTGTGGTCTACACTCCAACTACACAAGAAATTACCGCGATTAGGTGTACTATCTGTAAAAAAGATAATATTACTTCTACACTGGATAGACAAACTATAATTGTACTAACTGCATTAGATGAGGTCAACAACTCTATCACAGAAATAAAAAATACTGTTTCAGGTGTGTCAACTAAAGTAGATGCAGTTGAAAAATCCATTACCGATAAAGTATGGCAAGATGACATTACGACACAAATCAATAATTATGATAACTCAACTATCAAAACACTGAGATCACAAGTTGCTGAACAAAAGACTGAAATAGGTAGAATAACTTCCGAAGTAAGTGATGTAAAAACAACGGTAGAGAAAAAAGCAGACGGATCAACAGTTAAGTCTCTTGAAGAACGAGTCGCTAAAAATGAACAGACAGCCGAAGGATTTAAGCAGCATGTAGAAAAAACATATGCAACAAATGATAAAGTAGATAGTATTGAATCTACATTTAATCAAACAGCCGAAGAAATCAGAGGAACTGTTACTAATCTTCAAGGAGATGTCTCTAACGTATCACAGAAAGTGAATGAATTTGGAGTTACTGTTGAAAATGTAAAAGGTGAAATTGCGGATTTATCAGTAAAGGCTGATAAAGTCGAATTAAGTGTTGCTAAGAAAAAAGATGTGCCACTCATTTCTGTAAGATATATCAGAGATTGGTTGAACGGAAGTAATATGGATACTGAAAACAAATGGATGGAATGTAAAGTAATCGTAGGTGTAGATAATATTGCGTTGAATATTATTCCTACATCTGATGTCGATATAACAAATCCTTCTTATTATACAGATGGTTTATTAACGGATAATCAATACACCACCACTTCTACTGGCGATCATTATTTGCAGTTAGATCTAGGAAAGATACACAAGGATATTGATTACATACAAATTTGGCACGACTACTCATCGGAGAAATATTTTAATAACAAAGTAGAAGTCTCAGAAGACGGTAATTCGTGGTATACACTATATGACAGTCAATTACAAGGGGCATATAAGGAATCAGAAAATGGAAAGAGACATTATGTAAATAATTCTGATTATCTTACGGATCAACTTGCAAAAATTGATATTGATATAAATAAGGTATCAGCATCTGTTGCTAACGCTGAAGGGAAAATTTCTGAAATGGCAGTAAAACAAAATGAAGTTGAGCTGCGTGTTAGTGATACAGAAAAAGACATTACTGATATTGTAGGTAATATGCTACCTGATATAGAAAATCAAATTTCTGCAAATCAGTCCGCTTTAGAGGTTGCTTTAGAGTCTATCAAATCAACAGTTACAAAGCTTGAAGGCGATGTGGTAAAACAATCACAAGAAATTCAAGATGCGAATGGATGGAAGTTCATATTCTCTTCTATTGGAGTTAAAGGTGAAGGAATTCCAGAACAAGAAACAGCAATTAGTATTAATGGTGATGGATTATCTGTAACTCGTTTAGAAGACAAGGGATATAAGACAGTTATCACAGGCGATGAGTTTGGTGGATACTACAACAATGGACAAGACTGGGTAAAAGTGTTTTCTTTGGACGAAGACATGGTTCGCACCAAACGATTGATGGCTGAACGTGGTTGCGATTTTATGAGCTTGAAAATAGTTCCTGTTGACTACTCTTCTATGGGTGTCAAGGGACTGGCATTTGTCAAATCAGGTGGAAATTCTTAAAACTAAATATAATTATTAAACGAAAATGGACTGATAGTGTATCAGTTCTTTTTTATTTGGAGGTGATTTAATGCCTTATGAGGCAAGAGTTATACAGAGCCATACTTCTAATGGTTCTGTTGCAAATAGTTCTAATGTGACTGTTACTTTTCAAATCAGAAGAACTGATTATGCTATGATTGGATACAATTACGAAGGCAACGCTTATTGGAGAATCAGTTGTGATGGGCAAAGTACCGGGAATAAATATTTTACTTTTGATTGGAATTACCATCCACAAAATCAATGGTGGACTGTTGGTAGTCATACATTTACAGTTGCACATAATGGAGATGGTAGTAAGCACATAGGTTTTGATGGTTATTATTATACAGGTATCTCCCCGTCTGATTTAGGCGCAAGTGGAAGTGCTACCTTAACCAAAATTCCACGATATGCAAATATTACAAGTTTTAAAAATACAGCAACAACAGTAAATAACGCAACATTCTATTGGACAGCGGATTCAAATTGTGACGTATTACAGTATTCTTTAAACAACGGATCAACATGGAGTAATGCATCAGGGAGTACATTTTCCATATCTGGTCTGTCTCCAGGAACAAGCTATAATATCAAAATCAAAGTCAGAAGAGCTGATTCCGGATTATATACTACATCGAATAGTATTTCTTTTACTACGAAATCAATTGCTCGAATTTCCAATTCATCATTAAGTATGAATATTGGTGGCAGTTTATCTCTCTCATTTTCTAACTATGGAAATAATAAATCATTTTTAAGATTTTATGCTCAGAAAACAGATGGAAATTGGCAACAAATAGCTACTGTATCCAATATCCAAGCTTCGTCGTATTCATGGAATTTATCAAGCTACTCTTCCACTTTATATTCTCTTTGTCCTAACTCTAATTCATTAAAAATTAAAGTTATATGCGGAGTTTCTTTGAACGGAAAGGAATATACAAATACTGTTTCAGGCACTGCAAAAGTAACAAATAGTAATCCTGCGTTTTCTAACTTTACCTTTCAAAATACAGATTCCAAAACAGTAAGTATGGTCGGGAATGCACAAAATATGATTTCTCTTTTTGGAAATTTAAGAATTACAATCACAAGTGCAAATAAAGCAGTTGCTAAAAATAGCGCAACAATGAAATATTACAATATTGTTGTAAGTTCGGGTAATACAGTAGTATCCAAAAAATCGAATTACTCTTTGAGCGATATAAATGTGGACATAGGTAGTTTACAATCAGCGGGGACATATACCATTCGAATCGATGCTGTAGATAGTCGTGGTAATGCAAGTGCAGTGGTTTCTAAAACTTTCGTCGTATACCCATATCACACTCCAGCTATTTCTGCTAGTATTGATCGTTTGAATGGATTTGAAGCGGAAACATCTTTAAAGCTTACATCATTAATTTCAAAAATTAATATTGCAGGAGTAAATAAAAATAGTATACAAAATCTGCAATATCGATATGCTGAATCTGGCAAACCATTCCCAGAAACTTATACACAACTAAATAATTACACAACATCTGAGTCTGGCGAAGATTTTGTTATTACTATCAATGAACCACAATTTTTAACATTAGATATTAATAAAACATATACCTTTGAATTTAAGGTTTCAGACAAGGTAACGTCTTATACAATTAGCCCTAATGCAAACCAAGGTGTGTCTGCAATGAATATTATGGATAACGGTAATATTCTTATGGGGGTAACACCCGACGAAAGAAACGTGAAGGACACAAAAGCTAATCTGTTAGTACAGAAAGATATTAAGTCTAAAGGTAGATATGTTATGGAGCAAATTGATAAACGTGCTTCTCTTGATGCTTCGGATGGTGGAATAGAGATTCCGGCTGGTGCGGATTTGAATAATTACAAGACGATAGGTAATTATTACTGCCCAATGAATACAACAGTTAAGACACTGAAAAATTGCCCGACTAATTATGCATTTACAATGGAAGTAAAGTATGGAACCGGTAATGATTATCCTAAACAAATAATCTATGAATATTTTGGTGGAGGATTTGAAAGGTATTTTGAGAGTGTTGGCTCAAAAGCATGGAAACCGTGGGGGTCAAGGTTTAATTCAAATAATTCATTTACAGTTTTAAGCAATGCTGTTAAAAGTTTATATTTGCTTATGCATCCAGTTGGATCTATTGTTATGACTACTAGCAACAGTAATCCTGGCGATACATTTGGAGGCACATGGCAATCATGGGGTTCTGGAAGGGTTCCGGTTGGCGTAGATACAAATCAAACAGAGTTTAACTCATCGAATAAAACAGGCGGTAGCAAAACAGTTTCTCACCATCATACAAGAGGATCGTTAGTTGCCAATATTGGTGCGGTTGACAATGATACAACTTCTATTGGTTATGATGCGACTGATAAGAGCGGTGTATTGTATGATTACGCCTTTAGTCATGGAAATTTAAAGACTAACATACCAGCTAGTCGTGTAAATCATGCCACATCGGTTTCTGGTTTAACTGCCGATACGCAAGTAACAAATTTGCAACCATACGTCACATGCTATATGTGGAGACGGACAGCCTAATAGAAATGGAGATTATGATTATGCAATATTTAAAAATTGGTGAAAAAGAAAATTTAGAATTAAATATTAATTATATAGAAGAGAATACATGTGTCTTTACTTTTGATAAGTATTCGTACGAAACGATTAAAAATTATTTTGCAGATAAGGTTTTAGATAAATTTTCAATTATAGATGAAAATAAGACTATTTCATATACGGTTGAAATGAAATTAAAAAATATCATATTAGAGAATCAGACAGATAAAAATTTTGATGTAATTACTGTTTGCTTTGAAAAACTACAAGTGGATGACCGTGTTGCTGTTTTAGAAAAAACAGTTCAAGAATTAACCAGTATGCTAGAAAATTTACAACAAAAAGTAGTAATGAGATAAAAAACTATATGTAATAATAAGTGCGGTTTTAATGCTGCACTTATTTATCATAGATAAGGAGGGTTTTATGATTACATTAAATAAAATCGGTGATTATCACAATCGTCAAGTCCTAGAGATTGAATGTTTGAAAGCAGATGAAAAACCTATTGGAACTATTGACGGTTTGGTAATTACAAATGGAAGCAAGCTACATGAGCTAGACGGAAGTACATATGAATATGACGAGCAGAACAAAACGTGGGTATTACAGCCAAAGTCTTCTGGCGGCGCAGACGGAAGAGAAGTCGAATTACAGAAGACACAAACACATATTCAGTGGCGATATGTTGGTACAGAAGAATGGTTTGATTTAGTATCATTAGATGAAATTTCTTTTAAACATTCTGATTTTACTCCAGAACAGTTACAAGCATTAAAAGGTGCAAAGGGAGATAAAGGAAATCCAGGAACAAATGGTACTAATGGTAAAGACGGTTTATCAATTAAATCAACCCAAATCGATGACTCTGGACATTTGATTTTAACTTTTAGTGACGAATCTACAAAAGACGTTGGAAAGGTGACTGGTGAAAACGGAGCACCGGGTAAAAACGGCGTATCTCCTACTGTTGAAGTTTCCAAGTCTGGAAAGACAACTACAATCACTATTAAAGATTCAGCTGGTACAAAAACAGCACAAATCGCAGATGGAGCTGATGGTCAATCAGCAATTGCACCTAGAGTAAAAGTTAAAGAAGGCGATGTGACTATTCAACCGAATACACTCACTATTATCGAGAACACAGATAAAGGATATGTATCTACAATGAATATTACACTTGCCCCAATTACAAATGAAAATATCGCTAATGAATATCATTTCTTTTTCAAGTCTTCTACAGATCCAAGTGTGAAAACTACTCTCTCACTTCCTCAAACTGTTATGTCAGATTTGACGTCTATCGAAAATAATAATATTTACGAAATAAGTATTATGGAAAATTGTCTTTCTTATGCTAATTGGATGGTGGTTTAAAAAATGATTAGAAGAAGAACAATTACAAGTTATGTTTGGAATTCTGTATCTGGGAATAAAATGGTCATTTTATCGAATTGCATTAGAAATTTCTTTCGGAAATTTGAATTACTCGGTAATAGTGTGCAGGGAGAGAATCCAGCGCCGGAGAATCCGCAGGAGATTAAATCAGCAGGACGGAAAAGTAAGAATCTGTTAATAGAAAATATATCTGTTTTTACAGTACAGGATAACATTGCATACATACCTTTGCCGGAAGGACACGAAACAAAGCCGTATACTATGCTGATACAGAAAAAACCGGGTGAAAACGATGACGTAGGATTTACTTGCGGATTTTATGACAAATCAAATATGACCGCTACTTATAGTGCACCGTGCTTACAAGCTGGAAATCTTGTAACGGGAAACGGTATTGTCAATTCTAAAATCGGTGTTAATCATTTTGTATGCTTTTCTCCGGCTGATTCGAGGTTTTTTGATATATACAATGTCATGTATGCAGAGGGGAAAGAAACTACATTAGATTATGAGCCTTACGGATACTTGCTTGATGTGAAAGTGACTGGAAAGAATCTACTTGATATGGCTGATATACAAAATGAAAACGGGAAAATAGACTCCGATTTTAGGAAAGCTAAAAGCATAAATCCGTTTAAAGTTATTAAAGACAGAAAATATTTATTGATTTCCAAAGGAACTATGATTGTGGATGTTAGATATTCTTCAATTTATTTCGGGGAAAATGATCTTGCATATAGACAAGATAGTAGCAGAAAACTTACAACAGGCACTGGTTATAGTTGCTTTATCGGCACAGAAACAAGAAAAATATTAGTGGCAAAAGAAACTTGTACAATAACAAAAACAATGATGCACGGAACTATAACGGAGAAAGATGCATACGAAGTGGAAGAACTCGGTTTATTTGAAATCATTAACGATAACCCGAACATCGATTACGCGCCTTACACCGAACAATTCGCAAAAATAGTCCTAAATGAGCCATTGAGAGGTGTTGGAGAGTACAAGGATGTGCTGACGAAAGATGGGGTTGTGAGGAAGATTAAGAGGATTGTGTTTGATGAAAATACACCGTTTAAAGAATATAATGCACCGGTACAAGTTAAAACAACATCTTTTATAAGCGGAACAGCAATAAAAGACGCAACCGGCGAAACTGGTATCGAAGTGATGTCAGATAGATTTAAGGCAAAAGATAGAGGTTTTGACAGATACGATGAAGAGTGCATAACTTTGTTTGGCAAGAATATATTTGTAAGATTTAATAAGGATAAAAATATAAATACTGCGGAAGCGCTGACAGAATGGTTAAAACAAAACCCGCTTACAGTAGACTATGTCCTAGCCGAGCCAGTAACAGAACCCCTCCCGGAATCCGTACAACAGCAATTACAAGCCCTGCGCACCGAGAACGGAGTGACGCATGTATTTGTAGACAGCGGAGAAGTTGTGGCGGGAATCAATATTGAATATAAATATAAATCGTAAAGGAGGAAAGATTATGTCGTCTTATGGAAAAATATTAGACGGAAGATTGACTTTGCAGTATGGAGTTGTTAATTACGAGGGTAAAAATATTATCAATCCATCAGATGAAATCTTACGTAAATTAGGATGGTATCCTGTCAAATCAGACGTACAACTTCCGCCAAAGGAAGGTTTTATGATTATAGAATCATATATGTTGGTCGAAGAACAAGTTACAGATGAGGGCACTATCCCATCTCACATCTTAATTAAATATGCTTATGAAGCATTGCCACCTGTTGAACCACAGCCAACATTACAAGATCAAATCGATGAATTAAAGAAAAGACAAGAAGTGTCCGATAATGCACTTCAAGATTTAATATTAAACACAATGCAATTATAAAGGAGGAAGTTTATC